CGGTGCCAAGATTGGTTCGTCCGGCTACGGTGCCAAGATTGGCTCGTCCGGCAACTATGCCCAGATAGGATCATCCGGCAACTATGCCAAGATAGACAGCACAGGCGAAGGCTGTGTCATCATGTGCGCAGGTATTAACTCTGTAGCAAAAGCCTCAAAAGGATCATGGATAACATTATCCGAATGGTCTTATTCTGATAAAAAGAAAAGATATATCCCCGTTTGCGTAAAAACGGAATTTGTTGATGGAGAGAAGATCAAAGCGGATACATATTACAGTTTGAAAGGGGGAGTTTTTGTGGAAAGTGTCAATAATTAAGAGGAGGTATTATATATGAAATGGGTGATAATAAAAGGGGTTAGATATCCTATCTCCGTGGTGTCAGCCTTCGCTGCGTATTACGGGGATAATCCCTTTTTGAAGATAAGGATAAGAAACAAATATCACATAATTTATTTTGATAATATGGATTATCTGAATATTCAGATAAGGTATTTGATTAACAACTATCCTGACTTCGTGCAGATAGGGAATTGGTATATATCCAAGAAGCAGGTGATGTCGTGGGCACCCAAGGGGCAGGCCGTGGACGGGTCGGGCTGGGTCATATCCTTTTACCTGTTTTTTGGCTTGGAGAACAGTACTCAAATTAAGTTCGACAAGGAAGAGGAGTATCAAAGAGCTTTAGATTGTTTAAATGAGAAGTTCAATGTAATATTATGAGTTGTATCATGAAAACCATGATACTTAGAGGAGTATTGAGATTGATAGTGATCAAGGCAAATGATGTTGTTTAATTTAAAAAAAAATAAATTGTTATGAAAATAAAAGAGCATTTATCAGTTTATCTAGAGAGTGGATATCTTTTTGACGATATGTCAGGAAGATTAAAGTGGTTTGAGATTGATAAGATCTTGATCAGTTTTACATATGGAGTAGTTAGATATGTAGGAACATGGGGAGGATGTAGGGCTGAGAAGACATTAGATGGGAAATTATTTTATTCGTCCGAAGAATGTTTTAAAAAGGGTAAGAGCATCCCTAAGACAAAACTATCAATATATGATGTTTTTAAGTCATTATATGGATTCGCTCCAATAGGTGATGTGTGGAAATACAAAAACGGAAGAGCTGTCAAGGGTGAGTTGGAATGTTTTGATGTTGAAATAGATAATAAAGGAAAAATTTATTGTAAGGAAACATATTACAGAACATGTGAAGATGTGTATAAATTCAATGACTTAACTGTAGTTGACAAGAATGGAGACATGAGATTAGTAAAATCTTCAAAAAGTAAATTAATGCTTACTAATGATCAATTAGATGTTGTGGAGAGAATGAAAGGCATCATTGATGACATGGTTAGGTTAAAGATGATTATGTATATTGATCAAGACTATAATCTTTGTTTTCTGCCGGGAGATAAAATAGAAGATTTGACAATGGATGAGACAGATGGATTTGTGGATACCACCGGTATAGTGACATCTATAAAATCTAAGGATGTAGTGGAGTTTTATGTAGAAAACCCATTCGTAAAGATAAAGGATGAGTAATATCTGAATCTGGATTGTGGTGGTTCGTGAGAATAGCCACAATCATATCTCTAAACGTGAACATAAGGAGGTACGTATGTCATTCGATTGGCATTAGGGATCTAATTATATTAAAAGAGGAGGGATTATGAAAAAGATTGTATTAAAACTGTATGAGTTTGATGAGCTGTCAAAAGATTCACAAGAAAGGGTCATAGAGCGTGAGCGCTGGAATATAATGGATTGTTGCATGGAAGCTTATGGTGCTGATTATATAAGCACCATGAAGTCTTTTGGGGATCTGACAAATACTGAGGCTTATGATTGGGAAGTTGGATATACGAGGTATGATTTTAGATTCAAATTCAAGTACAATGATCCTATATGCTGTCATCCAACTGATTATGATAAGGATATATATCCTAATAACTTATGTGGCAAATTACTGTTCAGGTATATCAACAACAACATTATGCCACGTATTATCAAGGGCAGGTATTTCTCCACGTCAGGTAAATATATTGATGGGAAATACAAATACAAGCACAAATATAGTAGGGTGATGTTTGACTATGGGAATAATTGCCCATTGACAGGGATGTGTTATGATTTATATATCTTGAAACCGATAATTGATTACTACGACGCATGGTGTACTTATCCGGAAGATTTTTCTTTGGAGGATTTGATAGAACAATGTTATGATAACTTCTTCAATTCATGGCATGAAGAGTACGAGTATTGGGCGGATAATGAAGACGCTATATGTGAGGAGCTTCGTAATAATAATCAACTTTATTATGAAAATGGAGATGTTTATGTTGGATCATTAAATGAAATAGCATGAAAACACAAGAAGAATATGCCCGTGAGATTAACGAGATTGTTCTCCATAATGTAGAAAGTCATCAGAGTGATTGGTTTGAGATCGATAGAGAGATATTTATGCAGCCAGAGAATAAGGACAGGACATTCATCTTAGGAACTCGTAAGACCGGATGTGATATAATTATACTTGGTGGCACTAATTGTAATGAAAGCAGTATGAATTGGCTTTTTGGGAGTCTTGGCAATGAAAACTTCTATGTATGTCAGCCTCTTGCTCCTTTGGGATCGTCTCGAGAAATTAAGAAGGTAAATCCTTTGTATGCTTTCAAGGTGGCTGCTGCTTATTTCAAAAATAAAGGAATGGTGCCAGTATTTGAAAATTCATGTTGTAGATTAATGAAGCTATGAATATAGAGTTGATAATATACAGACTTCCAGTTTATTGGGCTTGTGCTCTGATAAATGGTGATTATACTGGTTTATCAGATGAAGAAGAAAGGGAAATCAATAATTTCCTGAAACAAGCGGAAGGTAGTCCTGTAGATGTGGATTGGGAAACACAAGGATTCTACCGTTGTAATGACGCAGGAACACTCCCCGGAGAATGTGCGGATTTTATTTTCCACAAGTATAATGATTAAACTAAAACGATATGGAAACTGCAAACAAACTGATTTAAATAACATTATTCGATAATAAAAAAACTTAACTGATATGAATAATTCAATGGTAGCTCATTTATGGGCGAACGAAAAGAAAGAATCTGCAAATGGTAGTAATTTCTTCTTTGAAGGTGAAAGTATTTATTCTTATGGCTATCACTTTGAGGCCGGAAGAATCGTAAGAAATAAGCGTGGGGAAAAGGCGTATTTGCTTAACAATGAATATTATTCTACTTCCACCAGTGCGCATCAGGGATATATTTACGGTGCAATACCTACTGGTTCAAAGGTATTTAGCGTTGGATATAATATGTCAAATACTGGTAATATGGCATTTGTCACCAGTCAATTGGAATCCATTAAAGACGCTATTGAAAAATATAAAAAAGCCAGAACTGAATTACCTTATCAGAATGTTTGGGGAGCTTTTAGAAATCTGATGGGTTATATTGAGTTCTTCGATATGGGAACTCCCAAACGTCTTCTTAAGAAGAGCGCAAACGAATGGCTTGGAACTAACCATGAATTATCACGGGAATCAGATAAGATTAAACGTGAACATGTCCGTGAATTGAAACGTATTTTCCAGATATTGTTGAATCATCAAGTACTGGAAGTCCTTGGAACCGTTAATGTGGTTGTGGATGAAGTTTGTGGTGAAGGAACATGGGCTAAATATACGATCAGATACCAAAGATGGACGGAAGGTTGTGAAAAGAGAGAGGCTATAGCCCTTGAAAAGGCAAGGAAAGAGGAAGAGGTTCGTAACAAAACATTGGAAGAACGGATACAGATGTGGAAGTCTGGCGAGATTTCCCAGTTGAGTTATTATTGTTGGTTTGAGAATGATCAGCCGAACGTATGGTTGCGTATTAAGAATGGAAAAATCGAAACCAGTAAGGGTATCAAAGTAGAACAAACTGAAGCTAAAAGACTTTGGGGATTGATTAAAGTGTTCCATGATGGTGGTCAGTTCAAACGCGATTTGGTATTGGATGTAAACGGTCACAGATGGGCGTTCAATCGTTATGAAAACGATATACTGACTGCCGGATGTCACCGGATAGCGTATAGTGAGATGGAAGGTGTTGCGAGACAATTAGGATGGGATTAAACAGCTATCAAGTAACATTTGAGAGCTGTGGCGATCACTATCAGATTTACGGGAGAGACATCCAAGATGTCATGGGCGGCGTTACCGGTGGAGCCGGCGTGTATGGATAAGGCGGTCGGGGAAGCGGGGCGTCCGCTCATGCTTTGTGGTGCAAGGTTGTATATAATTACCTAAGAATATATCCCGGAATATGAAAATAAAGGCGACCAAGTACAGAAATGATTACAGGGTATGGTTGGACTATGCAGGAGATTACAGAAACGAAAATATAGAATAACATGAAATATCAAAATTTTATGTGCCCTTATGAGCTTGCATTAAAGTTGCATGAGTTGGGTGTAAATTCAGAGTCGGAATTTTATTTTGTGAAAGAGATGAAAGGAGGGGGATCCAAAACAGAATCAGTTACGCAAAATACAATGAGGTATTCATATAGAAAAGAAGGAGACCTCATACCGGCTTATATGAGTCATGAACTTGGAGAGATACTACCAAGTATGATAAATATCAGTAAATCAAAAATATGGGATGACTGGTTGCAGTTGACACAGTATTTCCCGAATAGGGATAGTAGATATTACGAAGCCGCCTATGTTCGTTACAATGCCTACGATTCGCCAACAGAAGTGTATAGCGGATTTGGGGAAACAGAGGCGGAGTCAAGGGCGATGCTTCTCTTTGATTTGTTGGAAAAGAAGATATTGACACCTGATGGTTTGAATTTAAAGGAAGTGGATAGGAGAAAGGAATATGAGAACGAATTTGAATAGTACAAGTATGAGAAACACATGTCCAAAATTCCCGCTTTTCGGTGCGAATTATCCAGACGCGACTTGCATAGATGGCATATTGTATGATCTGGATAATGTAGGTGATGATGGTGTTCTAATCAAGCCATTGGAAGAGATCCCATGCCCATTCTGCCGAACAGAGGAGTTTATCAGATACGATCCATTCAATAAAGAGTATAGCATGGATAGTGAAGAGGATATAAGAGATTGGTATATGAGCTATATTAATGAAATGAGAAATAAGTATGGGGGAAAATAAGAAGAAACAAACAGCATGCCGGAACTTGAAAGATTGGCATACGAACAAATGAAGGAGGTAAACGATGGAGACAGTAAGATTATCAGATTACTCTTCTTATGATAAAAACAAGGGAGGAATACAAAAATTGCGTCACAAATTCAGGAATCAAATACTTGAATATTGGGGAGAAGATACCGGAATCCTAATAGGAACAACCATGGTATATGAAAGACATTTGTGGAGCGAGGAAGTTAAAGTAATATGATTATGGATGATAATAAGATAATGGAAGCGGCTAAGTTAATAGCCAACTCATCAGCGGCCTTGATCGAGGCTATGGGGATGATGAGCGAAAATATCGAGAGAGCTAATAGGGGCGAGTCTTTGGCGTATACCGAGGAGGCCTTTAATAAAGTGGTTATGAATAATGGAATAGATTATAATAGTGTTATGAGTAGAAGTTGGATATGAGAAATGGAGGAGGACTATGGGTAAAGAAGTTAAGATAGATGTAGGATATAAAGATGTGCTAGAAAAATCATTATCAGCCATCCAATATCTAAGAATACATGGATTCTCGACGTACATGGAATCGGAGGGGATTGTAAATAGGATAATGATGTTCAAGGATAAGAATGAGATGAGAGATCAAAAGATCAGATCAATTTAATAGAACTAATTATGACAGTAGAGTATAAGTGTATTGATGTTTACAAGAAGCCGGAGAATCCAATGGAATGGTTGCCGTGTCCACGATGCGGCCTCCGGCCTCTGGTCTGGGAGTTCGATAACGGGAGATTCACGGCGTGCGGGTGCGGAACAGACTGTTATAGTCATTGGAGCGTGCGAGCGGAAAGTATTATGTCGGTCATAAAAAGATCTGATAACGGCAAGTCGGCTGAGGTGTATGATATTGATGAACTTAAAAATAACTGGAATCATTGGGTGAGGATAGGGGAGATACTGTTTACGCCAGGGAATGGGAAATGGTAATATGATTAATAATTTAAGATATGGATCATTATTTGGCTATAATTCAAACGATATTGGATAGATGTGAGAACGACAATACATCTCCTGATATCCATGACATGGAGATAATAAAAATAAATCTATGTAGAATAATTCAGACTCGTTGCGGATTAACTCAGTTATGGTTCATTCCGTTGATAGAGAGAATACAGAATGCTTGTTGTAAACATCACAATGACGTTGACATGTCATGGGAAGATTTTGTTAAAAAATGAGTGAATAGGAGGGATAAATATGGATGAGAACGAAAGAAAGAAGGGTATGAACCAAGGAATATGGCTGGCGGTTCAGGAGCTAGCCCACGACGGGCGATGGACGCAAGCTGCGGAGGAACTGGTATCTTCTTGTGGATTGACCGAGGATGAATGTAGGGAGCTGCAAGAAGAAAGCGGATCATTCAATGATGAGATGCTTGATTTTATTAACAGCGTATTCGGACATGAGGATATGATAAATAATAGTATAACTTTGGAGAATATAGGGTATCATAAGATAGGCTCTATATTTAAATATAATATTGGTTCGAAAGAAGTAGAACTGGAGGTGGTTGAATCCAGTGATGCTAGTTGTGAAGGATGCGTATTTAATAATAGTAAGAATTATTGCTGTAAGGATACCCATTGTATTGATGTAGATAGGAAAGATGATATAGACGTTATATATAAAGAGGTAAAAAGATCATGAGTTTAATAGATAAATTAGAGGATTTGGTGATCAAAGTAGACACCGAATACCAACAGAAGATGGAGGCGGTGATCCGGGAGATAGTTCCGGGGATGCCGGAAGGGAACGTGCGCCATGCCGCCGAGTGTATGTGTACGGACAGGATGGGGAGCATGATGGATATCGATATTTATATATTAAAGGAAGAGGATAGACCTTACGAATGCCATTATCTAAAGGATCTGCTGGAGGATAGGGTAGCTAGAATAGCCAAAATGCATGAGGATGAAAGTTATACATACAATATGGATGATAATTATTGGTGCGCCACATGTGGATCCCATTCTCATAAAAAGGATTCCAAGACAGGGTATTGTTGGTATTGCGATACAGTTAATTGGGTTAAAGAGGATGGGAAGGATGTTGGAATATAAAAACAAGCAATTATATAACAAGGAGGAATAAACATGGGAAGAGGTGTTAATACAGGCGCCTTGTCTCCGGTCGGCGGTATCGGGGAAATACGAATGCGAGCAAACCTGCGAAAAATAGTGGCGTACAAAGATTTCGCGAAACAGATGGTCATGGCACAATACGAATGATAGAGGAGATTGGTGATTAAAACATTAAATAACATTAAACATGAAAAAGAGTAGAAGAATTGTAAAGAAAATGAGCAAGAAGAGCCTTATCAACAAGAAGGCTCTTCGGTATATTATCGCAAACAGTAATTTATGTAAACATGCGATAAGAGAATTGGAATTAGCCGGATATAGCAAAGAAGAGGACGGTCCTAACAAATGGATGCGCGAACAGGTAATAGAAGCTGTCGCGCTGTTCTCTTCTCATGGTAACAGCGGATTCTCGGCACCATTTGAAATCAATCTCGTCAAGAAACTTTGCAGTTTTGATATAATCTCTCCTTTGAGATTTGACGATGGCGAATGGGAAAAAAATAGGCTTAGACGGGAGTTGCCAGAATAAAGGAAAATCATCGATATTCAAAGAGCCGGACGGGAGTATCCATGATGTTGATGCATTTTCAAAAGTTCCTGTAAAAAAGTTTTTATTCGCCACTCGAACGTGGACGGAGAACATCCATAAGATAGGATGGATAGGAGGGTTGTTTGAGACGGACGAAAACGGAATACTCACTGGAAGATATTTTGGTAGATGTAATGTAAAAGACTATCAGAACGGATATATGCCAAAAGGCAAGAAAGAAATACCATGCAGGGAGATAGAGATATCGCCGGACAATTGGATTATGACAGTTGAATCAAACAATGAGGCTTTGATTGAATTGTCAAAGATTTATGATATAGTCTGGCGACAATGCCCTTGCTTGAAAGGCATAATGAATACCAACGTTACACCGGAACTTGAAAGATTGGCATGCGAACAAATGAAGGGATAAACAATGAATGACAAATTTGTAGACATGCCGAAATGCATGGCGGACAAATACGAAACCGCCGACTTTATTGCCAGCGATCCCGTCCAGTTCCCAAGGCGGTATTCCGGGCGGGACGCGGAGGTCAGTGGGTTCATTACTTCGTGGCTCTCGTTCGGGAATCGAAAGGCGATCATCGGGGCGGCGGAGATGAGGAAATGTCTTGATAAGATATTTGATTTGGCAATTAATGAAAGGCTTAAATAATTCAACACAAAATCATATAAGATGATAACTTCTATAAGGATAGACGACAACAAGAAGACTCCATTTAAATATATCCAAAAGATAAAAGCGTTCAAAAATGGCTCTGAGTTTATATTCAAGCCCGGCGTGAATGTGATTGTAGGCAAGAACGGGAGCGGGAAATCAACCCTCCTGAATATGATATCGAAGTACATGTTGTGCGAGAAAAAGATGTGTTCTGAATTACCGTCAGAAGCATTGTATTTCCCGGATATATTTGATGATGACAAGGTGCTTGACGGGATCAGTATTAAGTCGGATTATATCGGGAAGGTATTCCATCTCCTACAGCAAACTGAAATGAGAAAGGATGATATATTGGATAATATCAATAATTTAAGTTTGTATATGAATGGAGCATCTAGGTCCTCTGGGGAGAAGAACCTTCATGCCATGAACTCGCTTTTTGATTTTGTGTTTAACCAAGATGAGTATGCGTTTCCGATACAGAAACTTATGGAATTTAAGAAAAAGTCAAATGAGTTCTGGGCAAACAGGATCGACAATCTTTTAAAATACTACAAAGACAATCATGTGGTATTAATGGAGAAGGATTTTGAGTATACAATCATTATGGATGAGCCGGACAGGAATTTAGATATTGACAATATCATGGATCTGTACAAAGTATTGTCATTTCATAAACCGCAAACACAAATTATAGCCGTAATTCATAACCCGGCTTTGATTTACAAGTTGAGCAAGCTGGATTGCGTGAACTTTATTGAGATGACAAAAGGGTATTTGAAGAAAATTACTGGTTTTATGAATAAAAAATAAGAAAGGAGATGAGAGAAGAGTTGAGAACAATAGGATCAAAAGGACGCCATGTGTTTACAGCAACCTTTGTTAGATTGGGATTTAGGAATGGATACATTGGACCTGTAAAAACGATGCTTTTACAAGATGTGACACTTGATAGCAAAATAGTATCAGATCATTTGTGGTTCGATTTAACAAAAGGATTTAGTGGTGCTGATTTATCGCCAGGCGATGTGGTTGAGTTTTGCGCAAGGGTTAGTGCTTACGAGAAAGGATACAAGGGGCACAAGGATGATGTACTTAATAGACCGATAGAAAGAGACTATCGATTATCAAGACCGACAAAAATTAAAAAGATCGGGAAGAAATTAATATTAAAAGATGAGGGGAAATAATACATGATAATTATATGCCTAAAAAATTTATAATTTATTAAAATATAATGATATGAAAATTCAAGTAGAATTAAATTTGGAAGATGTATTCGAGGAAGCTATGTACAATGAAGCGACGTTGAAAGAGGAGTTTACCAGCTCGGTCAGGTTAGCTATAATACGTGAACTTAAAGAAAAGTTCAAGAATGAGTTGATGAGAGAAATATCCAATCCGATATCAGAGAAGATTGAGGATATAGCGAGAGAATCAATGAACGATCTTGTCGAGAACGCCAGCGAGAAGAAATATAGGTTCAGGTTAGATTATATGGATGAGGAGTTGACAGTAGACGAGTTTATAAGAGGCAGGATGAAGAAAGTTGTAGACAGCAACATCGAGACAATGGTAGAATCAAAAGCCAAATCTTTTGTCAATGAGTTAAGGAAAAGGTATGATATGGCGTTCGCTACCTTTGTTGTAGATAGCATGAGAAAGCAAAATATGTTGAAGGATGAGAAGATAGCTGAACTGTTAAAAGATAATCCAGATGAGAGGTAGGGAGGATGCCAAAGGAAGGCGGCGATCGGTGCTCATGACACCGCCCGTACCGGAGAAGGTCAGGGTATTATCCCCGGCATGGTATAGGGCGGCAGTGGAGTTTCAAGGTAGGCCGGAGCAGGAGCGACTAGCCTTTTGCTCGTGGTGTTGTTGTCATGGAGGGTGTAATTTGTGTATGGATATAAGCAAATACAATATAAAAGGGCTTAAGATATATGGAGGATAAGGTGATTATATACCATTTTACGATTTTAGTGTAAAATGGTATATAATCACCTAAGCGTATTAACTATTAATAATGTTTATTTAATTTAATTCAAAAACAAAATGCCTACTTTTGTAGACACATAAAAATTACACATGTGAAAAAGAGTAAATTTGTAAAGGAGTTAGAGAGGATCATCGATATGGTTAAGACCGGGGATGATGGTTTCGAGTATGGTGGTAAAGTCATTTTCTATAAAGAAGATGATGATGATAACTATGAAATCTTGGTAAAGAACATCGAGATGAATCTTATGGTAGAGGCCAATACTATGGCTAGTATGGATGATAGGGCTTTCGCCTGCCTTATGGGTGAGGTCTATAAACAAAAGTTTACAAAGGCTGTAACGATATCGGAGGATGAGGATGATGAAGACAATTGATAAGATGACCGATCAGGAGATATATGATCTTACTGATGAGCAGATAGAGAAATTGATCGTAATAAGATGTGCGGAGGAAGGTGTCAGGTTTATGGATGAGCCTCCAATCATGAGGACATATGACTGTAAACCTATTTCTCCATCCCATTTCTTCTACTATTTAGAAGGATTGAATATAGCCGTTCTTGATCAGGATGATGCTATTAAAATAGCTAAGTTCTTAAGTGACTTTGATCTGTACAGGACTAGATATGATTTCACCGTATCCAATGAAAAGCTATACAGCAAATTGGATATAATTAATATCAAACATACTCCGATGTTTGATACGAAAGACGAGGAGACCTATAAGTCTATCAAGGATAAGAACGATAAGATTGAGGCGGAATATAAAGACCAGCTAGAGAGATATGAGAGAAATATGAAGAAAATGAGTAAAATTCGGGTCGAGATATGGGATAAAGTAGCCGATATAAGACATAGGATTGATAATATGAACTATCTTAGGTCGCTTTTTGCAAGGGAATATCTACCACTGGTGGATAATGATACGGATAAGGCTATGATATTTTTCAAGAAGGCTTATGGCGTGGATGATGATACGGAAAGATATATTCGTGAAGGAATAAAAGATTATCCTTTGTTTAACAATAATATAGATTAAAATGCACAATTGGTTTAAATGTACGGTTTCTTATGAGACCGATGCCGAGAACGGCATGAAGAAGAAGGTAAAGGAAGAGTATTTAGTAGATGCCTTTTCTTATACCGAATGTGAGGCTAGAATCATAGAGGAGATGAAGCCATTCATCTCCGGTGAGTTTAGCGTGGATATCAAGAGATTCCGGATAGCGGAATTGTTTGCCATGGATGGAGACCGGTTCTATAAGGTCACGGCTGATTATATTACGATAGACGAGAAATCGAGCAATGAGAAACGCAAGGCGTTTAACTACATCGTTCGGGCCAATGACCTTGATCATGCCAAAAAGAATTTCGAGGAAGGCATGAAAGGAACCATATCAGATTTCGTTGTCACTTGTATCAAGGAAGAGAAGAAACTGATGGACTTCTACGAGTTTGATGGTAAGATCAGGAATCCGGAGAAAAATGAGGATAGTAGACAGTAAAGCTAGCTACGAAACCACGTCGTCCATAGCCGAGAAGTTGATGGAGATAAGTAAAATGGAGGGTACGATTTATCGTATCCTCACATTGTCTAACAAAACTTATCTAGCTTCTAAATTAGGATATAGCAGATCGGGGTTCTATAAGAAGATACAAAACAGGAGTTTTAATATCCGGGAACTAGCTCAGATATTCGATACGATCATCAACTTCAAGGATCAAGATTGGACTGAGGGTAAGATTAATAGGCTTAAGAGGTATAGGGCTATGAGCCTTATGGAGTTCAACAAAAGTTATAAAAAGAAAAAGGCATGAGAGGTAGGATGTTACCGTGTGAGAGATGTGGGAGGATGGTAACCATAAGGAGTAAGGGGTTGTGTCCCGCGTGCAGAGCCAAGGAGCTACCGCCAAAGGAAAGGGCGGCGATACGGGTGAAGGCCAAGCCAAAGGGGAAGAGCCTAGCCGTTTTCTTTGGCGCCCATGTGGCTAGATTGAGTATGACAAGGAGATCTGCTACCGGCGCATACATACCATGCCCGGGGGTAAGCAACATATGCCACTTATACCCTAAACGGAAATATAAATCAGTTGCCGAGGATAATGATAACATTATCTACTTGACGGTTGATGAGCATGCAAAATTCGATTATCTGTTAGATACGATGGATTTCAGCCGGCTCTTGGACGAGTTTGGCAACGTATGGCTGTTGGCAGCCAGACGGATGAGGGATCTCGCACCTAAAGTCGAGGAGGATGGTAAATTAAAAACCAGATTATTATCATGGATAGAAGAAAACAAAGATTACTTTTAGACCTAGGATATAAGGCTATAAGTGACACAGTATATAGTTATGGGACGATCATAGAAGTCATAAGCGATCAAGAATTGTTTGATGAGATGAAAGTTCGTTTATCCGAGAGACACAATGTGGCTATTGCGGATGATGGAGAGATAGGATGTTCGGCTTTAGGCAAGATTTTAGGCAAGATAAAGGACGAGAATGCGTCGTCATATTATTGGCGATCATCATTACCAGTATTAAGATCATATCATACAGATCCTAAATTTACCGCTTTCTTTGGCATATTAGACGTTTTATCAACGGTCCCGAAGAAAGATATGGTCGAGGAGGAAAAGCCTGTTGAAGAGCCTAAAAACGAGCCTAATGAGGAGATGGAGGTTGAGTATGATCTGGAGACAGAGCAACAGTATTATGCCGCTGAATGGATAAAGGATATCCCGACACCTGTGTTATATAGAATGACTGTCGCCGGCAAACGCGTGTATTATGAGATGGATGTTGATGGGTATCCTATCATATACGATGGAGCCACTAATAATATCGCCAATGGGTATTGTGATACGTCCGGAGCCTTGGAGAAATGGAAGAATGAGATGAGACTCAAGGGCAAGGACCCTGATGATTACGCTAACTATAGGGCTGACTTAGGTACTATCATGCATTATCTATTTGGGTTGTATCTGACCGGGGTTAACATAAAGCTGATCCCGACATGGATCAGGAAGGTGGTCAAGGAAGCCAAGCTAAGAATAGACAAGTATAGGATGGAGCGGATATTAGTGGATAACATTGATGAGCTAATAGAGGATCTAATATCATTTGCCATATTCTGCAAGGAAAGACATGTAAAACCTGTATTGATCGAGAAGATGTTGAGGTCAAGCAGGTTAAAGGTAGCTTCTTCGGTGGACGCCGTGGTGGAGATGGATAGCGAGCCGGAGACAGTGGAGATAGAGGTCGAGACAGGAGAGTTCTATAAGACGGGAGCCAAGAAAGGTCAGCCTAAGACGGAGAAAAAGAAGATAAAGAGATGCAGGAGGATATTCGCTATATTGGACTTCAAATCAAACAGGAAGGGCAATTTCTATGACGAGTACGCTTTCCAGCTTGAGCTATATAGAAGAATGATACTGGAGAACTACGGAAAGATATTGGAGATAGAGGAGATATATAACTTCGCTCCGGGTGATCCTACTGCAAAGACCAGCCAATATAAGCTGAAAAGACAGACCGACAACCCTATATTGAATATGGCTACCGTAGTATATCTTCAAGGAAAGTATAAGTTCGAGAAAACTAATTATACGGTTACATCAAGAATCGGATCCTTAGATATAGAAGGCGAGTTTGATGTTAATAAGTTGGTAAGGAAAGAGCCGCTGAGGGACTATATATATAGAGTCATGAATGAGAGGAGAGGGTGATGGAATTTAGGGAGTTCAATAAGAGCGTTCATCGGTATGAGCTGGATCATAGCAAACCAAGGAGGAAGCTGACGTGCCCGCAATGCGGCAAGGATAAGTGTTTTACGCCGTACGTGGACGTAACCACCGGTCAGATCGTTGGAGAGCAGTTTGGGGTGTGTGATCATAAAAATAAATGTGGTTACTTTAAATATCCAACAGGGAGCGAACTTGGGAACAATGATCTTTTTACCGATTCAAACAAAGTATTAAGGAGGTACAGACCTCCTATGGATCCGGATATAGCCAACTGCATTCCGGTAAGCAAGATGTTTGAGACGCTTAATCCTTTCGAGACATCCGATCTTCAGGATTATCTATCCAATATCTTCGGATCGTATCATACCAATAGGGCATTTAGCTTGTATAAGGTGGGGATGATGAGATTCGGGGACTGGGGTAAGTGCTGTGTGTTCTGGCAACTGGATAAGAATTGGGTGGTGCGGACCGGGAAGATAATGGACTACGGGCCTGACGGGAAGAGGGTAAAAGTTCCCATGGATCACGTATGTTGGGTGCATATACTGGACGGTCAGGATTACCTGCTTAGGCAATGCCTGTTCGGGGAGTTCCTTATAAACTTCTATCCCAATGACGCTCCGGTGTATATAGTAGAGTCAGAGAAGACGGCTGTTATCTGCAATATTGTGTACCCTAGTAGGTTGTTTATGGCCTGTGGCGGGATCCATATGTTGAAGAGGGAGATGATAGAGACATTGGGTAGGAGGCGGATAGTCCTGTACCCTGATAAAGGCGACGCTTTCAACGAATGGAGAAAGAAGGTAGACAAGGATATGAGGGGGATGAATATAGAGATAAGTAATTTTCTAGAATCAAAACCCAATATAAATGAGGGAATGGATATAGCGGATTATTTTATTATTAAACAAATTTACAATGGCAAAGGTAGTTAACAATTACAAGAAATTCAAGGTGCTTGAAATAACAAGACAGGAGATGATGGATAAGCTCACCAGATATGGGTGCTTAGGTATTTGCGATATGTGTAACAGACCTACGTCCGTGGGCTATTATGTAGCGGTAATCAATCAATGGATGTGCGAGGACTGTTATAATGATTTCATCAAATCGGTTGACAGGTATGAGGAGGATATGAGAATAGAGAACAGAAATTTTGATAGATTCTGCAATCTATTTAATGTTGAGATAGAAGAAAAGGTATGAAAGAACTGTCTTTAGCCCAGAAAGCTATGTTAAACGGATCCGTATGCCCGTATTGCAAGAACCCATCCACTATGATAAATACGGTAGAGGGGAAGCAAGTTGGGTGCGAGAAGTGTGGGGCTTGGATGAGATCCGATCCTTTTGGGAAGCCGATGGGGAGGCTGGCTAAGCCGGATCTTCTTAGGAGTATGGATATGGTAATGACTGAGATTAATATATTTGCGTATAGAACAAAACGGGATGTGCAGGATATTTACAAAAGCCTATCTGGTGAATTGGATATACCAATAGAACATGTATCCCCATATAAGATGTCTTTGCCATCACTACTTAATACCATGAGATATATTGAAAAGTATGGCGATAATCATATACGGATATATGATAGAACCATGGTAAAGAAGGCTTGCCCTAGGCACGGAGCGGTGGCGATCGGGAGCAACGCCTGCCACGGATGTCCGGAGTTCCTGTTCCATGTGGTAAACGACACGACCGATACGGTGGTGTGTGATATGGATATGAGTTATGGAGACTGTATAAAGGAAGATAAATAAATTTGATAGATAATATTAATTGTATAAAAGATGAAAGTAATTTTTATTCATAAGCCTACTGGATATTATGTAGGAGGATCAGTATTTAACAAGACATGTGGTTTTTACAAATGTAGGGATAAGATGATAGAAAAAGGCATAAGCGAGGATAAGGCTAATATGCTGATTGATATAATAGGTCCGCACTTATGTGTGTGGGAAATAAAAGATGGGGATGATCCTTACGAGAGCACGAGAAGCAGACTCGGAGATAAAGCCTCATATTTAGATGGAGAGGATATTATCGTAGAGGATTATAATTATGACGAGGAGGACGAGGATGGGGAGATCGACTGAATATTACAGAACACATCCGGAAGCCAGAAAGAAGAAGGCTGAGACGGATAAGAAGATCAACGCCAGACCTGAGCAGAAAGCCAAGAGACGGGAGTTGGGTCGCAAGAACTACAAGACCGATAAGCTAAAGGGTAAGGCTTATCGGAAGGGGAAGGATCTATGCCATACGGCTAAGGGGTTAAGATATAAATCAAGATCAGCTAACAGAGGATCTAAATCCGATACGGCTGGCGATAGAAACGCAAGAGGATGAGTGAGGATAGGATATGGAGGTCATCCAAGGAGATTATCATGGATGCCTATGAGAGGATAAGAAAGTATCAGTCGGGAGAGCTTCTCCCGGCTCGTACTGGATACGCTTATCTTGACAAGGCGTTACTGGGCGGGTTCTACCCACAACATGCGGTGGCTATCGGCGCTAGGCCCGGAGTGGGCAAGTCTTATTTGGCTCAGAAGATTATGAGTAATGTAATGAATGTTAATATCAATCCCCAAGCTGATGATTATGTATGGCTCAGATGTGAATTTGAAATGAATCCAGAGGATTTGATGTTACGTTCACTATCAAAAAAAATGGGGAAAGACATACAAGATATACTCCTTAACGAGATGTCTGATGAAGAGATAAAGGAAATGCAGAAATGTCTTAAGGAGGAAAACTCCAGCAGAATAACATACATCCCTAAACCATCGACAGTAGACGAGCTTCAGAACTTCTTATGGAATAGTTATATGCCAGCGAACAAGGATAAGAAAATGGTGTTTGTATCCATAGATCATACAGCTCTTATACAAGGTACGGGTGACGCTAAGAGGAATATAGATAGTCTGATAACCATGTGTAATATAGCTAAAAGAACTTTTCCCAATATATTCTTTCTTATAATATCACAACTTAACCGTGATATTGAGGGACGACGGGATCCTAAGGATCATATGCCAAAACAATCTGATTTCTATCAATCAGATACATTGGGGCAGCTATGTACGGCTATGGTAGCGTTGAATATCCCAAAGAGATACGGGTATTCATCATACATGCAATTCCCGCAAGGCTGGTATCCTAATCTGGAACGTTTTAAGAGTGAATCAAGGCGCTCTTTCCGTGTAGATGGACTTATATTCCATCATATAGTAAAAGTCCGTCAAAGATCATTAGAGGAGATTGACGCTATACATGTAGATATCATGAAAGGATATGAGCGATATTATCCTGATGGAGGGGTGGTGCGCCAAGAAAGACCGGGAGGCTCGGATGCCCCTGTAGGTAGCGGCAGGCCGGATACGACAGTCGTTACGCTACCGCCCCCGCCTCCCAGTATCCCATTGGAGCAGCAATACATACCGCCCAGTGATGATTTCAATATAGTACATGACGAAACACCTTATTGACATGAGATTGAGACATAATTACTTGCTTGTAGTGATAAAGGTGCTGGAAATGTTCTTGAAGACCGTATTATCGGTTGAGGATAAGATGGGGATAAAGGAAATTATATCCTCGTTGAAGGAAATGGCTAAATACAGCATCAGATATATCATAAACCGGGAACGGGAAAAGGAGATCATGAGTATCTGTGATGAGGTATCCAATAAAGTACAGGAGTATAAAAGGATAAATGACAACTCAATGATATTGGAATTGGAGAACCTAAAAAGGGAGGTTGTAGCGGTAGAGGATCTTCTTAGCTCCTACAAAGGCGTTCTTGACGCTGAGCTGGTGATAGCCGAGGATGATATCAGGATCATACGGGATAAGATCGCTATAAGCCTGAGAGAAGACGGGACATGCAAGAGTATGACCGACGCCGATAAAAGAGCTAGGGTGGATGTAAGGTACGAGCGGGCTTTAGAGGACTATCGAATCCTTCTAAGATGCGCTAATACGGTTAGGGCTAAGATGTCTGTCATAGGGCATCTAAATCAATCAATAAATCAATCTATATCAGTTGGTAGGGTTGGTATGGCTAATGAATCTTATACGGTAAAACAATATGAGAAAGGGAAAGAGATTATCGAAAGCAGACGGCCTTAGGGTATTGATAGGAGCTTACGATGCTATAGAATATAGACGTGAGTTAACTATGTGTGCAGCTATAACCGAAACGGCTGATATGCTTGGATTAGTGGATAGAAAAAATGTTTTAGCGTATGAACTTATACCTGAGTTGAGGATGTTTAAGCCGATCAATAGTCGTATAGAGGAAATTTGGTTCGATTTTTCCGATAAGTATACAAGGCTATATATATTACGCACGTTGATTAACATATACAACGATACCGATCATCCTGATATAGTAGAGAAAATAGCTAGAAAGATTAGATCAATATTTTAACTCATTAGCTTATGTATATTAATTTTGAACAGATGATGACATCAGGATTAACGATGTCTGATGTTGGATATCTTTTGATGATCCGGCAAAAAGAAGAGATGGCTAACACCATTCCAAAGGAGAAAATAGATAGTTATAAAGCATCTGGTTATATTGAGCTTCAGAAGAATGGGAAGTGGAAGATAACGCCAAGGGGAGGATCGCTGCTGATGCTGATAGAGACACCCGGTCTGACACCGGAGGTCGAGGGGATCCGGGACCGTATCGTTGGGGTATATAACGATATGGGTAAGGATACAGGAGCTATCAAGGAGGTGGAGAAAAGGCTTATCTGGTTTGTGGCTAACACCAACTTCAAGGAAGAACCTATAGTAAGGGCTGTAATATCCCATATAGACCTTAAACGTGAATATACGATGAGGTTGGATAACTTGATATGGAAACCGTCAAATGTCTATAGCGTACATATGAGCTTATCGGAATCAACGTTATTCGATACGATCATAAAGATGTATGGCATGACATCCGATCTGTATCTTAGGGAGAATAAGAATAAGGAGCTGGCATGGTTGTTCGCCGTAAGCCGGCTTCCGGACCCCCCCAAGAGGATGGATAAGGAATATACTATTACTGGAGATGTTAAGATGGACATCGAAAGAATATCAAATATAAAAAAAGAATTAGGTAGAAGATTAAAAATGTCGATTTAAGAGTTATGAAAAGAAATCAAGTATTAGTAGTAGTAATAGACGCAATATTTGCGAAAACATCTGAGTTTGATGATATTGAAGACATAAAGGAAGATAGTAACCTATCGTCCGATATGGATATGGATTCATTGGATCTTGTTGAAGTGATAATGGATATAGAAAAGATGACAGGTGAATACATACCAGACGAGGTGTTTCGCAATACCCCTTGCGATGAAATAACGGTAGGAAGTTTAACTGATATGTTGTATGTTTATTTTAAGGACAAATAATGGACTTTGGATATGACGATTGGGAAGAGGGGTTAGAAACCCCTCTTGTCGATGATTGCGATGACGATTATAACGAGGAGGACGAGTATGATTTCGGCTAAAGAACTAAGGATAGGGAATCTTGTAAAAGACAAGGCTGGCAATATATGGAGGGTAGGGTGCGTTACTGGTATGCGTAATGAAAGTAAGTCATTGATCCTTGAACGTGAGGTTGATGACGGGATAATGAAATGGTATTCCGGGGAAGACGATGTCATGCCTATTGAGATAGATGATAACCTGCTTAATACCATCGGGTTTAAGCGTGATAAAGGACGGGATGTATATCGAGGCTACGGAATATCTATAGAGTTTTTTGATGATGGGTATTATCTTGGGCTTAGGGATCTGGAAGACGATCTAAGCGATCCTATACATATCAAGAATCTCCACCATCTACAAAACCTGTCAATGGATTTATATGGACATGATATAGATAAAGACTTATGATTATACCGGAGAATAATTTGTTATGCAAGGTCATAAACGGAGAGAAGGTTCTTGCCGCATCCTATTCACAGATAGACACGTTCGTCCAATGTCCATACAAGTGGTATAAGACTTACGTGGAGGGTCATAGGTCTACGGAGAAGCATGAGGCTACGTCATATGGTACGGTTATCCACCAAACGATGGAGTATTTCTTCAAGAACGGATGCAGACCTTCTTATGAGGATATGAGCAAGGCATTCAACTACTACGCCGATATAGAGAAAATACCTTTTGATAGCGTTAAATCTCAGATCGAGTCCATGCAACATGCGGCTAGGCTAATAAGATGGATCGTAGGGTTGTTTGAGAAGGACGCGGCTGGCAATTACAAGAAATCGTGGTCGGATCTTACGCCAATGGAGAAAGTGATCCGGGGGTCGAGACCGGCCGGCGTGGAGGAGGGCTTCGTCCTGCCTTATAAGCTACCCAAGCCCCTTACATTGGATGGTGTGACATACGATAAGGTACATATCATAGGATCAGTAGACTGGAGAGGTGAGTATAAGACAAAAGACAGAATAGCCATGTATACGATAGACTGGAAGTCTGGGAGAAAATTATTCGATAAGGATAAATTGCTTCACAATCTCCAGCATCCGATATACGCCTTTTACATATACAGGAAGTATAAGGTATTACCAGATATGTGTAGCTATTTTTTTACCCGTATGTTGGATAACCAAAACGTGAAGGTAGATAAGGAAAAGGTAGAGAGGTCAGTCAAGGAGCTTAATGATATTCTTCTTGATATGTATGATTTCGAAACAAATAAAATCAATAGCTATCAAGCTCACGTTTGGGACGATGTCAAGCAAGAGTATAAATACGAGACACACTACCTCATGGGACGCCAGCCGGCCTGCCTTGAACCCCGTCCCAAGCCCTTGTGTTTTTGGTGCGATTTCTCAATCCATAAACAAGGGACATGCAGATATTCATCGAATTGGGATGAGTCAAAAAGAAAGAATAAAAAAGATTAACTTTATTAAAAAGCCTAGGTAAATATCTAGGCTTTAATTATATTTGCGATGCAAAAAGATCAGATCATGGAAGAGAAAGATGTATTAAATTTATTAATGTCGAGAAAAGATATCAGGAAGCTGGTAGAGAAATCGAATGAATGTTATTCTAAAATGGATTTCGTGGGAGCCATGAAATACCGGAAGGAGATAAAGGATATAGTAGACCGGGAATCGAAGATTATGTTGACAAAAAGCGAGTCTTTGGTAAGCTTGATGAATAACGCTGATAATGAATATAAATTCAATATGCTGGTATGGCTACATTCCATGATGTGCATGGCGGATGTATTTAATGGGATATTGGAGGATTTCAAGGATGGAGTAAGGAAAGCCAATGGAAATTCCAAGTTTATTAAATTCGATAATCTAGATCGATTGATGATGGAGTGCAAGAAGGAGATTGATTACCTAATGAAAGGCACAAGTAAATCATTTCAAATATCCTTTGCCGTAAGGAGCGATGAAATGAGGGAGATGATAGAGAATATGGTTGGGGATAATATCAGGGAAGGGTACGACATGTTCAAGGAAGAGGCTAAGATGACCAAAGAGACAGACAGGAGCAAGATAGAGGAATTTAATAAGAAGTTAGATCATGATTAAATTCAATATAAAGATAGGCGATATAGTCCATACCCAGATAGGAACAGGAGAGGTGATAGCCATAAGCAAGACCAAGGAAACTTTAATGGTGAAAATGGACGATGGTCGGGAGTGTGCGATAAGATTAGAGTACGTGAAAGACGTTTTTGATAACTACAGACCCAAATGATATACAAGTTAAGACCATATCAAGAGGAGTGTGTTAAAAGTATCTCCGATTACATAAACTCTGATAGACATGATCCGGTATTAGTCATCGGACCGGTAGGTTGCGGTAAATCGATCCTCATAGCAGAAGCGGCTAGATTGATGGGAGATAAGACGCTGGTTCTCCAGCCGTCTCGCGAATTACTAATACAAAACCACGACAAGATCACATCTTACGGGATACCGGCTGCCATCTATTCCGCCTCCTGTGGCAAGAAAGAGCTATCTAACATGATATATGCCACGTTAGGGTCTATCAAGAAGGTTGTTGGTCAGCTTAAGGAGATGGGGATCAGGAACGTGTTGATAGATGAGGCTCATGCCGGGTATAGCCCGGAGGACGGCAGTGAGTTCATGACATTCATGAATGAACTGAAACCGAAAAAGGTGATAGGGTTTACCGCTACACCATGCAGGCTTAAAACGATGTCGATAGGGCAGGTGTCATATTCCCAGCTTAATTTCATCACTCGTATGAGACCGGTATATTTCAAGAACCTGATTCACGTGATACAGGTAGAGGAGATGATAAGGCAAGGGTTCTGGACTCCTATTGAGTACGAGACATGGGATTTCAACGGAGATGCCCTTAAACTTAATTCTAACGGCTCCGAATATACGGCCGAGTCTATTAGTGAGGCGGTGAGAAAAAACGGCTTAAACAACCTTATTTTACGTCGGTTGATGGTATTAAAAGACGTATGCAGATCTATACTGGTGTTTATGGATTCTGTTGAGAGCTGCAATACGGCCGCCGAATGGATGAACGCAAAGATATGCGCTGGCATGGCGGAGGTAGTTCACGGAGGCACGCCAAAGAAGCAGCGGGAGGCTATAGTCGAGAGATTCAAGTCAGGTGGGACGAGGGTAGTGTTCAACTATTCCGCCCTCGGTACGGGATTCGATCATCCGGGTCTGGATTGCGTGATAGTAGGGAGACCGACATTCTCATTCTCATCGTTTTATCAGTGGCTTGGCAGGGCGGTTAGGATAAAGGACGGTAAGGATAGCGCATTGGTCGTTGATTGTTGTAACAACTCGTCAAGGTTCGGTGATATAAGGAAACTTAGTATAGAGAACTACAAAGGATATGGATGGGGGATGTTTATCGGCGATAAACTAATTACCAATATTCCGATGGGGGATAAGGTAACGAAAACAGATCTGGATATCAAAGCCGCCAAGAAAGATCGTAGGAGGGGGCTGGCGCAGGGCGTAACCGCCGCCCCTGTTCCCGGGAGACCGGATCATCCCCTTGGCTCTACGGTAATGACATTCGGGAAATATTGTGGGTGGATGTTGCATTCGATCCCAGTATCGTACTTCAAATTCATAAACGAGATATTTGACTGGGATAATGATAGGAACAAGGATATAAAAGAATACATAGATTTTTTAATCAAAAACAATAGATTATGACAGGATGTATATATCATGAGGCTGATCTTGACGGAGTAATGTCAGCGGCTATAGTAAAAAAGTATTTCAAAGGGGACATTGATCTTCTTCCTTACAATTACGGCAAGGAAATACCTGACGTGAATAAATATGATAAGGTGTTTGCAGTTGACGTGTCATTTGGAAACAGAACAAGATTCCTTTTCGATGAGTGGAAAGAGAAAGGTATAGATGTCGTATGGATAGACCATCATAAGACCGCCATAGACGATATGAGGGATTACGAGGTAAAGGGCAAGAGACGTATCGGAACGGCGGCTTGTGAGCTTACGTGGGAATATCTTTTCGATGATATCGAAACCCCTGACGTGGTAAAATTATTGAGCGCTTATGATGTATGGGATCATGATCGCTTCGAATGGAGTGATGTCATGGCGTTCCAATACGGGATGAGAGGATATTGTGGTCTTGACGTGGATATGGCGGCAAGGGCCATGGATGGCGATCATGACTTCATATATGACATGATAAGGAACGGGGAGGCGATACTGGAGTATATCGTTGAGAAAAACAGGGGCGAGATAAATATATTCTCATTCGAGGCTGATGTATTTGGGTACAAGGCTATATGTATGAATACCACGGAGTTTAACTCTACTACATTTGAATCTATGTATAACCCTAAAAGACATGATCTGATGATGCCATTTTGCTGGAACGGAAGATTCTTTAGATGCTCGTTCTATACCACCAAAGAGGAGGTGGATGTCTCGGTGCTGGCACGCAAGGCCAATCCCGGTGGAGGCGGTCATAAGGCGGCTGCCGGCTTCCAACTTAGCGTGGAGGATATGATGGGATTCTTGAAAGAGAGGAGGATGTGATATGGTAGGATTGATATCTATTATTATAATAATAGTAATCTCCTTTGTCATGATGATGGAGGGATGGGAAAAATATGATTCACAAAAGTTTTACACAGGGCTGCTTGTGATAGGTATAAGTATCATAATGATATTTCCAGTAATGCAATATAATATGGAGAATATGAAAAACGTATGCAAATTCAAGAAACTTAACGAAATGAAGCTAGATGATTACGGCTTCGGTTTATTCGAGTACAATGGCGTTCTTTATTTCAAGGAGGCAGAGGGTGAGAGATGCTTTGATGTAAGAAGCGGGAACGAGGTTATTATCGGGAAAGATAAAATTGTAACGGCCTTGGAGGATTGATCATGAGAAAACTTGACGACACTAACAGGACAAGAAAGAAAAACGTACGGCACTCGTGGGTAAAGGCGGGGCCGGGGATCCAACGCTGCGCTATTTGCGGAATTACGAAGCAAAGCGAGTGGAGAGACGGGAAGACCTCGCATTGCGTATATCTATCATCTGGTGAGCTTTATTCTATGACAGGAGAGACACCGGAATGCAGGGATCTTAGTGAATTTTATTAATAAAACAAAAAGGAGTTTGAAATGAAAGAGGAATTTAGCAAATACGACAAGGTTGTTTATGATGGTGAGGTATTTGAGGTACTTGAAACCGCCGACAATACGGGGATAATGAAAATAGAACCGTTATTTGATGAGACATATAAATTTATTTGGGTTGATGAGGAGATGGTTGTCTCGTTAAGCAGGGCTATCAAGTTAAGGCTTATTGATGATGAGACGGCGGATGAGGCGATTAATTTCGGGAAGCCAAAAATAGGAGACGCAGTGGTGGAAAGCGGGCCGCTTGTAGGGAAAGACGGCAGCGGGAAGGACGACCGGGCCGACGGCAAGCTTCGGTGGGATCTCCTTCCTTTGGCTGAGATAGAGGATATCGTGAGGGTATATACGGAGGGGGCTAAGAAATACGCCGACAATTCATGGCAGAATATACCTGATGGATTTGAGAGATATAGAGCGGCTTTACTTCGCCATATGACGGCGTACATGAAAGGCGAGAGATATGATAAGGAGACAGGGCTGATGCATTTGGCACAAATTTGTTGGAACGCCATAGCGTTATTATATTACGATAAACATAACAAAGGGTTAATAGAATGGAAGGATCAGGAGAAATAATAGTAGACGAGAAATTAAAAGCTATTGACAAAAGGACTGGTAGGTACATTAATGTGATCGCACGTACTATTGACAATGGTACTTCATTCCCGATAGTTAAGTACCTTGATAAGAATCGTAAGGAGCTGAATTATGATTGTGTAAGGCATCTTAATTTTGATATAGACATAGATTGGGAGTTGAGAAGATATCAGATCGTAAAAGATTTATTGTCCAACGATTTCGATGGGAGGAGGTTGAGTGTAGATGAGGTAGATAACGCTATATTTACAGCGGATTTAATTATTAACAAATTAAAAACTATTTAAAAATGGTAAGAATTGATTTTTTCACGAAGAAAGACGCTGAGTACAGCGACTACATGCGGTATATTATCGCCAACACATTACAGGAGTATGAGGGTGAGGTCACGTTAAACCAGATCCCGAAGAACAAAGCCACGGAGGAGGAAATATCCAAGTACGGTATAGAAGTATATCCTACTATCATCATCAGTGGAGATAATATGGATGGCTTTAACAAACTTGAGGGGATGGTTAGAAAGGCTGATCTTATTAACGTCATGTCGTTATACGACAAGAAATAGGCTTATGACGATAAGGGATAAATATTTTGGTTGGAAAGATATATTCTTTGACAGGTTCGTGCATTGTTGTAATGAAAAAAGTGACCAACCACAAGGAAGTAATATACCTCTAGCCAAAATAAACTTCGATAACAAGACAGGATATGTGGAGGACGGGACTATTAATATAGCCGAGCTTCTTCAATATCTTTGGATAAATAATAAGGTCTATAGGTGTGAATATGCACCCATAGATATATCCTCTGTCTTGCAAACATTGATTAGATTGACCGAGAACGCTAAGTTCATATTTGACGACCAACCCGGCATACATGATATGATCCCATATAGAGGTTTTTTTCTTAGAGATGATTTTTTACCCGGGAAAGATTATTCGCTTGATTTGGATAAAATAGTGAGCGGGATGGGAGGATGGTATGGAGAGGATGAGGACCCATGTTACTCGATGTTCGTCAGTCAAGATCAGATATGGAACTTGAACCCGATATTGAAGGTATTAGCTGATGAGGGATCTATTCTAGCCAAGGAACTTGGGTATGATATGAACTCATATGTCAGCGATAATGGATACACGATATACAACCCATATCTGTCATGGATCAATCATTACTATCATTATTGCCCGACATTTAATGAGGATAAGCTGAAACCTTGGGATAGGGTGGAAGACAGAAAGAATAAATTCAAGATGACGGATAAGGTTAAGAGAGGCGCCAATAATTGGTATTATTCAGGCGGGACTATATCTTGTGTGGATAATTTCTTGGGGAAAGAATACAGGAAAAATCTCCGAACCTTCATATATCGTGGAATAGTATTCTTTTTAGATCGGATATGGCATACACCATTGTTTGAGAAGATGGGCGTGAAAATGAAATACAACGCTTATTATTGTTATGCCGCTACTTCCGGGATATGGTATGATAAGGGATTCAAGGAAAGACTAGCCAAGAGGTTTAACAAGTCGCTGGGCGGCGACGGGGAACTGTTCGGTGCTAACCTAGCCTGCATGGTATGTGACCGTAAGGATATCGATTGGGAGGCGCTTCGTCTTTGGCTTGACAAATACGATGATCCTACTGATAAGGGCATGGTGAATAGCCCTATTCAATTTATGTATTTATATTTATATTACACTTTTAACAAATAATTTGAAATGAAGAAGATAAATAACTGGGTTATAAGAACATTTGGGTTGAGAGGCTCATGGAGCTGGGCTAAGAAACAGATGTTAAATGGAGCGATCATTAAACGTAAGGCTACTACAGGGACATACAAAATAGCTATTGATGATGACAAGAATAGGTTACTTGTAGCCACATGGGATCATCTAGATCAAAGTCCTGTATGGGAAAGGTGTCCGCATAGTTTATTAGATGAAGATGCGGTTGATTATTTTGTCACAGCTCATAAGGAATTATCATATGGAGGCATAAAGATCAGGATGAAAGATGAATTTAATTGTAACGATAAAATATCGAAAGTATGAAAAAGATTACCGATAAAGACGTAGAGGCTCTTAAAGCCGGGAAGAAGGTGACAAAAGGTTTTATCCATATACAATTGAATGATAAGGGGAGATTAAACTTGTGAGTTAATATCAATATAACTGACAAGTATAGAAGTTTTAAGATAGAAGCTAACAAATTGTTTGATCATGAGATTTTTATCGATAAATATGATAAGTTGAAAGTTATAAATATAGAACAATAAGGTAGAAAAAATGGATAAAATTATATTGGATGCTTGTTGTGGTTCCCGGATGTTCTGGTTTGACAAAAAGAATCCTTTGACATTGTTTGTTGATATCCGGGACGAGGAACACGTTCTTTGTGATGGTCGAGATTTAAAAGTCCATCCTGATCTTATCGCTGATTTCACCAATTTGCCTTTTCCTGATAAAAGTTTCAAGCTTGTCGTATTTGATCCACCTCATCTGCTTAAGGCAGGTGATAATAGTTGGCTTGCCAAGAAATACGGCAAATTGCCGGAGGATTGGCCAAGGTTGATGAATCAGGGTTTCAATGAGTGTTTCCGGGTGCTCGATGATTATGGTGTTCTTATCTTTAAATGGAATGAGGATCAAATAACCGTCAAAGAGGTTTTGAGAGCTATTGATCAATCACCTTTATTTGGACATACAACAGGCAGGAGTGGTAAAACCATGTGGATGTGTTTCATGAAATTACCTAACATTATAATATGATTTAAAAAGATTATGACAAAGAAACAGTTAAAGATCCCGTTTAAGGACGGGAGACCATGTAAATGGGTTAAGGATGTTCATGATGAGGAACGCGATAATTATGAGTTTGATGAATGCCTTGAAATACACGGATTCGTTCGTGGATGCTCTTCGGCTGTAATGATATTAAGACCAGCAAATGATCATGGGGAGGATTTTAATTATACCAAAAGTATCTATTACCAAGTATTCTTGACAGACAGTGAGGAAGTAATACGGAATATGATGCATGGAATCATATATGGTAAATGGACTTTTGTTAAGAGGGGAGAAAATTTTGGCATTAAATTGGTTAAGGTCTTACCTAAGATACATAAACTTACTCTTGATATGATCGCAAAGGATATTTTTAGGCCTGAAAAATTATAGCGATATGATTATAAGCAAGAAATGGTCGATGCCGAACAGCGAGACATTCAGCATAAAACCGATAAGAGAACTTATAGATAGATATAAAAAAGACGGGATGGTTATAGTGGATCCATTCGCCAGAAACAGCGATATAGGGACGATAACCAACGATCTTGATCCTGATACTAGGGCTATGTATCATAAGGACGCCACGGACTTCTTGTGTCATCTTGATGATAATATAGCTGATATGGTACTATATGATCCACCATATTCCACTAGACAGGTATCCGAGTCATATAAAAAGCTTGGAGAATCTGTTAATATGCAAACAACACAATCTAGTTATTGGGCTAGACAGAAGAAGGAGATAGCTAGGATCACCAAGAAAGGAGGGGTGGTCATTACATGCGCGTGGAACTCCGGCGGTATAGGGGCAGGGCTTGGGTTCGAGCAGCAGGAGATTCTTCTCGTGGCTCATGGGGGATGGCATAATGATACGATCGTTACTGTAGAGAAAAAGATCAAGGGTTAGATGAAAGAAAGGATATTCACCACAAAAGAACAGGGGAGGGTGCTGGTCGAGGCCGGCCTCCCTATCTCCACCGCCATCGGTTTCAGAGACAAGTATCTGGATCAATTACATTCTATGGAGGATGACGCTGGTCGTATAGGACTGATCGAGGCCGTTACCCCGGATATATCCAACCCTGTTTGGGATGTAGGGACGTTACTGAATTTACTCCCATATGAGATAGAGGGTTGTACATTCGAATGTTATAAGCTAGAACATGCATGGTCTGTAACGTATAGAGATATAGATGAGATCCCTATATATTGGAGTAGCGAGAAACTTCTTGTAGACACATTGTTTTCGATGATGATGGAATTACTTAAACATAAGATTATATGAGCATAAAGCAAATAACAAAATTAAGGTACAAAACGAAAGATAAGCCTCCTATGGAAGGTGTTCCTCTTTTAGGATACAACAAAAGATATGACTGTCCGTGGATAGTAGTGTACAGAAGCAAAGACAAGTACTACACTTGTATGAAGTACGACACCGAATTTGAAACATATCCACCGGAAGAATATGAATATTTATATCCATGAAAATATGAAACAAGTAACAAGAATAAGATACAAAACAGAGGATAATCCGCCTATGGCTAATGTCCCTCTTATAGGATACAGCAAAAAATATGACTGTTGGGTAGCGTTAGTATACAGAAAAGGGGATAACTATTACACCAATATGGAGTGCGATGTTGAATATAAGACATCTCCTCCAGATGAGTACGAATACGTATATCCGTGAGAACTAGAAGGGATATATTTATATTTAAGCATGATTAATATTATTTTTATATTATTCATGCTTTTATTTTTGTTTAAATCTTACTTTTGTATCAACATTAAAAACCAGATTGTTATGGATGGAGACAAACAAAAAGTCAATGAACTTACGATGAGGACGCTGGGTTCTCATTATGGCGGATATGCCTATGTAAAGGTAAAAAATCGTCAAGCTGATGTAAAGATAGATTGGAAGTTGTTGAGAGCTATAGAAGAAGGAGAGGTGGAGATAGACAACGAGAAATACCATCTATCCGGGATAGAGTATGTAGCTAAAAGATATCAGGACATGTTTTACGCTGGTCGTGATATTTATTATTTCAAGGGCATAGGAGGGCATGGGATGACCGATCTTCTTAGAAACGCTATAGATGATTTACTAGACACCATAAGTAGTAGAGAGGCTTATCGTAGTGCAGAGCATAAAATGTACGCCCAAATGAATCAACTTACTGAAGCGGGAGCCATGATCAGCTTGGCTATAGAATTACTAACATCTAATATCCGTCATAGTTATGGAGAAATTAATTTTGAACGATATCCAAGACCTGTGGAGGTGGAGGGAGAAGATAAACATTGATGACTTCAAAGAGGATCCTATGGCTGAGGATATGCCACTCTATTTCCCATGCGCTGTTATTTGGCATGTTGATTATGGGGGGCATGACGCTGATAATTATATATGTTATGGATTTGTTTATGTAGCAGAAATATTAGGAATATAAATATTAAAAAACGAAATAAATAGACATGAGTAAATTACTATTTTTCGATTTAGAGACAACCGGGGTTAAGTTCTGGAGAAACGGGATACACCAAATAGGAGGGATCGTGGATATCGACGGGCAGGAGGTCGAGAGGTTCGACATCCGCCTAGCCCCGAACCCTGCCGCCACGATAGAGCAGGAGGCGCTGGACGTGGCCGGCGTTACCTTGGAGCAAGTGCAGTCTTATCAGCCTATGGAAGACGGATACAGGCAGTTAGTTGGTATATTATCCAAATACGTGAATAAGTTCGATAAGAGGGATAAAATGTATTTAGTGGGGTATAACAACGCTGGATTCGATAACAGCTTCCTACGGGCTTTATTTACCCAATGTGGGGATAAGTATTTCGGATCATGGTTCTATCCTAACTGTATGGATGTATATGTTATGGTGACACCATTCCTGATGGGTGTAAGAAACGATATGGAGAACTTTAAGTTGATGACCGTGGCTAAGACCATGGGTATTGAGATTGATGAGAATAAACTCCATGACGCTACTTATGATATTGAGCTGACTAGGGATATATTTTATAAGATAATCAACAAAATGGATGTTAAGTTATGAGGGGAATTTTAGAGGCTATGCATGATTACCCGGATGAGGCGCTTGGGTTGTGTTTCTTTCTGATAGTGATTGTCTGGTTATTGTCAGGTGTATTTGAGAAAAAAGATGAATGATAAACTTGATGAGATACTGGATCTTCTAAGATCTCAAAATGAGATGATTAAGGATATTCACGATTATGTGAAAGAAGTTACCAGCGAGAAGTATATAGGAGAATCTAGAATGACAAGCTTTTCTATTAACTTGGCCGCTGATATACTTACCGAAGCCATTAGCCCTAAGATAAAGGGGATGATGGTGGATCTATTGAAGAAACAAGGATGGAAAACTGAATGAAATATGAGGACTTACGAGAGAAAAGTAAATCAGTTAAAAGATTTAATGATAAGAAAATACAAATCGGCTTACGACAAGTCAAAGGGAATAGATATAGATATAAGCTCGATAATGTATCTCCCGGTACCAAATGAATTTAATGATATGGATATTGAGAATATGTATGTTATTCTCGATAAGATTAAAGATATTATAGATAACAACAGGGATAAGCTCAAGAACCCGACTTGCGGTACTTGCGTACATCTGCATGATAATGAATGGGCGAAAAGATATGGCAAGGTATGTTGTTCTATTTGGCAGGTGTGTGACCATTATATAAACCCTAACAGGAAACATAATAGGAAACAAACAACATACGTAAGGCGTCCAAGCAACAAAGCTTGTCCTAATTATGAGTATGGTGATGATAATTTTGAAAACAGAAGAAGATGTATAAAAGAAAAGAATACCCGATAAAGAGCTATGTGCCGATGCGCACCAACAAGGATAGGACGTGTATCTGCTGTGGCGATACGATCCCAGCCGGCAGCAGCAGGATGATACCTAGACACGCCAAGGCAAATCACGGTCTATGTTTCCCGTGCTTCAGGAAATGGAGAAATACCGGAGGAGATCTTAAGCTTATGGACAACCCCGGAGATGCGAAGAAAGAGCATGTCATACATATGTCTAATATCCTGAAAGGGAATTGTGATATAATAAAAGGTCGAAAGCTTTACGTGGCTTTTAAAAAGGCGATAAACGGCGGAAAGAAGATCGTTATCAAATTTGACACTGATCAACCGATATCTATGTCAACAAGAGTCATGAATCCTTCATTCGGAGAGATCATGGACGAGTACGGCAAGGATATATTCCAAGGCAACCTTAAACTAATAGATGTCCCAAAAGGAGTTAAAGATTTAATAGTTAACTATATAGAAAAATATCGTAAATTGTGAACATAAAGACATTTATATACATGATCTTAACATTCAGAAGAATAGATCCTATACCTAAGAATATAGGATTTATGTTAAGTATAACATTCTGGATATCTGTAGTATGGATAATATCCAACTTTACCATATTGATAATGAAATTAATAAAATAGACGAAATGAAAGAAGGTGACGTGATATACAAGAATGGCATGGAGCTGCTTGTGGTATTAAGCTACGATCATAATGAACCATGTAGGGGCTGCTTCTTCTACAAGGATAATAAATGTGGATCAGAAAGACTGATAAAATGCTGGGATTGTAAAAAGGAATATATATTCACGGCTATACGTAAATATAATACGACTGAACTGTGCGGAATAGTAAAAAGATATGAGGAGACGTGATATACAAGAATGGTATGGAACTGCTATGACAAAAATTAAAGCAAGTATTATTATCCTATCTCTTATCATGATAGGATGTAAAGATAAAAAAGAAGAAGATGTTGATTGTTATCCTAAAACTGTTTATGTGGATAGTAGGGGTAATAAGGCAACCATGTTGAATGATTCTATTTTAGTAGTATGCACATGCCTAGAGTACCCAGAGAAGTATAAAATGGAGGTAATTAATATAAAGAACAAATAGATGGTTATAAATGACAAGCAACTTTACAAAATAACCCTAACAAGGGAGCAACTGATGTTGATCTCACAATGCGTGGAAGACATCAGTAGATTTGCGGTGGGTGACATGAATCTACAACATACGACAAGTACGTTGATAAATGATATGGATAGGACGGAATCGCTGGGGATAAGAAGCTTTATAGCAAATAACTCGATGGCTATAAGAAGAAGGCTGTTCCCGGATCTCGAAGACTATGAACATATAGGGTATGATGGAGGTAGTAAAGATATGATCAATAGAAAGAGACTTATCGGAAACACCTACCAGATATATAGATCAATACTGCATCAATTGGCTATTGACGAGAACTGGAATAACGTGTATAGCGACATGACGTTACCTTCAGGCGATATGGGGATGATTAAGGTGGAGAGGGTTGACGATGATAAGGATAACGACATTTAACGATACTAAAATATGAGCTTATTTGTATGCGCTAAATGCGGTTGCGTTGATAATACCGCTACGTCTAGTTACTGGATGTTGACAAACGAGTATATGGTGGACAAATTCGACTATGCCAAGGAACTACAGCCGTACAAGGGCATGGGGCTGTGCAGCGAATGCGGGAGGCTGGCTACCAGCCCAGACGGACGTGATGTCGTGGTGCCCGGTAAATGGCACGGGAAGTTCCCGAAGAAGAAAGCTACTGAAGAGGAATTAAAACGTGTAGGATATAAAAATCTGATAAGATGAATAAGATAAATAAGGTAAGAAAAGGAGAAGTTAGAATATACAAAGGAATGACATACGTGGCTGTCCCGGAGATAAAAGAAGATCATTGTACAGGATGCTGTTTTTATAACGAGGGAAGCTGTTTAATACGTGACCCGGATCATGTCGATTTTCCTGATTGCCATGATAGCGGTATGATCTGGATGCAAAAAGAAATTAATATAAGCGATATCAAAGAAAAGGCTATCAAATTAGCCATAGATGCCATGAAGCCCATACCGATATGCTCATCACCATGCTACAGTATAAGTGATAACAGATCGCCGGAGGAAAAGCATGAGGAGGAGATGAGGTTTTGTAAGGATCTTAACGACCTTAGATGTGAGATGCTTATTGATATGGCTAAGAAAATAGAAGAGTATTTATTATAAGATATATAATATGAAGAAAATAATAGGAATAGATTTCGATGGGACATGCGTGACAGACTTATACCCTTATGTAGGAGACAATATCGGAGCCGCTAGCGTATTGAGGGAATTGGGCGATAAGAATCTTCTGATATTGTATACGGTAAGAGATGGTAAATATCTACAGGATGCCGTAGACTGGTTTAGATATAATCATATCAATCTGTATTCGGTGAACTACAATCCTGAGCCAGTATCATCATCACCAAAATTGTATTGTGATTATTATATAGATGACAGGAATATCGGCACTCCGCTCACGGATAAAGGATATGTTGATTGGAATAAGATGTTGGTGTTATTAAAACAAAAGAACTTATTATGAAGATAATAAAAATGAATATCAAAAGATATAAGGAGATTATAAGAAAAAAGGATATACTAACACGAGCCTTATCAGAGGCTCGTAAATTAAACAAATCAATAATATGGGAGTAAAATATTTTACTGACGCAGGGATCGAATGTACCCCGGAAGAATGTAAGCTGATTGAATCATTAAATAGATTAGCGAAGAAATGGGAGAAGGACGGCAAACGTCTTTGGTTGTATTCCGCTAGTGGGGTTCTTACTGTCATGATGCATGGTGATTTCTTGACAATTCTTCCAGTTTAACAAATCCCTTTAATGTTATCATAACAGTCACGGCCTTAGCCTCCCAATATTCATCACCAGGATCAGATCCATATGTAACTAATCCAGAATTACGAGCGGACTGATATGCCTCTATCCTACCTCTCTCATTCCTAAAAACATATTTTAATTCCTGTAATAACGGATACATGTTCTTAATCCCGATATAATAGCCAAATTGCTCAAAATATTTTGATGATTCACGGATAAGGACACCTTCTCTTGGAATAGACCTTTTAAACATATCAATTACCGGTTCATTCTCCTTTATCGTATCTATAGCCGTATTTAATTCGGCTTGGACAATCTTCTTTTCCTCCTCGACCTTGTTCTTGGCTTCTAGTGCCAACATAGCTTCCTTCTCGGCCTTCACCTTGGCCTCATACTCATCAGCCCATGCCCTTGCGGCTTCCGCTGGATTGGAAAAGTCGGGAATACGCAAATGACTTACTTGATCATTATTCGACTTTTCCAACTTCTTTAATTCTTTTTCTTTCTCGATAAAATACCTTCTAGCTTTCTTCCCTTTATCATTATTCTCTACCATACATAGCTCTTTGGCCATATCCATCAATAGCAGGTAATCAGTCTTTGCAACTACCTGAGTATCAGACTCACCAAAATGGGGGAGTCTGTCATTCAGTAAGTTACCTAAATAATCATATTTTATCAATACAAAGTCCTGATTTTCAATAAAACCGTATTTTGATATACGATCTTTTATCCATGATGTAAAATCTCTTCTTATTTAAAGAAACGCATGAAGAAGCCTGGCGTCTACAACCTTATGATTATTATTATCTACTACCGGTATTAATGTATTTAAATCCATTTCGTTGGATTCGGACGTCAAAATTCCATTACTATTGTTCGTGGAATCATGAAAAAGATCTACATTTGTATTCATAAAATAATTACCTATTCCCATCCGTCCGGGATGGATAGATGGGAATACAAAAATAGCCAATCAAATTGTCTTAAACAATTGACCGGCTATTTTTTTTGTCATACCATATCAGTTATCTTCCCCTGTCAAAATACCAATTAGCGTCCTCTCCGGACTCATCCTTATTCCTACCACCTAGAAAGAATCCCATCGTCATGCCGTTGGTCATCAACCAGTAGTCGGATGTCTGCTTAATATCCCTAGCCGTCTTGATATTATACCATTGCTTACCAAACGAGAACTTCATGAGCTGCCTCCATAGCTTGCTCTCGCCCTTATACACTCCGGTCTGGACGGTAGCGAAAGGATCCCAGTTTCGAGGATCGGTAAGATCACCCAACTTACGGGCTGTAACCAGCGGGTCTTGTAACATGTCTATAGCGTTAAGCTCCATGAACGGGGATGTCTGGGAGGCGATCTCATTGATCGTCCTGAACCCGATGTAGGTAATGAACTGCCCGAACCAGCTATCCTCATTATCCTCCCTATATCCCATCAAAGCCCGTCCTATGGCCATCATCGTAGCGAATACCGCCATGTTGATAATCGATCTCTTGATATTGATCTGCTCGTAGGGGGTAAGCTTATCATACTCTTCCTTAAGCACGTCATATGCCTCTCCCATCCTGCCCTCGGACATCGATCCATAGACATTACCGGCCAGTCTCCATAACGTTCTCATATATCCTTCCTCAAACTGGTTGGTTTGGAAATTGAAACCGGCTTTCTTATACGCCCGCTGTACGGCCAATATAAACCATCCACGGTGAGGCAGCACCATATTAAGGATAGCGTTCCGGCTAGCCCCCACCCGGTTCTGCTCGTTCAAGGCGCCGTCGCAGATCTGCACCATACTCCTTACCCTACTGGACAAGGTGGGTATGTATCTGTCTATAATATCCTTGTTAGCCTCGTTCTTAGCCACGATCTTTCCGTCCTTGACGTCTACCATGTTCCACATAGAATAATCCCTTAAACGCTCCCAATCACGTTTAGCCTCGTTAGCGGACATATTCCTATCCTTCATCATCATCTCCTTGAAATTGGAGTATGACCAAAACTGACCCTCGTATAGGCGGGTATCATCCATGACCGATATAATGACCTGCGGATCCAACGGGGAGTTAAGAACCTCCATCATCTTAAACGGCAGATCCCGGAAGAAGGTTCTCCAGATTTTGTTATACGCTGCCGATCGTACACGGTTACGGACATTGAACACGCCTAGAGCCTCTCCAACGACATATAGCTTGTTGGTGCGGTTTATATCCCCGATCTCCGACACGTACGTACTTAACTGCTTCTGGGCTTCCCCATAGGCGTATTTCATGGAGTCCTTGCTTATATACTGCCCTACCATACCTTCCAAAAGGAAGTTGGCCTGCCCGGTAAGGGCGCCGGTAGCCGCGACGAACGGGGAGAAGCCTAAGTTGGATTTGGATACGAATTTGGTAAACATAAGAGCCAGCTTATTAAGATCGACCTTATAATTACCTATATTCCATTCTGCCCGCTTATTATTTATCCTAACATCATAGATACTGGCGTTAACCCAGTCCTGAAACATTCTATAGGCGTGAGTGGCCTCTGGGTTCTTACCGCCGTCGTATTGCGTCTCCAGCATCATGTTCCTGTATCCCATGACATCATCCAAGGCCGCCCTCTTATACTTGTAAGCGGTAGCCTGCAAGGATAACATGGAATAGGAGTAGGCGAAGTCATGGGACACGTCATCGGCGTTCTCCAACTTACTAAGATAGTATTTGGGGATCATACGATATTTGTTATCGTTCTCATCAAGCCCTCCTAGGTCTTGCCCCTGACCATGTATAGGGTCATCCACCCTCTCGCCAACGATATCACGTACGGCGTTGCCGATGGCCGCCTTCGGGTCAACCCCGGCCTGCACCATCCTCTCCACGCCGCCCTTGGATATTTGTGGTATCTGGTAGATGTTCCTGAACCGCTCATCATAGTCCTCCATAGCCTTACGGCTTATGTTAAGCAATTCTTTCCTCATCTCCCACTTATCCTTATTGATCGTAGCTTCCTCCCCCTCGTTGGTAATACCGTATTTCTTGAAAAAAGCCTCGTTCTTGTACTTATCGAACCTAGGCGTATGATACCCATAACCCAGATCGGGATTATAATTAGGATTACGGAAAGAACTCTCGGCGTCGGCCTCATCAAGCCACTGGTTGTTGATCGACAAGTCAATCATATTAATATCGAAGCCGAAACGGGATACGCTCTCTTCCTTAGATATACCATTTTCTATGGCATCAAAGAACTCGGATACCTTATACGTACCGTTATTTATCTTCCTGACGAAATCAGAATATCCCTTGGGAGAGTATTTCCTCATATAAGGATACAACCGGGTTCTGGCGTACTCGACAAGGATCTTATCAGTCTTACCCATCGCTATGTCGTTAGCTAGCTTATTATTGAAGTCAGGACCGTATTTCCTTCTCAAAAACGATACCTCCACGGTCGTCCATGACGGGTTTTTCCGAGATAACTTGGCGGCCATCCTATCCACCTGACTCCGGGAGCGGGCAGACATATGTTCCTTGGCGAATTTAATCTCATCCATACCCTTGTCGTATGCCATGGCATCCCTTAAAGCGTTACGGTAAGAATCCGTGACTCCACTCTCCACCGTATCAGGCATATCCATCTCAATAGTCTCAGCGGAAGCGGCGGCGTTAATAACGCTCTTAGCCTCAGCCAGACGATCATATAACTCGTTTATCTTTCTTAATGAGGCGGATCCACGTAACCTATCGAAATCATATTCCCCGTATCTCGTGCTATCCCGGTACTGGATAAGCAAGGGCCTTAGCTGGTCATTGATCTCGTTTATTGTCGCCATCGCCTCCTCTACCTTCTCTATCCTTGATGATGATACAGATTGCTCCGTGATCTTATCAACCAGATTCTCGTAATAATCACCCTCCTCGGATCCCCACATATCCTTGGAGAAGCCAAGATGACCGCCAGCTAGCAGGAACTCAAACGCAGCCTTGCCGCCCTCGGACCGCTCTATCCCACGAAGTATCTCCTTGAACTCGGCGGAAGCCTTACGACCCTCGTTGGTATTCCCGAACTCCTCGGCCCACGCCTCGTCCCATGCCTTGATCTCCTCGGACATCATCAGAGCCTCGGATCCCTCCTCCTTTGGTGTCCCATCGGAATACCACTCGCTCTTGGCTATAGCCCTGTCACGAAGGATATCCAGATAAGATCTCCAAGCTATAGGGTCAGATTGGAAAGCGGCCCAATCAACCTTCTTGTTCTTAATGAACTTATCCATAGCAACATACCGGCTTCTACGGATACGGGTCATGAAATCGGACGTAGCTTGTGATACCCTACGGCCCAGTCTTTCCTCGACCTTCTTATTGACTTTCTCGATCTTATCGTAATAAGCCTGCACCATAGGTTTCTCACGATTCTCATCCAACCACCTATTTATCGTATCCAGATATCGTTGCTGATCCTCGAATGTCATGGCTGAGATATCGAAATTCTGGATACTTGGCTTGAATATATGATTGATCTCCTTTGTAATAGGCTTATCCCCGTCATATCCTACTATGTCGTCACGGGTCTTCACCTTAAGACCTCTATCGGATAGAAGAAGATCAATAAGTTGTTTCTCGGTCTTACCCATGACATTCTTAAGATCATATATATCGATAATAGCCTTAGCCTGCTCGGTCCTGTATAGTAAATCGTATTTGGCGAAATCACGGGACGAGTCAAGGTAATCAGAGTTCTTACCGTTTATCTTCTGTATAAGATCCTCATTATCCTTTATCCCCCATCCACGCTCTTTCATCATCTTCGTCATCTTATTGATATTAGCCACGCCCTCAACATGAGCATCGTTATAAGCCTTGGCAAGGCGTTGCCCTAACATGCCTAAGATAGCGTTCCAGCTATGTTCTAACGTCCCGAAAAACCGGGACATGACATTGATATCCTTATGGATGTTATTTATCAACTTCTTTATCCCATTCCAGAATCTTTCTGGAATGTTAAACATCCGGAGCTGTCCATCCAGCCAATCCTCGTTACGATCACTACGGAGGGCGTTTATATCAGACATAGATGTCTCAGCCATCCGCAATATATCATCCATATCCTCTACCATGCCAACTTTGTTGTTGCCATAATAATCTGCCGCCTGATTATTGACGAATCCACGAAGATTCCTGATTAACGGTACTATCTCCCCATATACGTTATCGATAACCTGTATCGTCTCATAATCCAATCCCTTGTCGCTCTTACGCAAGCTACTGGCGACCGTAACCAAATACTCTACCTCGGCCTTGGCTGTAGCTATGACACTCTTGGTGGATAACAGGTTGTTGTTCTTACTAAGCTCACCCCCGACTTGTCTCACCTTCTCGCCTATATCACGGAGAAGGGAGATGCTTTCCCCGATCCTCTGGCTCTGGCTTGACCTCATCCTCTGTAATCTGGTGTATAGCCTTTCCAATGACCTCCCGTTCTTGATCAACTTATTGGCCACGTCAACATCCGATAATGAGTACATGAGATGATCGCTATCCTTTAACAGAAGCACGTCAAATGCGCTTGGATCATCAGCTAACGCCGACTCCTTTATCCTATCAAGAACCTTATTCAAGTCTGATCTTTGGCTGGTAAAGAAATTACGTATGGCTCGTATCATCCTGCCAAACAAAGAAAGCTGGGCGTCCTCATCCGATGCCAGATCCTCCACCGCCTGTTCCATGCCCGGAACGAACCGCTGGGCCAACGTCTTGCCTAGGATCTCCCGCTTCACCATCCGGTCTAACTCCTCTCCTTGGTACTCCTTCCCATATACCTCATAATAACGACCAGCGAATTGGTTCCATAATGAAGTTCCCTCGACAGAATCAAGTATCTCGTCAATCTCCTGCTGATTACGATAAGTATCGATCAAGAAGTGAGCCACCTCCTCATTAAGATCCTCTACCGTAGCCCCCTCAGCCAATGCTATCACGCCATTAGCCATATCGGATAACGCCCTAGCGGAAGGATCTACGCCATTACGCATCTTATACTTATCCATATATTCGGACATACCCATCACACGGATACCTAATGTGGATAAGATGTTGGTTATATCGGTCCTGTTTTGAAGATCTTCCGCCTTCTCGTTCTCAATAACGCCACGGACATTGTTTCCGTATAAGGCGTTATCCTCCATCATCAACGATAGCGCTAGCTCCATGAACCCATCATACCTGTTATTAAGTTCCTCGAACCGCCCTTGCCTTAACATACCTTTAATCTCAGACCTGCTTACCGTGACCTTCTCCCCGGACGTAGTGATAAGATCAAGATCATTACTTACCTCCGTATCAAAACCTATAGAACCCAATGCGTTCATTTCGGAGGACTGACTTCCAAATCTATTTTTAAGGCTAGAGAAGGCATCCATAGCGTTATAGATCTTAAGACCATCAGAATTGCCGGCTCCGGTAAGATAATATCTATCCCCTAACCTTATACGTTCCCCGCTCAACATACCTTTCTTGATAAGGTAATTGACGAACCCTCCACGGGTGCTTATATTAGAGTCTGAGCTAATACCAAGGATCGGGATGAATGACTCGCTGTTATTAAGGGTTATTGAGGAAGAGCCAAAGGAGATGTCAGTCGTGCCAGACGGGATGTCGCTCTCCTCGACACTGCCGGCCAAGAACCCGGCCTCGACCCGCCCACCGGACGATCCTTTTATGGCGTTGGCGTAAGAGTCGTATATCTTGCCGTCATCCGATCTAAAGAACAGGCGAGGCTCACCGGAATCATATACCAATCTTGAAGATGGAGGAGTATAATTCTCAATATCATTTAAAGGCAAGACATTGCCAGAAAATATGATCTCCCCGTCTATACTTCCGCCTTTCACCCTAATATTAGGTCGTTGCCCGGTAAAAGCGCTTCCCACGGCCTTCCATAACATACGAGCTGTCTCCTTAATATCTATATTCTCCCTGATAGCCCTTATATCATCCCATGACGCCTCTTTCAGTATCGTATCGCCAATATTATCCTCGTTTATGGAATCCAAATCCACCTCCTGTACCGTAGATGTATCTACCACCGCCATATCATTGACATCACCTACCTCTCCGGAAGTAAGATAAGCCACGACATTGTCGCTATTCCCAAGGCTTCTGGCCAACGCTGGGGCATCCATGTCGCTTATGACGGACAGGACCTTGGCTGACATAAGTTGCCCCCACTCGCTAGCGTTAAGTTTGGCACTTATGGATCTGGCCGCCTCCTTATTCCTTGGAACGGATCTCGTCCAGTCTCCGAACTTAGACCTGAACTTATCGTTATAAATAGTCATATAAGCTTCAGCGGCCTTATTAAGGTCACTTACGGTAGCTATACCCGCTATCTTATCGAACAAGGTAGATACCTCTCCGGAAGGAGTCAAGACACGGGTTATCTTACCCTTACTATTTCTTTTAATTACGCAACTCGACATAACTTCATGTTTTTGACAAAGATAAACAAAAAGCCCCCACAAATAAGCGGAGGCTGATATTCTTATATTTCACAAATGGATCTATATCTATTCTGTACTATTACTATAGAGAAAATCATAAGCACAACCACCAGCGAAACCAGCTATATACGCTGCGTGCTCATCCTCTCCGACCTTAAATCCAAGCGACATATTACAAAACTGACATACACTCATGGCTACATGAAATGACTCATGGCAGGTATTTTTTATCGTTATATCATCATCGCTCGAAAAGTTCCAAAGTATAGCGAATCGACCATCATCATCCCTATCCTTTACCAAATTCACAAAAGACGCTTCCTTGCCCATATCCTCCTTATTTCCCCATTCCCCATTATGCTCAGGCTCCATATTCTCGAAACGATCACACAACGTCTTATAATCTAATCCAACCGTGATAATCAAATCCAACGGATATATCACGAAATCAAATTTCTTTTCTCTCACGTTACTAAAATTATTAATTTTATTTATCAAATTCACATTCGTATCACAAAATGTTTACTCTAACCGGGTTAAACGCCAACCCGCTACCGATTATCCTACTTACGTAAGAATCACCGAATACTTTTCTTCCGATTCCAATAGTTCCGTTAATATCAGCGTTAATCAATTTCCCGATAGAACTTTGGAACAATCCGCGTTTCTTTCTTTTGCCTAAGTAAACATCATGCTTTCCCAATTTTTCAAAAGCCAGATGATCTACTTTGGAGGTATAGGATTCCTCGTGGACTTGAAAGTCTATTCCAACCAACTTACACTTATAGGATATCTTTTCAACAAGTTTTGAGAATGGAATCTCAACGAACTTCTGGTTTATCCTCTTCCCTAGATTTACTCCATTCTTCCATCCTTTATTCAACCCCACAACAAGACTTCCGATATTGTTATCGATACAATGGTTAACAATATATCTACTGATCTTATGGATATGATCCTCAATCCAAAAATTCCTATAATTATTTAGCTGTCTAAGTCTCCTTGAAGTTCCCTTATCTCCAATGTAAGACATCAATCTAGCTCTCTTCTTATTATACCACTGATTAAAGGACTTGATAATCTTGCCGTTTACAATGAAAGGCTTGATACCTACATCGCTTATACATGAACATAAGTTATTCAATCCCAAATCAATCGAAAGAACATTATTCTTATCAAGATTCAAATCCTGTTCCTTCTTCTCATAAATAACCTCAACCACATAGCATGTAGCTTGAGGGATTATCCTAACCTGACATAATTTATTATCTCCTATTTTAGTTTTGATTGGCTGGATTATGTTTTTGATAAAATGGATACAACCATCACTATTAAGCCTGCAAGCAGAAGTCGTAAAGACTACCATATTCTGCTTCTTGCCTCGTTTGTACTTCGGCAATTTTGGTCTTGATAAAAATTTAGAAGGATTCTTCTCATATTCCTTCTTTGATTTCATCCAAGACTTTGTTACCGAAAACACTTGAGCTACGACTTGTTGGGACACTACTGATGGTAGATTCCTAAAATCAACCTGATTCTCCTTACATAATTTAGTAGAAAACTCATATTCATTTATGTAATCTCCGGAAAATATACCTTGTCTGACATTGAAAAGAACATAATTATACAACAACCCTGATTTGAGGCATACATCCTCAAATCGGTTGTCTTTTATGATATGTCTTTCAACTAATCTCATTTTTAATATCTTATGCCATAAACATAAACATTATTTATGAAATAAATAATTCATTCAACTATAATCCCCTTAATTTTTCTATAACCTCAAAACACATCTTACACTCAATCCTACGATACAACTGCCTTACGCCATCTATCGTAGTCCAATAACGACCACCCTCTCGGTGCAGGAACTCACTCATTACCTTAGTGTCAGCCACATCATGTAGATCGTATGAGTCAAAACATAACTTACATATATCGTCAAGATCAAAATAAGTAACCTTATTATACGACATACAACGGATTTGTCTCCCATCAGGAACCTGAACATCGAAAACATTTATCTTCTCCATATTAAAAAACAGAGGGATGCCGATCCCATCACAGACCGGTATCCCTTATAATAAATTAGCGACGAAAAGCATGGTGATGGACATGCGCCACAAATGTAATTACAAAATTCGTAAAAACAAAATATCAAGGACAATCACCTATGCATTCGCACGGAGCATCGCTTTTCAAAACCCCATACACCCGATTGTCGCTAGTCAGCCATCGTTTGCCGTCACTCGTAATGTAAGCCTGCCGGCATCCCTCCTGATTCACCGTGAGCGTCTTCTTAATACCTTTTGGAGTTGTTATCTCCAGCTCAAGAGTACGGTCAAGACCGTTGTTCATCACCGAGCCAAAGGAAACAGGGGCGTTACCGGTCCCGGACCCCGGGCTGACGGTCAGAGGCTGGTCCGTTACCTCGCCTACCCCGTCCTTCCAATTAATATTCAAATCATTAGCCATAGTTATATTATTTTTGTTCTATTGCAAAGATAGCAAAACAAATAAACCCCAACCGGCTTAAGTCGATCGGGGTCTGAGTAAGCGAAAAGAAACTGATTATCGTCCCATCATTCTCAATACGGTCCTAGTCGCTGCTTGCGCCCAAGTCCAGCTGTCATTAGATGTTACGTTAACCGTCTGTTGAGTACCATTTACATCCAAGTTAATAGTCTCCTTGTCAAGCTCGATAGTAGAGTCTCCAGTGGCTTGAGTTACCGTCACGTTGGCTGTCTGACCACCAGCGGCGGTTACTTTCAATGTAGCCGTCAGTTCATCGATCGTGACGTTGGCCGGTACGTCCGAGATCGTGATGCTCCAAACGAACTCGCCAGCGGCTCCGGGGTCGTCGGCGATAACCGCTCCGTTAGCCGTAGTCTTTCCAGCCGCCGTGTAGTCAGCCGGGAGCTGTAACGCAAGCCCGTTCCCCTCAGCCGGCGTGACCGAAAATGTAAGCTTAGTACTGTTAGACTTACCGGTGATGGTAACATTACCACCTGTCTTTTGTACGGAAGCGTTAGGGCTGTCTGATCTTACCACCTCAGCAGCCGCTGCCTGATTAACTACCAACGCCTTCTTAGCCCCGCCGTTCGTGGTGACCGTAAGGTTGATAGTGCGTTGAAGACGACCGGTGTGTTTCTCACCGGAGAAATTAACCGCCTGATCTCCTGATCCTGATACCGGGTCGACGGTTACGAAACCAAATTTTTGTGAAGCCATAATCTATTTATTTATAAATGTCATTTTATTATGCCAAAAATAACTTGTATCATATCACAAGCCAAATATAGGGGGGGTAGATACGACTAGCCCTGTACAACCTCAACATACAACCCTACTAAGTCCTTTAAATTATGACTAAGAGGAGTTCCACTATCCCTTGTGCATTTATACACGTCAGCGTTCTGAATGTAATACTTATCCTTGAATATCTCCATTGGAGGGAAATACGGGATAGGATCCCCTATGGTCCCGGCATGCTCCTTATCAATGACCTTATACAAGGAAGCCGTATTTAGTCCGGGTTCCCATTCCGCTGATAACGTATGTGACTGAATAACCTCATAAAGGATATCCGTATCGTCCTTAACCACCCTGAGGCAGAATCCGGCATCCACCGACAACCCGAACTCCGCCCCTTCTTGTCCCCATATAGGGAATAGGACCTTAATATCCAATTTCTCGTTAGAAGATAAAGATATGGCCTTATTATTAACTACCATCCTAGAGAATTTGGCAGCTACTTTCTGGGGATCAGAAGCGTCCTTCTCCTTCGCCTGTTGCTGGATGTATGCCGTGGTAACACTTACCTTATCGGGATAGCCGGACTGAGCGTCAATATCCCTCACCTGCTCTACGGTAGTGGCTAGGCTGACTTCCCTCCGTTTGGCTCCTAACGCCGACATCAGGTCATTATCGTACTTATCCATCATCCCGATCAAGATCTTGCCTTCCGTCATATCGAACTCCAGACCCATGATCGTTATCTTACCAGCTATAGCCCCATCAGCCAAAGCATTACGCCTATCATATTCAGGGATATAGATATTTTGGTCATCCAAGAAAAACTCATGAAGATTATTATTCTCATAAGTCCTGATCTCCTCATACTTAGCCGATTTCTCCTCATTAAGAAGCCTTGAGTCATCCAATTTAGCCTCGATAATTTCCTTAACCGTAGCTTTAGGATTGGCCTCCTTGAACGCCAGTTGCTCCTCTCCCAGCTCTATCCATGGAATCGGATTGCCATTAATATAATCATCATAGCTATTACCCTTAGCGTAATTATCATCAAGAGGTTCGTCTAAAACCAACATATTGGGATATATTTCCCTGTTTATATATGTATATGCCATAATCTATTCTTTAATCTTGTTCTTTAACGGCGATGCTATACTTGCCTGAAGCGTAACACCAGATATTTATCTCGAAAGGCTTGTTAGCCGTAGTGGTTATAGAAGTACCACTCATGCTTACATAAGCCCCGGAGTTGGGTATAGCCTGCGTGAAGGCCGCCGACGGGACGCACCTGATCATCAGCTCCTCCCCTATCTGCATCCCTGACTGCACGGATAGGGTGGTAGCGGCTGATAACGTAGCCGTGATACTTCTCTTGCTAATAGGCAGGTTAGCTAATGTCGTGACCGTATTAACTCCTATAAGCCTGTTCATGGTCTTCTTGTCAGCCGCCGCCATCAACCCGTTAGTAGACTCATTGGCTACGGCGTATGTCGTGTTAGGAGGTGTAGCCCAAGTGCCATCTCCACGCATGAAACTGGATGTGCTTCCATTAAGCTGTCTCAATAAGCCGTTAGCTGTAGTAGAGGCTAATCCGTATGTGGTATTGGTAGGCACTACCCACGTTCCATCGCCACGAAGAAAAGACGTATGCTTACCAGCGGCAGGAGCCGGAACTAATCCAGCAGCACCGGCGGCGGAAGCCGTAGCCGCCTTCATATTGGCGTAGGTAGTATTCGTATCCTTATAATATGGGATACCACCGACAATAGGACAAGCTGTATATCCAGAGGCGCTTGTCACGGTACTGCCGTTCTTGACCAACCCCGTGGACCCGTTAGCTCCTACAACACCATACGTTGTATTAGTATCCGTCCAAGGCACGTTGACATACATCTTACCACTACTATCCAACTCCACCGGATAATTCTTGCCATTCTCCGAATATCCGATCATCACCAATCCTAAGGTCGTGGTATTAGCCTTAGCGTATGTGGTATTTGTCGGAACCACCCATGTGCCATCACCACGAAGGAAAGAGGTTTGCTTGCCGGCAGCCGGAGCGGGTACCAATCCCGCCGATCCAGCGGCTGAGGACGTCGCTCCACCCATGTTGCTATATGTGGTATTAGGAGGGGTTTGCCATGTTCCATCACCACGAAGATACTTGGCTTGCGCTCCGGCGGCAGGTGCGGGGACCAAGCCGGCCTTTCCCGCTGCTGAGGCAGAAGCGGCTCCCATATTGGTGTATGTCGTGTTGGTATCCGTCCACGGGACATTCACATACATCTTACCATTTCCGTCAAGAACTACCGGGTAATTCTTCCCGTTAGCCGAATACCCGATCTTAACAAGACCCAGATTATCGCTCGTGGCCTGTGAGTATGTAGTGTTATTGTCAGTCCAAGGAACATTTACATACATCTTCCCATTACCGTCTAACACCACGGCGTAATTCTTGCCACTAGTATCGTAACCGATCTTAACCAATCCTAAAGTATCAGCCGAGGCTTGATTGTACGTGGTATTATTATCTGTCCATGGGACATTGACGTAAGCGTTGCCGGACGAATCCAGTTGCACCTTATAGTTCTTCCCGGAAGTCGTATATCCTACCTTAATACCGCCAAGAACGGTAGCGGAGGACGTGGGAGGGGTGAAGGTACTTGGTTTGCCCGTAACCCCGGACCAAGGCACGGAGGAAGCCTGACTGGCCGTGTAAGGCTCATATCCATCCTCACTGCTTAATTTAGACTCGTCTTTTATCAGATACATCTTACCTGTAGACGTTACCTTTACCGTATCACCACTTTGAGCCGTAGCGGTGGTAAGGGCAAATCTGGCCGTATCGTCAGCTACCACGATCAATCTCTCCAAAGCCGCCTTAGGCAACCTATCTATACTGATGGTTCCGGACGCGATCTTAGAGGCATCAAAATTAGCCAATGTCGTGGAGATAGTTACGTTGTCTCCGAAGTCCGATGAGACACTACCGGTAACAGCCCCGGACAGCGCTATGGTCCTAGCCGCCTGTAATTTCGTGGCGGTAGGGGCATTATCCGTCTTAAGAGCATATTTGGTAAGATCAATATCATTAGCCTTATCCAAAAGCTGATCTATCTGCTTACCATTGTATTTACCTTGAAAATCTTCCATATCAAACTTATTTTTTGCTCAAATATAGTTATATACATAAATACCAAGAAATCGAGGGGGGGGAGATACGGGTAAGTGTCAAAAACCGCCGTCCCCGTGCAGGAATCCGCTACGGAATATAATAGCCTTGTCTTTAAGTTTCTGGACAGACTCCCATTCCCATTCACCCTCACAAGGCTTAACGACATACTTATTCCCCCATGTCTTGAACTTTCTCTCTATGACAAACATCTCCGGGTCTTTCAAAACATGGAAGATACTTCCGACAGGGAAATACTTATCAGTTCTCAATATAACTCGATGATGTCTCTCGTCATATTCAGGATCGCCTACGATACGTGCCTTATAAAACTGGAAATCATTTAACGTCTGATCCACGGGATCTATCCAATAATACCCCTTACCCATTGCAGTTTGTATTTAATTATCTATATTTGCGGTGTAGTAACTCATAATGTTTTAAGTGATTTTCAACCAAAGGGAAAGGGTGTCCGTGAGGATGCCTTTTTTCATTCCCGCCCACCCTACCATGACAAAAAGATCTACCTCGAACAAATGTAATCATAATAAAGATACGGTCAAAAAGAAACCCTATCGGTATTCTATTGCCGACAGGGTTCTCCAACGTTGTATCAAACTAAATCATATCACTCCATTTGATTGTGTCACCGACGAAGCACCGCACCGCCAGATACCTTACGAACGCCGTCCCTTCCGGGGCGTCAGGGTCTTCCAGATAAGCCAAGACAGCCTTGACTATTTTCTGGTCGCAATCCAATACCTTAGGAAAGTAGTCGCTATAGAACATAGCGAACAGATATTGGATATCTCCCCAAGTGGCGTTATCAGGTTTCTTAGCCCCGCATTTATCGAACATCTGCTTAGCGTCCTCCATCGTCCATCTTCTCTTGGATCCGTCGGCGTTAAGCATCTTGTCAGCGGCTTCCCTAGCCAGCTCCTTGGAAAAGTGATATCCATGGGTGTCTATATACCGCTTATAATCCGGGTCATCGGCGTCTGCTCCTCAGTAGTAACGACTCCTGCGTCCCCTGCGCATATACGGTTCGGTACCTTCGTACTCGTCACGGATGCCACGCTCACCGAACCATCCCCTGCGATACATCTCGTCCTCACGTTCATGGAGTCTCTCGCGTTTCTCAAGCTCACGCTCGTCACGTTCCAGCTCCCTCTCACGTCTTTCAAGATCACGCTCACGGCGTTCTAGCTCATCCATCCTACCGTCATGCTCCTTGCCATAATGGTCATATATTCCACCACCATAACCCATGTAAGTCCCATCCGAACGTCTGCTACGTCCACGGCTGCCTCTACGATCGTAGATCTCATCATCGTAGTCCTCATCGTGGCCGCCGCCTAAATCTATAACTCTCATCTTAACCTAATTTTTTAATTAACAACTCTTTTAGCTCATCGAAAGAGGATCCCATCCTATCGACTTTCTCCTCAAGATTCTTGATCTTCCGGTCTTGATCCTTAGTCTGCTTAAAAGCCGGATTGATTTCCTCAAGGATCGAATCACAAGCCTCTAGTGTCCTCCTATGCTTATCGATACTATCGAGAATATCGGAGCTGGTTCTCTTAGCGGCGTTAAGCTGGTTCATGATCGGATCGACCGAGCAGGCCAAAGTTATGTTATTGGACATAGCGACATCCCTGCTCTCCGGTACGACATAGGTCATGGAAGACCCGTTTATCTCCACGGTAAGATCTATCACCCTATCCTGTAGTTGCTGATATTGCCCCATCTGACCCATCTGGGGTTGCTGGAACCTAGGCTCGGACACGTTAACCACATTCCCCATCCTAAACACCGGAACATCGGACGTATCCAGCGTATATACTTGAAATCCTTTCTTTAAGTCTCTAAACATATCTCGATTTTTAAGCGGGAGGGAATACCCTCCCATTAGACATCCAATCTAACCTATTCCTCATCAACAGTCGTCTCCGACGCCGAGGCGGAAGTTGTAGGCACACAGCAATCCATGAGCCTCAATACACCCCTTACCTTATTGAAATAAACAAGGCGTTCGGTGTTGTTAACCATAGCCGCTCCGGTCACAGCCACGTTGATCGGGTTCACCACAGCCACGCCGGTTACCGGGCAGCATGTGTCATCACCTACCGTGGATACGGTGCTGTTCGCTGGAATAGCTATCTGTACTGGCAATGTCTCGCCTGTTGTCGGAACCACCTGCCGGATTTTCAGCAGCAGAAGGCCCTCGCATGGCAAGGACAGCCATATCCTTGGGTTGATGCCGAAGATGGTGTTGGTAGTAGTCACTACCACGTTCTTCGTGACCAACTCATAAAGAGACCCTATTTTAGAAACACAAGCCATAATAGCCTCCTTCCTTTATAGAGTTAAATAGCGGCGTTTCCGTTGTTGCAGCATCCATTGTTGCACCCACATCCGTAATTACCTCCATAAAATGCTTGACCCCATCCATAAGTCTGGTAAGGAGAGCATGAAGGATAAGCCGGCACAGGGGTAGGTCTCAACTGGTTGATCAAATTCTGAGTCTGTTGCTGAGTCAACGCGGAGGCTTGGTAAGCCGACCTTTCATCACGCAACTGATTGATCGTATTCTGCATCTCACGCATTTCCAATTGACAGAATTTATCATTAATCAAGGTTGTTTGAGCATCAATCTTAGCGCTCAAGATATTGAACTGCGTAGTAGCCTGCTCACGATTGTTTGTCAATCCTTGGTTGATGTTACTCTGAAGAACATTGGTTTGCTCTAACGTCCGTAATTGATTGTCAAAGCCTTGCTGCGTTATCATATTTTGAGTAGCGCACGTGCTTTGGTTGATCAAAGAACTCAAATTGCAGCAGCAAGAGCTGATCTGATTGCCGATCTCACAACCTTGTTGCTGTACGGCGTTAATAACAGCCTGAGAAGTCATACCTACCTGACCAGCCACCTTATCAATAGCGCCTTGTACATTACAGATAGCGTTTTGTAATTGAGAGGTAGAACAGTTAAGGGCGTTAGAGATCTGATCAATAGCGCTTCTGTTACCTTGGATAGCCTGCATCAGTAGCTCACGGCCATAGTCGTTGTTCAATTGAGCCGGAAGACCGTTAGCGCAACAATCATTTCCATTACCACCAAAACCATTTCCGAAACCACGTCCGCCCCATAACCAGAATAGGACGATGATCCACAACCACCAGCCGTTAGCCCCTCCGAACTGGTCTTGGTTGTTACGACCGTTCATCAACGCAGCGACTAAATTCGGATCCATCTTATTACCACCCAAAAGGCTGGTAAACATACCCGGAATCATAGATAATAAACCATTAGCGGCGCTACCGCTCCCGGAACCCATGCCGTCTAACAGCACGATTTTGTCTCCACTTGTACCCATGTCTATTTATTTTTGAATTAATAATAACCCCACCTGATAGTGGGCGTTACAAAGTTCAAAAATTAATAATCCTAGGATCGTGATATATGTCATCATCAAAGCACGTCATGTCATGCAATTGGTATTAATAAGAACCGGTACAAGACAAAAAATCCGGAACGTATCACTACGGCCCGGATTCATGCAAATCTATAAATTCAATGTTTCAATGCTCGAAAGAAAACGTCTCACGACGTCAAAGAGAGATTAACTACACGAAAAATCTCGCATCAACTTATTTGTATTAGCAGTGTATTCATTAACTATCTTACTGGATGAGGGATTATCCTCTATCCTTGACAGGCGGTTATCGTCACTCCTTACCGTAACGTCACCCATCCTTCGTACCATGTTTTCTTGATATGATGATGGATCGGAGTATATAAGATCATCAACGAACCTGTATATCGCACCATCAACCGTCTCACCTATCTTCTCATATAAGCCGGATTGGAACGACACGAAATCATCATACCTTCCACGAGCCAAGAACGAACCGTCCGGTCTCGCCTCGACGCCGCCGTTGACCTCCCGGAGCAGGCCCGGATTCCTTTGGTACAGATACCTATAAAACCCGGCATCCATCATCCTATCCTGTCTATCCAGATAGAAAAGGTTTCTCATGCTACTGTCACCGGACTCGATAGCCACGTCAAACAGAAGATCCCTTACCTGACCTTCCGGCAACGACATCTCCATGCTTTTTAACGTACCTCTGTCATGGTGATTCAAAGATACATTATAAAATCCATTAAAATCAAGGAAACGTAAGACATTATTATATAAATCCGATTTTTTTAACCTTTCCTTGATCTGGATCTTCCTCAACGATGTACAGGATTTGATAAAATCCCGATCCTTCCCCTGTCTAGCCTCGTATCTCCTGAACTCCCGATCGATATCGGCATCATCCATCTCAGGGGTAACTGGATGCTGGTATATCAATCTGGCAAGGATCATGTTCTCGGTATTCGAGAATGAGATGTTGGACATAACCAGCTTTTTTATATTATCCTTGACCACGCCAATATCGGAACGGGAAGCCCCGGCGGGGACCACGCCAGCCGGCAAGTACGAGGGCCGCTCTATCCCGATATTGGCCAACATCTCATAGGCCTGATCGGTGTCGGTTATCGGAGCCGTGTTATGGTACGTATTCCTACTAATATACAACATGCTCCTATCATACATATCGGAAGGGGATGTATTCCCGGATCTTACATACACCATCCTATCCCCAGTAGAATAAGTATCCTGAACCTCGTATATCGGATTCCCTTTTCCTGTTATCCTATCAAGATCGGAGATAAAGCTATCGTATACCGAATTGCCGGCCTGTATGGAAGATAACATGACATCCAGCGATGCCATAAGATCACGGATATCCTCCGGTCTGGATATAACCATCTCATCGCTGATCGCCTCGCTTATATCCACGCCCATGTCGGCAAGATCCATGGCTATGTCATGCAGACGTCCGGCAACGTCCTTGATGTCCTTAAAATCATCCATATCGATTATCTCCCCAACCTTATCCCTTAGACCCTTCATATCCTTAGGCATACTGATATACGGTGTGGTACTATTGAAGTACGAGTCGGTAATCGTATTTCCGTCCTGACTCCGAACCTCCATACGGGTCATATTACGATACGTGTCATACATCCGATCTGCGTAATCCTGATCCTCCTGATACCGGAGTGCCAAGGAAGGGTATGGGATGGAGGCGAAAGCCTGATCGAACTCCCGGCGGTCGCTGATACCGCCTACCGCCCTCATGATCGTATCCCTTACCTCTATTGGATTCAAGCCCCTTCTCTTTCCTAACGAGTCATATGTATCCTCATATATCATATAATCATCACCAAGGCCTGACTCGGAGGATAGGAAATACATATCCTTCTCATTAAGATTCCCCTCAGACATAAAATCGACAATCCTCCTCATCATATCCCTTACCCGCTCATACTCCGATCGGTTAGTCATGATATTATCAATCTCATCAGCGTCATACATCCCAGATCGCTCAAGATTGTACCTATTGAGGAATATATCACCGCCGGAAAGGAAGTTAGATACGATCATATCGTTAAGATCATTGATATTATCAACGCCCAGGGAAGTAATGGTATTATTGATATCCTTAACCTCGTCAGCCATGAAATTACCCACAGCATAATTCTTTTGTTTGATAAAGGACATGACATCATCATACCTAGGCTCCCCATTGCTATCTAAGCCGTATTCTGATGGCATGGACATCCAATCGCCAAAGAAAGACACGAAGTCGGGGGAGTAGGCCGTACCCCAGACCGATAAGGCCTGCTTCTGGTCGCCAAGCACCTCCATCGCCCTTTGGTATAATCCGGATGGTTGGTCGTTCGGGGCAAGGACATTATCTACCCCACCCTCCTTATTTTTTATAACATAACAAGATCTACCCATAGCTAAATCGTTTTGTTACAAAGATATGAAAATCCCGCCTACTCTCACGAGCGGACGGGAGCCAAATAACAATAATAACAAACCTTATGTTTACTCTGAAAAAGTACAAATCATTTTGCCGATCCTCACGGACAGGCAAAAAACTCAATCCTAAATAACAAAAAAAATGAAACTTATCGTTTAGCGAAAATATCTTTATCTGATCTACTCAGAACCCTACCTTTCAATTCCAAGAACCTAGGCATCCATTCCCCAGATATCTTAGACACGATCCACTGGAATCCCTTAGGAGTCACATAAACAGTGTTAGTTCCATAAAACTCATCGTCATCACGATATCTGTAACGAGCATAACCACGATCTATCATCCTTTGGGATAACAACCATCTCTTACCGGTTTTGGCGAAGAACTTATTATCCTCAAGCAATATACGAAGATTCTTCTCCGCTATATCATATCCATGAGCCTCTAGCTTTTCCCGAACCTCTCTGATCAACATATCTGTCTCTTGGGCTATTTCGGCTGTCTTAGCAAATTCAACCATAGGAGCCTGTTCTTTGATAATATTATCAGATATCCTCTTAGCTTCTTCTGCCACTTTCTTGGCTTCAGCTAATGCCTTTTTCTCCTTCTCCGATTTAATTAACGCTTCTAATGCCTCTATATAATCGGATGGTAGATCTCTTCTGCTTATATCAGAATTACTCCTATTTATTGATGTATGCCCTTTCAATAAAAGTTCCTTTATTTTATCTGTACACCACAGCTTAAAATCTACACTAAGCCACTGGGCAAAATCTATAGCTATATCCTCATGCAACCATACCCCACCTCCAAAAACCGGCATTCCAGTCTTCTTTATAACTAACTGATTTTCAGATTTACCAGTTTTTCTGGTAATTGCCTTAACTAACTCATTAGTAGATACTAACGATAAATAGTCGTTTGTTCTCCTATTAAAGTATTTAGCCATCTCCGTGGCATTAACATAGGTTACATCATCAACCGTTTTAAAAGTTACATCATTACCATTGTAACTAAAAATCTCAGATAATTCACTCATGATATAAAAACAACGAGAGCCATTGGCGTCCGTTATTCCACCAATGACCCTCATCTATCGCCTACGCTTAGGCGAGTTAATATCTTCTTATGGCCCAATAACGGATGTACACCGCAAATATAAGACCTTATTTTGAAACTACAAACAAACAGGAGACATTTTTACAAAAAACGTAATCAATTATATTTGTCCATCATATAGACGAAATATAACTATATCTATCCTCCATCATCATCACCACCTTCTTGATATCAGATAAAGTTAATTTCTTTATCTCCATATTCCTACTATCCATCCTGACGAAAGAGTCCTTGAACTCCTGCTCGGTTATGGCATCCAACCTAAATAGATTGTATTTTATAAGTAACTGGGTTACGTCAAATATCAGGATATTAAGATCAATATCATCCTTCAACTCATTAAGAAGATCACGCATCATTTCCTTAATGGCGTCAGTGTCAAGTTCCAGCTTCTCGGCCTCCTTCATCAGCTTCTTGATGATACCATTGTACTCGATTATGATATTAGCGTTATCGTCATCGGTAGGTAGAAGGATATCCATCGTACATTTTATACCCACCTTATCACTAAGCCTTTTGTTGAACTCAGTCATATAATCAAAAGCCTGATCCCTGCTTAAAGCGTATGTATGGTCAAGCAACTGCTTTTGTCTGTTATTGACAAAATAATGACTGGTGTATAACATCATCAAGACCTTCGCTCGCTGGATGCGTAGGTCTTGCATGATCTTTCGGTGTAAAAAAGCATCTAATTGCACGTTATTAAAATCATTTATTTTATTTATTAAATTCACATTCATATCACAAAATGTTTACTCTAACCGGGTTAAACGCCAACCCACTATCGATTATCCTACCGACGTAAGAATCACCGAATACTTTTCTGCCAATTCCGATAGCTCCATTGATGTCAGCGTTAATCAGCTTTCCGATAGAGCTTTGGAACAATCCACGTTTCTTTCTTTTGCCAAGATAAACATCATGCTTACATAATTTCTCAAAAGCCAGATGATCCACTTTGGAGGTATAGGATTCCTCGTGGACTTGAAGGATGATCCCAACTAATTTACATTTGTAGGAAATTTTGTCAATGAGTTTAGAGAACGGGATCTCTACGAACTTCTGGTTTATTCTCTTCCCTAGATTTATCCCATTCTTCCATCCTCTATTCAAACCCACAACAAGGTTTCCAATATTGTTTTCAATACAAATATTTACAATATATCTGCTAACCTTGTGAATCTTGTCATCTATCCAAAAATTCCTATAATTATTTAGCCGTCTAAGTCTCTTTGAAATTCCCTTGTCTCCGATGTAAGACATCAATCTAGCTCTCTTCTTATTATACCACTGATTAAAGGACTTGATAATCTTGCCGTTTACAATGAAAGGCTTGATACCTACATCGCTTATACATGAACATAAGTTATTCAATCCCAAATCAATCGAAAGAACATTATTCTTATCAAGATTCAAATCCTGTTCCTTCTTCTCATAAATAACCTCAACCACATAGCATGTAGCTTGAGGGATTATCCTAACCTGACATAATTTATTATCTCCTATTTTAGTTTTGATTGGCTGGATTATGTTTTTGATAAAATGGATACAACCATCACTATTAAGCCTGCAAGCAGAAGTCGTAAAGACTACCATATTCTGCTTCTTGCCTCGTTTGTACTTTGGTAATTTAGGTTTCGAATTGAACTTAGAAGGACTCTTCTCATATTCCTTCTTTGATCTAACCCAAGACTTTATTACCGAAAATACTTGAGCTATAACTTGCTGAGATATGACCGATGGGAGACTTCTGAAGTCAAATTGATTCTCCTTACATAGTCTAGTAGATAAATCATATTCCTTTAGATATTCTTTATTGAAAATCCCTTGGCGAATATTATATAATACATAGTTGTATAGTAAACCAGATTTGAGACATATGCTCTCAAATCTATTATCTTTTACGATATGTCTTTCAACTAATCTCATTTTATTCGTTTATATCTTATCGCTTCAATATAAATAATAGTTACAGCATACCATATAATATAAAGAGTCCCCACCGGGGCCATCACACACCCGACAGGGACCAACTTTTAAATATCTTACTCGTCAGGTGATGGACTGACGCCGCAAAGATAAGTCAAGATGTTTTATTTAGCAAGGATTTTCCGCCTCATTTTCTCCGGATACTACGTTACCGTCGGAAACCAAAGACTTGTCCTCGGCCGCCTTCGTAGGCGAGGCGAACTCCGATGGCAGATCCGGCAGGTTAGGGAACGAGACTTCCGTCTCCTCCTTGGATACCTTGTTCTCCTTGATACTCATCCTAAACTTAGGAGCTATGAAAGGATCGTTGTTAAGATCGATGTTGATCGTAACGTCATTCATCAAAATATCCTCCTTAGTTCTGGAATCACCTATCCATCCTCTTACGTCAGCGGTCATAGGCATCCTGCTAGCCGCTTCCTTGACAGCTTTAAGCCGGTTCTTGATAACATCCACGTCTCCCGCCAGCGGAATCATATATGTCTTATTATCCAACCCTGATCTGGCTATAGCGTTATTAAGATCCATTATATCATCAATACTTACGCCTCCGCCTAGACCCTCCGTAATCCTATCAGCCATCGATCCGATCATGGATGAGAATGACGATATATCCTGATTTTTCAATCTTACGGGGTACAGGTAATTTCTTCCATTTCCTGTCTTTATAGCTACGACCGGGATACGTGAATCTTTATAGTCACCATACTTGTCCCTGACGATAGCCGTACAGAACGGGAATATATTATACTTAATATCATCCCTCATCGTAACCTCCCCATTCTCTATATATCCTACGCTCTCGACTTTACCAACCGTCTCGTTGGTAAAATCATTCTCGGATACCATCAACGTACCATTATCATCACTTACGCTAAAATTAGGTCTTCCCGGCAAAACACTGGTAACTGTACCTACGAACGGTATATCAATCTCGCCAGTAACAGATCCTATATTATCCCTATATAACTCAAAGGCCATACTCCTTAAATCAGCGTTACTCCCTTTTGAGTCTGGATCATTGGCTTTTAGCACCGAGACGAAATTGCCATCGCTATCCACGATCTTAATAACCATATTATCAACCAGCTCTCGGTAAGCCGACTTAGTCTCATCAGAATTAGGGTCAACGGCGTTAAGGCTATTGTATTTATCATACAATTCCTTGGTATATGGATCTGACATATCCATCTTAAACCTTACGATATTATCCTTACGGAGATTAGCTACGGCTTCCTGATTCACCGACTCGTTGTTAGATCCAAACGTATCACCCGTATAATAAGGGACAATAGATCCATCCTGCCCCTTGCGATACACCATGAACCAGATGGAGGTCGACAAGGCGGTTTGCCGCCCCAATATGACACCGGTAGCGTTCTCGAAAGCCTGAGCGTCATCCTCGCTAATCATCCATCTTGAGTGGTTATCTGACTCTATAACAGTAAATATGTCGGTTCCGTTGGTGAAATCCATCACCCTTCCATTATCAGTATCAGTGGCATCAGATCTTTTAAGCCCAAGACCGTCCATAAACCTGTCAAGTCTCATTCCGCCAACCTCATAATACATGACCCCACCGATCTCTCTCTTCTGGGCCATCAACACCACCGGGTTCTGGGCGGCGTTAACTTCCGTCCTGCCGGTGGATGTCCCGGGTTCGCTCTCTGTGAGGACATCACCCATAGGTATGGATTTATCGTAATCCTTGACAGCTATACTTCCATTATCATACAACCTCATCCATTCCACGAATTGAAGAAGAGGATCATCAGAATAGTTATTGATAATATCAATAGCCTCATTAAGCTTATCCTGATCAATCTCATTGCCATTGTCAGCCTCATTCATAAGATCATTATAAGTCTTTATAGCTTCTTTGATCTGATCCTGATCAAGACCATTGATATTCATATCTACAATATCATCAACAGCGTCCTTGATATTATCATAAATATTATCATGGATCTTCAATCTATCTATTATCGATCTAGCCTTATTGATCCTTGAAATAGGATTATCCCCAAACCCGTTAACTAGACTATCGACACGAGGCTTGTTATTATCATATATCTGTCTCTCCCTAGGAGATAAGACATCCTCATTACCGTTCCATATCTTTATAGCTATATTATTGATTCTATCGTCAGAAGGATTTATGATATCCTCATCATCAGGAACCCTCTCGACTATATTACCTTCATCGGTCTTAATCTCGTTCTCCATAGATCTGGCTATCATATGATTATATGTCTTGAACATAAATGCCTCATCCTCCCCTATAAGACCATCTTGGTAAGCCTTGTCTATAGCTTGGTCGTTGGCGTAAAGATCATTGGCATCAGGATTATCAGTATTCCTGAAATCATACTTGCTATCATCCTCCTCATAAGTCTTACCCCATACGTTCGATAATATCTTCATGAACCCGCGCTCCTGCGCCCGGATGAATCTTCTGTCACGCATACGACGAAGAGACTCGTTTATATTCTTATAAGCCACAAGATTATGACGATACTCACTAAGCAATGCCATAGCCTCCTTATAATTATCAACCCCACGGATAGATACGACGTTCTCAAAATCAGCTATAGTATCATAAGCCGCCATAAGATCAGCGGCACTGATCCTTGAATCATTTCTATTTAAGAACAACTTAGATATATCAGCCTCTGAGTTAATTAACGTAGTTAATTTCCTCTCCAATGCGATCCTATCCTCTGTTAATTTAAGAAGCCTATCATTCTCCTTGACCAACCTAGCCTTATCAGATTCAAGAGCGTCCTTCGACGCGACACTTTGTTGAAGCCTCAAGACATTCTTCTCCATCCTCTGTATATCATCCGTAAGCTTCCTAAGTTCTTCAAGATCCCTGCTCGAATCAGGATTAAGACGAGAATATATATCAAGAGCGGGACCTATATCCGTATTGTATATCCTTCTTAACTGATTGGCTATATCGTTCAAATTATCCTTCGCCTCAAGGCCATTATAAGCCATATTGGAGATATAGGCGTTAAACGACCTATTGGATATACCATCGGTAAGGGAGTCGGCGAACCTGTTGGCCATGGTGAAATTATCCACCTTCTTATTAAACTCGTTGACAAGATCGGCTTTATACTCATTAACCTGCTCATCCGTCATATTCATATCGGAGGCTATATCGCTATTAGGTATAGACTCAATGACTGTCTTGAAATTCTCCTTGGTATCATCTAACATCCCCATTTCCTGATCATAACGAAGACGATTGAACACGGCATCACTAAAAGTCTTATCTATGATTCTAGAATTAGGTATATCGTCAGCGTTATTATCCGTTTTCAAGCCTGATAATTGAGCGTTCAGAGCCATACTGCCACGAATAGCACGGACAGCGGCGGTGGTCAAGGCGCCGGCATTGGCGTTGTAGGCCTCCACCATCCCCTTGTTCCGGGACATGTCTTGGCTCCATTCCTTTATACCCCCAATAGTCTTTCCACCCATAATCGATCCGATAATCATACCGATACCGATCTCCTTCCATCCTTGGCTAGACCCGTACGTCTCCTTGAACCCATTCTTTATAGCCTCCATATAGCCTATATTCTGCCGGATAGCCATAGGATTGTATCTTGATTCTACCCAATCCTTGGCGGACTTACTAGCCACTCCCTGAAGACCTTCCTCATACAGACCCTCTGACACTGGGCGCTTGATGATATTGAACGTATTTCCGGCTACCTTCTGCCATTTCTTTGGTGTTATGGCTCTTAACGTACCGTTATCCATCCTCTCGGCACCTACGCCAAATATATTGCGTTTTATGAACTTATCCACACCAAGATCCATGCCGAACATATCGCCGAACATAGCTATATTGGATAATGACAATATGCCGACGTTGGCGGCAAATACGGCATTAGCGGCATTGGCATTGTCAGCTCTGAACTTCATAAGCTCCTCATACGGGACTTCCCTCCCATAAGCGTTACGATAAGATTGCCTGAAATTCTCCTCAGCCTCCATCAGCATGCTTCTGGCCTCGACAGACGCCTCCCACGAGGTAGATGTGCCAAGGAAAGCGAGGGTGTCCAGTCCCTTGCCTATCCTCCGTCCCGTACGGGCGGCCCTAAGGTAGACGCCGAACGCTTTCTTGGTATCCGAAGCCGCTTTGCCTATCCTAGCCAAAGCCACGCCCGCCCTAGCTCCCGTACGAGCTAAGTTCATCAATCCAGCGCCGGAATATACGGCTGACGATAACATGGCTCCAGCGGTAAAAGCAAGACCGGATAAAAAATCGTTAGACCAGAAATTAGCCGTGGTCATGCTTTGAAGGAAATTCATATCCCGCTCCTCACGATTGTAATAATGAGCAAGACCGTAATCCATCTTCTTGTCCTGATCATCCAACCATCTCGTGAAATCGTTATCAAAAACAGCGTTAAAATTACCTCTGGATACACCGGCGTAAATACCATAAAAAGGCTGAATAACACCACCTAATCCATACAAAGCGGCTTTACCTACAAATTTCCCCAAACCTCTCATCCATTTCTCAGTCCTACCTTGACTCCTAGATAAACGTGTGTCGTTATCTACACCGGGGATATAAGACTCGTATTTAGGTATCCAAGTACCGCTACTAAGTCGATACCTTGAATCCTCCAACGATATCTCCGGACCAGTAAGATTAAACCTGCCCTTATAGCTTTGATCAGAAGCCATATATCCTAATGGGGACATATGTTTCATATCATCATAATAATTTGTCTTAACAGTATTCTTGATCCTCTCCGACAATGACGGTATCTGGGACTTTGATCTCTCGGAAGCGGAATACGGATCCAATACCGGAGGCAGGTCACGATCCGGTATATCATAGGGATCCGTACCAATAGCCTTTATATTATCTACGTTTATGGTAGGATATCTGTACTTCTCGGCAAGATCCTTTCCGTTAGAGGTATTATTATAGATTTCCATTGTTTCCATTATTTCCACTATTTCCGTTATTCCTGTTTCTTATCTCCTGATCAATCATATCAGCTATGGGCGAGATGAAGCTCTCGAAATCATCAGTAGTAGATCTTCCCTCGCTCCTCCAATACACCTCATTCTCCTTGCTAAGTATCTGTTGCCATGCCATGACCAAATAATACTGCGGGCAGAAGTCGATCTTCCTTGCTACCTCATCAGCATAGTTAACGCCATCCAGATCAATTGAATACAACGGGGTATTACCCTCTCTAGCCCCTCCTTTGCTATATATATCAACATTTATCCCAGAAGAACCATTATTATACTTATATCCGGAAGCCCTTAACTCGTACATAGAAGCGTTATCGAACAACACGTCAGTAGCGATCATCATCTGATTCTTCCTGATATTACCGTCATTTATATTCGTAAACATATCTATATAAGGCATTACCGTGTCCTTGGCCCCGCTAGCGTAAGCGAATGGAGCTACCAACAATGACTTAGCCATCTTCCCATAAGCGTTGTTGCTTGAGCTGGCGAAAGATATGGGTACGACACCGGAATCATAGGTCTCGGACGGGATGCTTACATCCTCTTTGTAGAAAGTAAGTCTATTCGCAGCCAGATCAGCCTCGCTTACCTCAACAACAGATCGACCATCACCTCCATTATTGCCAATGATCTGATAATTACCATCACCTATAGGGGATATGGTAAACGTTATCTTCGTATTGGCATTATCCTTATCCTTAGGAATAAAACCGCCACCACGGGTAAATAGGTCACTAACCTTTATATAATCTTTCTCTTCTTGACTTTTAGACGGATAATCACCGGAGAAGATATACTCACGCTCGGCATACTCATGACGATATTGTCTCAGGTAATCCTCGCCAGCACGTTTAGCGTCATCAGCGATCCTACCTAAATCCCCACGACTCCATTTATGTCTTAATAAATCATTCCTCTCTTTATGAGCCTCATCATATATAGCGGTAGCGACAGCGATCGCCCTGTTATCCCCGGCAAACCTATCTCTTATTTCCTCAATGTGCTTATTCTTACTAGCCCCAGATACGGCAAGAGACATTATAGATTCAATATCATCAAGCGAAAAAGACGTTCCCATTAAATCATTCACACGATCCAATAAGACACCTGATTGACCCGAATCCATTGATACATGAGGCATTTCTCCTTCAACACCGTAATTAATAGTATTTATATTATCATTTAACAAAGAGCTGTAAGCGGACAACTTACTCCAATCATTTAATGTTATATCGTTTATACCATTTATATCAAAAACCTTATCGCCATTGTTATTAATATCTCCAAGATTGAATGTGCCGAATCCATAACTAATATCTATACCTGACCCACTGTCCGATCTAGCTTCTCTCTGAATTATAGTATCAATACCATCCAAAACAGCATTGCTCGCCTTATTGAATCCATCATTGATCTTATTATACTTCCCTCTTTGGGTATTTAATCCAAGAAGCTTCAAATAACTATCCTGACCATTGTAATCAAGCAACTCGTTCCTTGACCCTCCATTGGCCTTGAAATAAGCCATGATAACCTGATCGTTATCCATATCCTTGACCACGTTACTATTCTCAGGATCAGACGCCCATGCGTCGATCTTCCTTCTAGCGTCATCTGATAATGACTTAACGAAATTACCCATGCCGGTAGTCACCGCCTTCTCGTTGGCTATGAACCCGTTCATGAACTCATCGCTTATGCTCACATCGTCAAGGTTTGCGCTCTTGGTAACCACGGTAGGCCCGGTCGTGTCATCACCTCCATTCTCCGACTTACCCGATTTGCTGGCTCTCATCAACGCTGCTTTCTCCATGGCTAGATTATGCCTTTTTGTCTCATTAAACTTAGCTCTCTCCATCATCTGCTGATTAGCCTTGAAATAATAATCATCAACACCCAACGTCTCGTATGAGTTATTATAAGACCATCTCAGCCCGACGCCACGAAGGAACTGCTGTCGTACCATGAACATGCCGGCTCGCTCCGGGCTGTAGTTGCTACCGATAACGCCCTCGGCCTCCTCCACGAAATCATTTCTCTGCTTGATAATATCCGCCAGCTCCGACTCCAACTTAGCCCTCTTGGCCTTGTCATTGCCAACGCCCTTTAGCTTGGCTCGTATGGATTCTTCCTTGACACTGAAATCATCAATATACCCTTTAAGGAAATCTGAGGTGCTTTGAACATTAAATAAGTCAGGATTCGTTCTAGCCATATATCTTCCCTCTAATTGCATCTGAGCCTTACCGTTCTCAGATATAGAAGCCATGGCTATATCCCTGACCTGAGCGTAACTCATCTCATCTATATACATCTCACGCATCTCGCCCGTCCTGTTGCCATTGGCATCAGTCACCGGTACATTGACTTTCTTCCCCTTGTTAAGGGAGATGAAATTCTTCATCTTCTCATCAATCCCAGCGTGGTAATCCGTATAAGGGGTATAATGTATAGGATTAAGACGTGTCCCTACCTGACCGTCATTCATCCAAGCCACGGCATCCGCAAAAGCCTCAGCCTCGTTTATAGGACTATACATCTTGGGATTGTTCAGCTTCATATCCTCCATCTTCTCGCTAAAAGCCCGGATCTCCCTAGTACCGGCAATAGCATTCAACACACGGGTATCCAGAGCTTCTCCAAGACGAGCCTGTATGCTTCTGGCTATACCGTCGGAAGCCAAATTAGATTTACGATACACGTTATTCACGTCCTGTATCAGCCCATTTAACCTATTCTGAAGATATTCCCTATCCTGAGGTTTTATAATGTCAGAATTGATAATATAATCAGCATACTCGTTTATAGCCTGCCGATTGGTATCTATCTTCTGCTGCATGTACCCCATCCCCTGCATCATGACATCCATGTTGTAGGGCGATACATACTTGCCGTAATTCCTTAATATACTATATTGTGAAGCCATCCTTTATCCTTTCTTGCCTTTAGTTACTTCCTGAGCAGGATATAATCTCCTATAACTCAATATATCTCCTTGAGGATCAGCGATTAATTGTCCATTGGAACCAATCTTTACATCCCCAAATATAGACCTTAATGTATTCATGGTCGTAGCCGTATTCCACTTCTGCTGGATCTCGTCATTTACGCTATCGAAATACCTAGCCCAGTTCTCGTCATTTATAGCCAATCCCTGCAATATACGTTGCTGGTAAGCTTGACGTTGGGCTATATTCTTATCATACGTATCAGCCCAAGTACGGGCGTTTACATTATCAGCCCAAGCCCTTTGAGCCACGTTCCCTTGTTCTACCTCATTAATGTATCTACCTATATTGGAACTCATGATAGCCTGTAAGTTGGATGATAAAGCCCCTCTCTGGGAATCCGGGACATTACCCATCTGATCCAATTGTGATTGGAAAGCACGATTGGTCTCAACCATATACTGATCAGCCGATCTCAACACCGGATCCACGGTAGGAGCGTAATGCCTTTCCAGACCTTCCGTTGTCACGGCTCCCGGGGTCATCCTAAATACCTCGGGGAAGTCAAGACCGCCACCCACTATATTCCTGCCTCCATTGCCGCTGTTCGACTTACCGGCATTTGTATTGGTCTTAGGGAGTGTATTGGGATCAATCAGCTCAGGCATATCCAGTTTAACATCAGGTTCCTCCACATCACCTATATCCATAGGACCGGGAGCCACCTTATGAGGATCAAGTATAAAATCAAGACCTTCCATTCCTTTCATGGATCTCAATGCCTGCATCTTAAGCATATCCTCGCCAAGTATCTTATTAACGACATCCTTGTTCTTGTCAGAGAATAGTTGGCTAAAATGAGTGATACCAGCGTCGTTAAGAGCTTTATGCTGTTCCTCTGTAACAACATCCAGACCGATCATAGGACGAGATGAGGAATATTGACCAAACTTATTGTCTCTCATCCTATCATGATATGAGGCTTTCTTATCTTCCGGGTAATTACCTTGGCTATCCTCGCCTCCAAAGGAAACGAGTGTCGTATAATCCCGAAGCGCCTCTGCGTTGGCGATGATCGGGTTCTCCGCCGTGGCCAAGCCCATCCACCCACCAGTAGTGCTGTATATAGCATCCTGAAGAGCCTTGGCGGCAGTAGCCTTCGGAGCGCTCATATAAGCATCATAAGCCAAAGGCATGAACGTCTTATAATACTCCAGTCTCTCATCGGTATTAATACCGCCATAAGAGCCATCCTGACCCTGACGCTGATACCCAAACGTGTTATCCTTATTATTGTACTTGTTCTCTACGGGACGGAAAGTAAGTAGGTAATCGAATAAAGAACTACCACCTTTCTCCATCTTCTGACGAATACCAGCCACTTTCTTAAGCAATTCTTTCTTAGCATCGGCTATATCCTCCTCCGTAAGACCGTATTCTTTCATGGATCTGGATATGATGTTATCTATCTCACCACCCTTAGCGAAATACGTATCCTCATCCTTCTTCATCTTCCGGTCTTCCTGCTCTTTGTATATGACATTAGCGAAGTCCGTAAATCTTCCCTCTAATCCATTAACGGTATCGTTGCTATCATTTATAGCCTTAGATAATACGGAGGCGTTTAAACGCCTCGTATTCTCGTCATCTATCTTATCGTTTTTCTTCAGCTTCTCCAGCGCCTTTTTCTGATCATCGTAAGCCGATTTAAGACCGATCTTAGCCTTATACCTGTCCATTAACGTAGCATACGTATCCTTAGGCGTAGCCTTAATCCCATACGTATCCCTGATGTATTTGGCGAAATCCGGCTCTATGGTGGTATCATCGGTAATAACCTTCGTCCCCTGCTCCAAGGAAACGGGCGTTCCACCATCGGCGTGCTTCTGCCCCATAGCCTCCATCGGCGCCTCTCCGGGCTGCGTCACGTACTCACCCTTCTCGACCTCTACGTTGGCTTGATCTTCCATCGACTTAGGTAACGGATACAGGTACTCACCGGTAAGGCTTCCGCTATCGAACCTATTATTAGGTCCCAGATAAACGCCCCCGCCATCCTTGTACTGCATTTGGGATTGCCTTCTTTGCCTAGCCTCATGTTCCTGAGCTAACCTAATATTGGTACGAGTACCTTTCTCTGACGCTATCCCAGAAACCACGTTACGAGCCAACCCCATGATACCACTAATTCCCGAGGCTATGGTAGTTATCGTATTAGCTGTTTTAGCCCCGGTGGATAAATCTCCATATCCCTCGCTTCTCATACGCCCTATACCACGACCCATCTGAGTGAATCTAGACCCTATATCATCAGCGCCATAGTAGGGGATGGTGGTAAAATCAAAAACATCCGTCTCGCCTGAACCGGTCTTAGACTTATCAACATCGTTAACAGTTATGTTATTAAGCGTAATACCATTGTCCTGATAATTCTCAGCTATACGCTGCAAACTACCCTTGAAGCTAGCCGGAAACACATTATCCTGATCAAAAGCATTAGCGTATTTAGTCCTCAACTGATCTGGAGTATCCAAAGAATATATCCCTAGCGGATTGACCGGCGCGGGTAATCCTTGGTTGGTATTCACCAAAGGTTCTATACCTAACCCTTGTATACCGTCCATATTACCAAGCATATACGACCCGACTTCCCCGGCCTCTTGATATTTAGGTATCTTCCTCTTGATTACGTATTTGCTCATGTCTAATTAATTTCGTTCTGACACAAAGATAATTTAAAAAAACAGAGACTCATCATTTCACAACGATGAGTCTCTCAGCAAATGCTATTATTATGTACAGAATTAAATTCTTTTTATGAATAATGATCCTATAGCCTTAACCAAATCATAGAAACCGGCAGAACTGAGACCTACAGCCACTCCATATAATAGAGCCTCCCACCATTCACTCCCTATAAGCAATGGAGACACCTTTAGTAGCCACGCTAATATACAAACCAGCATACCTATGACTACGGCGGATAGGACTTTAGCCCACTTATGGGTGTCAATATACGGCACAACCCTGGCTAGTTGGGTAGCTGACATCGTAACAAAAGCCATGATACCGGTAAAGGTAGTTAGATCAATGGTGATAGTCCCTTCTGATGGGATTACCTCTTGCGCCATCAAAGCGAACGGCGTCAATAACATAGCAAATAAAAATAACAATCTTTTCATATCTAAAACGTTTAATTACTTCGCAAATATAGCATTAATTCTGAGTTCTGCTCATACCTTTTATGTCAAGACTTAATCCCGGTATCATATTAAGCACCAACTGCCTTTTCGCCTGCTCCCTACGCATACGCTCGGCTTCCGCTATCTGCGCCTCTGATTGGGGATCATTCTTGATGTTATTAGCGATATCCTCTATAGCTTTCTTATTGGCGCCGGATTGAGCTAGCATCTTATATAACAGGTCTTGACCTTCCTTCTCCCACCAGCTATCCATGGAAGGGCGGGAAGCCAAAGAAGGATCGGCAGGGGCTACCGTCTCAGGTACGGGCTGCTGACCTCCGTCCCCCGTGCCCGAATCCCGCTGTCCGAACTCGTATCTCATTGGCTCGTTCTCCGGGACACCATACCTATTAGCGAACATATCAGCGAACTCAAATCTCTTCTCATTTCTCAAGGTCGATCCAAGAGGCCTACCGTATCCTTGATTCCATGCCACGGTAGCGTCCTTGTAGTTGACGGCGTTATCGAAATCGGATTTAGAATACATATAGTAATTATATACATTACCTTGAGCGTCCTTGTCAAAAAACTTTCCTTGATTGATGTAATTCCAACCTAACCCCGGGACCTTGCCTTGATACTCATCCACGAGATAATCCAACTGCTGTGTCAATGTCGGTTTCTTCCCATACCTGCGCTGTAGCTCCTTCTTCCTCGGTCCAAGCCATTGTTGGATGCCAAAATCACCGGCGGCTCCTAGGGCTTCGGTGTCCCCTCCGGACTCGGCGGCGATATTCGACAGGATACCGATAGCTTGCGTTTGTGGTATTCCCTTCTTATCGGTCAGATAATCCCATATCTCATCATACACAGCCATCTTATTATCCTCTGATCTATCAGGATCAATTACATATTTACCATCTCCATAAGCCCTACCTGTGCTTACAGACCCGCCCTTATCTTTCTTCTCCTTATCATCATCCATCAACATCTTACCAACTATAGCCGCCGGCAAAATAGCAGGAACGTTTTTAATGGCTTTTTTTATTTTATCCGATGATTCTTTCAATACCTCTCCAGTAGCTCCAAGCATGTTATTAGAATAATCACCAGCATAATTGCTACCTATACCACTCACAAGGTTATACACATCAATCTCATCCATGCTATCGATATACTTATCAAGGTCATCAACAGATGGAGTCCTTCCATATGTATTATAAAATTTATTCCACAAGCGAAATCTAGCTTGAGTATTAAAAGCTATTTTCTCTGATATCTCATCACTTGATGAGTTTGGTTTAGCCCTATAAGCGTCTTTTAATAATGACTTATCATTTTCGGATAAATAAATCTTATTATAATTATTACTTGAATCATATTTATGTCTAAACTCATGAGATAGGTTAGATAAACTCTCATCACTCCTAGTAACAACCTTATTGTATTTACTAGTATAAAACCCTTTAGCATTACTATTATCCAAAGCGGAGGATACCTCATATCTAAAATCATCAAAATCAGAATCCGCTGATACCCTTAGATTGTAAGCTTCTTCCAACCGTTTCCCATTATCATCAAGCATAGAATCTATCTTATCCTTAATATGCTTGTTAGACACATCATTTATATTTTGGAGATCAACACCATTATCAATCATCAAATCCACAGCCGCCTTATAAGAATCAGGAAGATCATTATAATTCCTTGAAATTCTCTCATGGACATCCTTGTTAAAAAAATCCCTAACCAAAGGTTCATCATGAACATATTTATCTACAAGATCATTATCTACAAGAAAATCATACAATTTACGTTTATCTTCTGGCAGAGGAATCTTCTTTACTTTATTAGCGAAAGAAAAAAATTCACCTAATACCGGGAATAGCCCTAAAGCTGATAATGTCATTCCTAAACCATCCCCAGCCTTCGATGACTCCACAAAATCTCTCACATCCATAACATCCCCAATAATAGGGATACCTCCAGCTATAATCTCGGTAATGTCAACTCCATCGTTTATCTTCTTGCCATATTCAGTATTAAGATTTATGCCACTAGATCCAACGGAGGTGTTATCCCTTGAAGCCACATATCCACCCCCTTGTTTCTTATCCATCTTCTCTCCCCATAGCCCATATTTCCCCCTAGGCCATATACCGTCTATGGCATCCACATAACCAACGGGGTGCTCCCCGTCCAGACGCCGGTCCCGTCGCTCGTCCGCTGGGTACAGGGCGTTGGCCAACGGCTGCGTGATATGACCCAACCCCTTATCCTTGAAACTCGACATAGCATCCACCACAGTCCGATATACAGGTCTTAATTTCTCAGGTAAATATAGCCCCGCCTCATCAACCAACTCACCTATCTTCTTATTTATACCCCTGATACTGAAATTATAATTACCCATGCCATTATTCAACGGGGACAACGCACCTCTTATCCCATTCATGCCTTTAACTGCGGTTCCTCCGCTAAGGATATCAAACTCCGGGGACACGTTTCTCGAGGGACTATCATCCATACCCCTGAAATACATAGGACGCTCGCCTCTTACGACACGATCAAGATCCTCCTTATATAAATCCTTTATCCACGATGGGATTTCCTCCGGTTTATTCTTCTTAGACATATACTACATTTTTCACAAAGATAACTATAATCTCATAAGCCTAAAAACACGAAACGGGCACATAATAAATCATGTACCCGTTTATACGCTAATGCATGTGATAAGCAGCCAAGGCTCCTTTAGCTTTCTCCTTAGACTTGTACTTAGCCGGCCATAATTTACCGGTCTTGTTACTGACCACTCGCCAATCACTCCCTACTTTCTTGATACATCCTGATTTCGGGCATTTGCCCTTCTTTTTACTGCTAGTTTTCCCTGCTGCCATAACATCAAATATTTAAAGGTATATAATCACCTCAATAAACTTTCTCATCGTTGCTAAACCAACGTACTATCATCTTGAACCGGCTCTCAATGTCATTCACGAACCTAGCCAAGAACCAATCGCCACGAAGACGATCCCGCCACCTCCGATGATAATCGACAGCCCTGGGGTCGATCTTACGGTCAATGTCATTCACATCCTTAACCCATATCGGAAGATTGTTCGTATCGTCTTTGACCTCGTTAAAATAGTCATTTATATTTATCTTCTGATCAACCTCCGTCACCAGTATCTCACGGCTATCGTCATTGGTTACAGGATACCTTAACCGCTGGCTCATATCGTTCTTGTCGGCGATAACCATCCGAAGCTCACCGCTGTTGTTGGTATCATTATAAAACCATGCCTTATTAAATCCAGTAGTCCTAAGAATTTGGTAATTAACCTCATCCTGATATCTTCTGGCATCCATCCGATATTGGTAGTTGGTGAGGATCTTATTCACGTACTGCTCACGTACCGGAACCTCTATAACAAACGGATATAGCTTACCATAAAATACTTGATACGATTGGTTGGTCAAACCATGAGACCATAAACCTATCTCCTGACTTTCACTTGAGTAGTTCTTTCCGGACTGGAAATAATGCTGGTGCTCGATATAATAATCAGGGGTGTAGGATAAATATGATTTCCACTCACCCTTCAGGCAGTTATACCCAACGGTGAACGAGACGTCCGTGAAATGGCTGGTGTCCTGCAACTCCACCGCCTGTCCGTTCCTGTAGAACCGGCCGCCACGGAATTGGTACTCGCTCGGATTCCCTACCGGTATATAATCTTTCTTGGTTATCAGAACCCTCTTAAACCTATTATCCCAACCCATGGACAACCCTATACCAAAAAACTTGTTATCAATATCATAATAAGACAACTCAGCGTCCGTATCAGCGTTATATATCCGGCTACGGATGATCTTCATCTGAAGATGCTCCTTAAACCAGTTTCTAAGCCCCGGTGTGACCTCCGTAAGATTCCTACCATTAGAATCTACCTTAAACACCTGACCACGCCTTAAATCGACCCAAAAATGCCCAAACTCGCAACTGATCATATCCCGACTCTGGGTCCCGGAATATCCTAACGTCGTATTATTATACTCAATGCCACGAGAGGCGAAAAGCCCACCTGTCCCTAGCTCGCTATTCTCCGGGGATATTCTTTCTGCCAGCACGTCTATAGCGTTATATAGTCCTACCTGATTCTCGAAGCGAGCTAGTATTTGATCCGACTCTATTCCCTTCATGCTTATAAGCTTTCCGAACGAGGTCTTGAACTCATGGTAATCCATAGGCTTGTACGACAGCCAAGGATCGGTCATGCCGTTCTCCGACACGTCGGCGGTGCTCCATATGACGCCGTTGGGTCTTTGGTAAGCGCAGTCCCAAAAATTGCTATCATACGTCTCTGGTAATGACCTGCCACCTAACGTAAATCGATTCTTATACACAGGACTCATCTTAAACACATTACTCCTTGATATAGGGACATTACGCTCCTGAGTCCATGATATATAATCCCCCACCTCCGGATAGAACCCCTCGTAAGGCTCAGGGCCGGCTATACGGAAATTGCAATTGATCTCAGACTCCACAAGAAACTGAGGTATGCCATAGAAATATAGGAAGAAACGACCGCTAAGATACATATCTCCGGTCTTGCAAACCATCTCATAAGCGCTCTTCCGGCTAGGGAAAGAGTATAGCGATCCGGTATCCGTATCGGTCTTATTAAGATAATCCTCCCCGGTATCGTAATTAACGAAATAACGGGGATACCCGATGTTCCGATAATCATAATAAGGGAATGGTATCATGTCCCCCTGACCGAACTGAGTCAAATAAAACATAGGCATCTTCCTCTTAAGCGAGAATCTTGATATAAATACATCACCTCCAAAAACAGGTTTACGCTTATCCTTATCCATCAACCCGCAACCACCTAACGATACCCACCTGATATCCTCTATCTGCCCGTATTGAGCCGGAGAATATTTCTTTATCCTCATATAGGGGCAGGATACGAAAGATTCACGTGTCATAAAATGAGGCGTCATACCAGCCACCTCATCGTTACGAATATTACACTCATCCTGAATACGGCTGGTATCGTAACTTGAAACCAACTCCGGATATTCAAGCATATACTTATCCATACCAAATGACATGAACAATGAATGCTCACGATCGAGGTTGTTTATGATAATAGGCTTACCGCCTACGGTCTCCCCTTGCGAAGAGATATCTGTTACCGGATATAACCCGCTCTTGATATATTTAGCCGTTGACAATCCACGTAACTCTGACTCCCCTATTTTTTGGTAAAATAAATTATAATGAGCGACAGAAGTATAGTAATAAGCATAGTTCCGTCTAGGTCCCCTATCTATCAATGCCGTTAACCACTGATACCTATACTTGCCTATATCCACCACGGACTGGGCTGTGGCCTTGGCGATACCTGTAGCCAGACGGATAGCCGTCAGCGCTATGCCGACAGGGTTGGCTAAAAAGAACACACCTCCACCGACATATTGCTGTGAAGCCGACTGATATGTATACTCAGCTATAGCGGATATTAAATTAGCCATAGCCTCCACCGTAGCCAATGATGTTGCCATACTGTAAGCCTTACTCCCTAATATCGTCCATTTAGGGTGATCCTCCACCTCCCTGAATATACCTGAGGATTTACCTAATTGATAACCATCAACAAGGCACTCGGTGGGAGCGTCAGGCTTGTTAAAGGCAATATCAGGGCTTAAGAATGAATACCAGATATTACCCTTCCTGTTAAACGGATGCGTTATAAATTTCTCACGATTAATATCCTTATAGATATACATATCATCAGACAAATCGTTGTAAGGGTAATTAGGATAAAGGTTAGCCGATCCGTCGGGATCATCGTACTTAAACATATCATAAGCCAGACCGGTCCCGATAACGCTCTTATCCAACGTCCTATCGCCCCTATACAACTCATATCCTATTATAGAATCTCTTCTAGCCTTATCTATAAGACCGTTCTCTACCGCTATATCCAGAAACTCATTAACGATATCGTCATCAAGCATCACCCCCATAGGATAAATATAGGAGTCAACTCCATATTGACCGGTCAGCTGAGACGGATTACCCATAAAAGGAGCGACAGAGTTATCCGGGAACTTGTAATGACGTATAGGTCTCTGACAAAACGTGGTTGACGTATTGGGGTACTCAGCGTTACCCCCATTACCGGTGAAATAAGACTTACCCCCAACTGATTTAGGAGACCCATAGTATTTCGTCAAAGAATCTATTATGTCCTTCCTCTTTGATCCTCCCAATGATATCCCGATCTTACTTGAATCATACAACTCAAAATTAGCCGGGTACTTATTAGTAGACTCCCAATATCCGAAATCACCATACTGATATGGTCTGGGAGCGCAGTCAGCGGGTTTATCTCCACATGAGACACATTTCGCCTCATAGGTAACAAATCTCCTTAATTTCAATTCTTTCGTGAAGAAGAACACGTATTTCACCTCCAGCGGCCGAATGCCAAAACAGAACGGGGCGGGGAAGATGGCGGTGCCGGCCGTATAGAATCCGGCAAGCTCCTTCATGTCCTGCCTCATGGCGAAACCGGTGAAGAACACGCATACCGCAGGCTCGATGCAAACATATATCTTATGGAAAGTAGTCTTGTCATCATTCCAGAACAAGTACTTTGGCATCATAAATATCTTATGATCCACGTAATTCACTATAACACCTTTCTTGGCATCATTAGCCAAAGGATTAGGAGCCACGGTACCTTCCTTGTCCGAGAAAAACGTTATACGAACCTTATTGTATGATGATGAGTCGCCGATCGGATAATTATAGTTACCCATCATCTCTATATACATAATACCGTTATCAGGATCGGATAAACCACTTATGTATTTCTCGTAATCCAACTCCACCCATCTGGCGTATGAGGATACATGTGGATAGAACTTGAAATAAGTCAAGTTGCTTCTACCGAACCAATTGGTCTTGGCGTCAATATCATTCTGCACAGACACACGACCTTCCCAGTCAGTAGTTATACCGGTATTAAACTTAGAATTATCACCATCGCCAAAAAGACACATGGCGTTCTCGATACCAAACTGACTCTCATATTGGGAAAAATAAGCCTCCATCGTATCCATTAACTGATCAAGCATCTTCTCCGTATGCTTCTTTCCTTCCCATCCGGGATATTGATACAAATATGTGCACTTACCCAATGACCTACCCCCTTGGAATGTAGGAAGTTGAACATCGTTAATAGTAGGATTCACGTGAGGATCACCTACCGAACACCCATTAGTACATATACCCTCATCATATAACTGCCGAACATTAGACATATCCTGACACAAGACCAAGGCGGAGGAGTCTATATCAGACGGGAATTTATCCTCATCCTGACCATCCAACCATTCCTGAACCAGATCTATGATATTCTTACCTCCACTGGAATAATTATCGAAATCACACAATACAGAGAATTTCCTTTGTGACTCGGCGTTACTTTGTATTAAGGTGGTAGGCTCGGTCTCCGTATAATCACTAGCCAGCTTATATGTAAAATCAATCCTAGAATCCACCAAAGAGTTTTTATCCAATATAGTCCTGGTCTCTATCCTCTCGATATCATCACATCCACTAGGGAAATCGGGAGCCTTTATACCGTCTTGATCCTCCGGCAATGATATAGCAGCGCATAACTCGTCAGTAATACCTACATTAGATTCTATGATATCACACAGGTTCTCTATATTATCAGCGATATAATCAATAGCATCATCTACCGTAACATCTTCCCCCATCGTGTTGATAACGAATTGGGTCTCTCCTACCGTGGCATATTCCTGCTCTACATATCTGAGTTGCTTGACATCTAGCTGATTCTTGCATTCTCCTCCAAAATCATCAAATCCCCAAGATGGGTCGTTTATGATCTTTGCCGTATTCTTAAACTGCCAAAGATGACGGCGGCTGTTCCCCGCGCACTGCAGGTTGTTCTCCAGCACCGACGCAGCCGACAGGTCGTCAGAGTTACCGTCCTCATCAACGATAACCTCCATCTCCTCCCTTGTGGCCGGACGAGGGATAAGCGGGAATCTAGCTGTCCTGTATCCTGTATTGGTAAAGAACCTTATACCCAACGGATATACCTCGTCACGCATGAAAGAGGCGTATTTAGAGCAAGCCACACCGTCTTTATACAGATTCTCCGTGGCTATCGATGTCTGCCATTTAACAAAATGTCCCAAGAAGTTAACTACCGGCTGTAAATTCCATTCATTCTCAACAGTCAAACCATATTGAAGAAGACGATTACCTACGGAGGTCATTCCTCTAGCCGTCTTATATACCGGTATCTCCTTAGACAACTTCTCCATTGTCGTACGCTCACTATACTGATCTGTAAGATAATAGATAGTCCTTTCCGTTATCGGATGTATACCTTCTATAAAATACTCAAGAACCGGGCTTTGCTCACCATTAAACCCAACCGTGTTCTGTATAACACCTATCTTATAATGAGATACCTGCTTGTCTATATTGGATACAGTAAGGCGGATACCCATATTGGTTGACTTACCCCATAAACCATCACGGATAACCATATCTTGGCGATCGAATAACATGATTGGGTTGGTCAATGAGCAATATCCGGTCTTCTCAATCCCGAACTCATCGCACAACGCCACGCAGAACTGGTAGGTCCCGGCACGCAGGCTCCCCCCGAACTCCACGACCTCAGGCTCCACGCACGGGGCCGTCAGCAACGGGAACACCAGAAGCTTCTCGCAAGCCAGCCTACACCTCTTTATTGGCTTATCATCCCCACATGTCTTATACCCATGGTAATGATACCAAAAGTCACCATCATCATCCGGATTAAGAGCCTTATCGACCATAACATATCGCTGGGGATTATATCCATCGGTCCAGTATATCACCTTCCCACATTTCTCATCCTTGATCTCTATATCGAAAATCGGGTGATGAATGGAGAAGTTAAGACAAGGGTCATCGGTCCCATCCTCTATCAACACCTCCATCAAATCACATATCTCATCGAAACGACTATCCGACTCCTCAAGTCTCTCGCCAAGGATACGATGAATATCTTTCCCTGATCCTGCTAATTGATCCTCTACGGTCTTGACATAATCCAATGACCTCATGAACGTGATCTTAGAGGTATTGTTATCAGGATTCACGAGAAAGAAATAAGTATTATCACCAGCTATATCATTCTTATACCCAATAACCTTATAGCCATCGAATCGCTTGCATAAAAGGGTGCTAGGCTCGTTCTGAATCTTAATCTGACTCCCATCGTCACCCTCTATGGTAGCGTTCAAGGCGAAACTGTACTCAGACGGGGATAGGTCCTGTGGATGCTTATCCCTGTTCATCCCGGAATCGGGAACCGCTATGTTAGAGTTATTTTGCACGATCTTATCTTTTTCGCAAATATAATAAATCCGCCAGATAATCACTTATGTGGCGGATTCTAACAAACCGTACGTATTATGCAAAACATTCAAATCGCACAAAAATAGAAAATCCTTCTGACTCTCACAAGCCAGAAGGAAAATCTAAACACTTTGCAACGTTTACCTCTAATGAAAATACAAAACATAATAATTATGGATTTTTTCCCATGTAGCTTGATTGCTTATCGGCGTCCTCTACGGATATGTAGAAGAACCCGTTAGTCACGTATCTCTCATTGACATCCACAAAATCGGTAGATCCTTTGTCTATTCCTCTCTTCGATCCCTCGTCGCACACGGCCACCAGACTATTGAAATCATTGGAATAACCAACGACAACGCCATGTATGTCACGATTCCGAGGATCGAAAACATATCTCATCCTACATCTGTCATAAGCCAATTCCAGAGGACTTTTGTTTATCTTACCATCAAACCCTATACCTGTGGTCAAGGCGATAATACTTCTTGATATATCGCTCATAGTAGTATCTTTTACCGGTACCTTAGGCATAGAAACGCCTTCCATGACAAAATCCAATGCCTTATCTAAAAGCTCGTCGAAATCATCATCCCGAACATAATCCTTGAACACCTCCAATATATACAACCGGACATGGAGTTCGTTATTGACATCATTTAATGCGATCATAATGCTAGTTTTCGGCAAAGCCAGATTATTCCTATACAATAGAAGATCAAATATGTCATAAGTAAAGGACTAAAAAATAAAAAAACTCTCATATCCTCACGGACAAGAGAGCCGATGTGTTTATATTATGAAGAAAAATCTACTCGCCAATCCTTACAATGCAGTCACGAGACTCCTTGTTGTAGATCATCGTGCCTACCTTAGAATACAAGGTCTTTATATTTTGCCAATTATCCTCACCATGGGCAGATACGTTGGTAGGGGCATCACCGGTATAAACCTCCTCGCCTCCGATATTGACAAAATCATATCCACGTTTCTCCATAGAACCGCCCTTATATGCCGTGAATTTGATAGTGATATTACCTTTCTCACGACCACCATACCAGTTACCGTATATACTGCATCTGATCTCAAGAGGTAATTTATCATAATTATCGCCATCCAACAACGGTCCCATCTGGATCAAAGCTGCCTCATTACCCGATTCCATGTTATCACCACCATGGATGAGATAATCACCTACCCGTTCCTGCGTGGTCTGGTACTGTTTACTCCAACCAACCAGCTTGCCGTCAACATCCGGGAGGCCGGTGTTATCGAAACCGGTAGCCGTGTCAAAGTCAATGCCGTCCTCGTCAGCCCAGATATACCTAAGCACTAGGTAGTCGAACTCCGGGATAATAACCACCGGGACCGACTCCTGCCTGCACACGAACGTCTTCTCCTCCTTGGTGCCTTCTTTTATAACCTTGTACGTAGCCTGACGTATCTCTCCAGTCTCATTGATATCAGCGGTAACTCTAACCTCAGCAGGACCGGTACCACTTGTCTTATCTAAATGTATCCAATCATTTTTCTTTGCCATATTATCTTTTTTTTCTTTTTAAAAAACGTATATTCGCGTCATAATCGCGGGGTGGAGAAGAGGTATCTCATTAGGCTCTTGACATACTCCCATCACTAAAGCAAATGGGATTCTTGGATACAGACGTAAGAAACCCCGATATTACTATCGCTGGAATTACTCTTGCTCTCCAATTCGGAAATGCCCTTCCGAAGTATATTACGGGCTGCAAGAACATCACGGTCGTTGATTGCGCCGCACGACGGGCATACCCACGTGCGGTCGCGTAACGACAAGTTTTTATTAACAAGCCCGCATTCACAAGTCTTTGAGGAAGGATACCATTTGTCAATCTTATGTACTATCACTCCATACTTTGAAGCGATATACGTAAGTTTGTTAATAAAAGAAGAATGACTGAGATCGGAAATCTTCTTTCCCCACAAGTGTTTCATCCCTTCAATGTTTAGATCTTCAATGAAAATATAATCATATTGTTTGCATAATTCATGAGCTAATTTCCATTGAAAATCAGATCGAAAATCGTTTATTTTACGATACGCTTGTTGAAGTTCAAACAGTCTTCTTTTTCTATTATTGGATCCTTTCTTCGCATTAGAAAACTTTCTATTTAGTTTTCTAATCTTGTTTTGATATTGCTTGAAGAATAGTGGAGAATTGATTTTACTACCATCGCTTTTAGTTAGGTAAGTTTTCAGACCAAAATCCAATCCTACAGATGCACCATCATATGTCTTTCTGTAAGAGTTTGCAGGATTATAATCTGTAACTATAATCAAACTAAAACGATAGCAGGTTTCTCTGACTATCCTTATTTGTTTAACATTACCTTCATATGCTCTACTGTATGAAAACTTAAAACGTTTCTTTCCTTTGTTGATTGTAAGGATATTACCGTTTAAGGTAAAACCTCCTTGTTTAAAAACAAAAGAGTTGAAACAATCTGATCTTTTAAACTTAGGTGGTCTCTTTGATTTTCTTTTAAAGAAACGATTATAAGATTCATCAAGACGTTCAAGTATTTCTTGTGTTGTTTGAGAATGAAGAAGATTTCTTTTAATTCTTTTAGCAAAATGCTTCTTCATTTTACCAATTGAGATATATTTCCCAAACAACTTGTAATACCTACGCTGTAAAGCTAAAGCGTGATTCCATACAAAACAACATTCACGAAGCATTTTACCAAGATACTTCGTTTTCTTGGAATGATAGATGTTGTATTTGTAGGTAATCATTTTTTTATTTACAATTTTGATTCAAAATTAATCAAACCAATTCATCCACCTTCTAAAGTATGGTGGTTTTGTTGGTTAAATAATCATAAGACAACATTCTTCTCCTATTATCCTCAGCCAACTCCCGATAATCATTTAACGTGATCATCGACATCTTAAGCTCCTTCATAGCCCTAGCGAACTTACCCGGTTCCTGTTGGGCGTATAGCTTATAAGCGTCACCAGCGCCCTGTACCAAACCGTTCACGGCAGCGTTCTCAAAGATCTTCATCTTGATATACGTCTCAACATAATCCTCAAGATAACCTAACGCCGTTTCAGGTATATACGGGAGACCGTCATCGTCCTTAGGCGTAGCACGATATATGATATAAATAAATCCATCAAACCCGGTATACATAGTATTGCCGGATATAGTTATATCATAATTATCCCAATCATACTTATCCCGATACTTGTCGGCGGCGCAATCACGCCTCAGTCCTCGACCTATAGACAGCCTTACGGGATGATGGTAATGAAATCGAACCTCGTGAGACCCGATATATATCCTCTCCGTGATCGTCTTCTCAAACTCCTCCTTACAGCACTCGGTGCAGGAGTTCCAACGGAAACCGCGCTCGGTGCGCTCGACCCAGCCGATCTCGTGTTGGAGGTCAGCCTTGGCCTTGTCGCCGCCCGGAATCTCACAGACAAGAGGCTCACACCTATAGGCATCAAGCATGTCGAAAAAATCAGAAGGCAATACCGCCTGTTTGTTGCTGGTCTTGACAACCGCCTCGGACATGACCGCTATAACACCCCCGAACCTTTTCAAGGCGATCTCAGCCCATCTATAAACAGACGAGGTATCTATAGCCCCGCTATCATCGTATTTATGTAAATCGGCCTTGATCTCGGCCAACAACCCTTTTATAGTCATATTCAAGTCTTTTGCACAAAGATATGTATTTGAATCCGTGATACAAAAAAAATCCAGTCTACCCTCACGGGCTAACTGGATCACAAAAAAACTTCTACAGCTTGTAAACCCATTTAACTCCAAATACCTTACTCTCCGACTCAACCTCCCGATACAAGAACTTATATCTCCTACCTGATTCCATAGCCAACCTACACTCCCTGTTCAACGCCGGAGAAATATAGAGATGGAAATACTTGTTCCGAGGCATAAAATCAATGCACGTATGGACATAAGAGTATCCACCCGTCCCACGTCTGTTAATAGTACCGGTAAGCTTATTCAAATATATCTTACGATTAGGATTTATCTTATGACACAGATAACCGATGTTGTTTATATAAACCCCACCCTCATTATCCAGATACTTATCACGTATGACTTTCCATATCAAGGACTGACATTCGAGAATATCATTCTTGTCCACGATCGTATGTTTCCTTCTCTTGCCATTCTTAGACATAATAGATCTATAAAACCGAAGAAAGTACTGATCAAGTATTTTAAATGACTTTGTTTTCATATCACAAATATAACGATTTCATCCTAATACAAGAAATTTATACACAAAAATACACCGCCTATACCAAGGATGAGGCAAACAGGATAGCCGACAGCAACCTACAGTCAGACGGTATCTCTTACGCCAATGGATTAGCTCAGGCCGATAGATGCGATTGCCCAGAGCCAACAAAGACGTGGTCATGGTCGGTATCTATGAATAATGATTGCATGAGCCATGAACAACTTGTCACATCAAGAGGATTTACGATTACATATAATAATCAATGTGGTAGATCTATATCTGGTTCTGTGAATGGTATAGGATATACACAAAACGGAGAAGAGCAGGTCAATAGCGCTAGCTTTACAATTTCCACAGGGTCCGGAACCAAGAGTGGAAGTGTATATTTTAGCCGAGAAGTGGTATGTGGAGATGTAACAATCTCTGGTCATGATTCAGGTAATTGTTGACAATCACTGATGTTATGGTTTTTAATAAAAAGGAGAGACTTATTAGCCTCTCCTTTTTAGATAAACCTAAGATCTCTTTTCTTAGTATGATTAAGTATCCTACTGATATGCCTTGTACTAAAACCTGTTTTGTCTTTTATCTTATCATAGATTCATCACTGAATCTTTTGAGTTTTCTTGTTAATATCCATATCCGGATTCTCGTCCGTAGGAATCTGCAATTTGGTTATCGTCTCCCTTAACGTCTCTGAGACAACATATTCTAGTAGCTTGTCAGGACATACGAAATCATAATCCCATTGAGATATACATGGATCATCTTTTTTCGTTCCACATCCCCCTAGCTCTAATGCCGCTTTTCTGTCAAGAGTTATAAGATCCACATTTATAGCCTCTATATTAATATCAGGGATATAAATATATCCGTCATTAACATAATAATAGTATTGCTCTATATTACCATATTTACGCTCTTTATTATTAGCGTATTTCCTTAACGATATAGGAGTAAATATAATATCATCCATGATATTCGATACCTTTATAATAGCCGGCCCTATACGGGTGTATATCATATCGGGAAGACTTTTCTTGGATCTCATAAGAATCCGGCATAACTTGAACTCATCAAAACAGCAATCAACCTTCCGAACTCTCTCCATCTCCAGACAATTGATATGGGTATATAGCGATTCCTCGCCGAACAAAGTCCCATCAGCGTACTTCTGGGCTATATATGATCGAGCCTTCTGCCTACCTATGGACAATATCCATCTTCTACTGACATGAGCGTCTTTACTAATAGAGTTCATGTCATTTATGATCCTAGATACAAACTCTGAATTTTTCATGTAGCGAAATATTAAGGAGGGGATATACCCCTCCGGTTATTACTTTTTCTTCTTAACCTTGCCCCCACATTTCAGTTGAGGTTTCTTTTTCTCGGAGACCTTGCCTCCATTAGCCATTTTCTTTTTCTTATTGCAAGCCATAACTTAATGTATTAATATTAACGATACAATATTAATGATTTTATTTAATAGATAAACAATGCGCATTGAATAAGCTAAATTCACATCGAGTCAGACGGTATCTCTTACGCCAATGGATTAGCTCAGGCCGATAGATGCGATTGCCCGCAAGTGAAATGTAATATGAGCGTATGGGTATCCATAGATGAAACGTATTCCTCTCCTCCAGGGGCTAAGTTCACCCTCCATTGGAGCGGTAATGACGCTTGCTCTAGCTTCAGTCAAGGAGGAACTGTTAGACTATATTGTTCTAATGTATCTGATAACTATTCTGCGCATACTAGCATATCGGGTAAGTCGGGAAGTTGGTCTAGTACCGGTTTTTTTAGCTCAGGATGTAACCCTAGTAATATATCAGGATCTTGGGATCCAGATTAATAAATAAAAAAAAGGAGAGGCTTATTTTAGCCCCTCCTTTTTATCATATATCAGGATCTTAACAATTACCAGATCCTCCTCCAGAAACACTTATAGACCCACATTGTACTCCTGAATCAAAACCTATGACACCGGTTTTTTTACCAGACCCAGTAGGTATGCTTACGGTAGTACTTCCAGCCGTAACGGTTTGTCCAAGATCATTCCTACCAGTAACAGTTACAGTTATTGATTTAGATGATCCACATTGATTATTGTAAGACACTTCATAGGAGCACCTTAATGTGGATGTAGAACCAGACAGGCCATTACAAGGATCACCGCTCAGCATAGCGTTGGCGCTCCACGTCTTTGTTGGCTCTGGGCAATCGCATCTATCGGCCTGAGCTAATCCATTGGCGTAAGAGATACCGTCTGACTGTAGGTTGCTGTCGGCTATCCTGTTTGCCTCATCCTTGGTACAGGCCTCATATTTACCAGCGATTTGCTTATAACTGATAGTCTTAGGAGTACAATTGCCAGGACAGTTCGTAGCCTTGACATTTCCCCATCGGTCATCATTGCCAACCTTAGAAGGACATATCCTAGCATCAACTAAATTTTGTAATGCATCCTTGTACTCTTTATACTTGTTATAAGCTTGTTCACTAGCCAGATTCGATGAAGAAGCACAAAATTCACCAGCGCTAACCACCTTAATAGGGCTATCAGGAACACATACATCACCGCATTCGCCCGAACATCCCTTACATACCTCATTGGTATAGACAGTGTAGTCATGTGGATTACAGCAATGTTTACCACTATTCTGCCAATATCCTGTAGGATCGCACTCGCTAGAATAATGCTCCTCGCTATTACCATTATTACACCTACTATCATCCATATGGTATGTATTATCACATCCGCATCCACAAGATCTGGAATCATACTCAACCACCTCGTCTTGATCAGAAGCAGAGGAACAAGGATTGGTTTGACTCCTTTTCTTACGATAGGTACACCCGTCGCAATAATAACTCCAATTACCATAAGTAGGAGTATCATCATCGTCGGCGCAATCACCATTCTTATTGGCGTAAGCCTGAGCTGCGGTCTTAGTCGCCGTATCATTCTTGAAAGCATCCTGAACCTTGCTGTCGGCATCCGCCTGAGATACGGTGGATATCAACGCTGACAACCCTAAAGCGCTATAAGGAACGGATAAAGCTACACCATGTTTACATGTACCACAATTATCCTTATAGAACGTAGCGCTTCCAGTACCGGTCCACACACAAGTGCCATGCTGGTTAGCGTAATCCTGTCCCTTCTGGTCTAAGATCTGCTCTGCCTTGCTCCTGGCATCAGCCAAAGAAACCTTGCTGGTGATAGGCGTACCGCCGTTGGCTTGCGTAGAAGTCACCGTTATTCTCTGACCAACCCCGCTTCCGGCGCAATTGTTCTTATAGAAGTCACGGCTTGCCACGTAAGTCCAAGTACATCCACCGTTCTTATTGGCGTAGTTCTGTCCATCGGCTCCACGAACAGCATTCTCGGCCTTCTTATTAGCGTCAGCCAAAGATATGTTGGAGGTATACGGATGTCCCGGCAGCCTATCGCTACTTACGGATACCATGTCGCCCACGCCGCCGTCAGCGCAATTGTTCTTCCTAACCTGTCCGGTATAGCTTCCTGTCCACGTACAAGTACCCTTCGAGTTAGCCACGGCCTGACCCTGAGAGTTCACGGCGGCCAATGCCTTGGCGTTAGCGTCAGCTTGGGATACACATGACTTAAACTTACCATCAGAGCTAGGACTTGGATCCGTAACATCATTCTGAGTTACGGTAACAGAGCTTCCAACTCCACCATCCGCACATTGACGGGTAAAGGCCTTGGATGCCGTACCAAACCAGAAACATGTATTATTACCACCAGCTATATACCGCTCTTGATTATCAGGATCAGTATAACAGGTATTGGTGTTACGTTGATGTAATTGAGAGATACAGCCCTTACATACGGTCTCGATAGTCTCCCATACCGGTTGCTCGGTCTTAGTATGACACGTGTCATCATAGTTCTTATTAACGAACGCCTGACCCATTCTATCGATATAGGCCTTAGCCAAAGCGTCTGCCTCTTCCTGAGAACGGGTTGAGGTAAAGAACTGACCCATAAGATCCGGGGTTACGGTGATAGGATCTGCATACTGACAAGTAGGACACTTAGGAGTGAACTCCTTGCTATAATTACCTACATATATTTTCAACTCATCACAAGTACCACGATCGTTGGCTATAGCCTGACCTTGCGCCTTGACAGCGGCCTTGGCAAGCTCATCGGCGGCGAACTGGCTCTCATAAGAATAGAACGGACCACCAGTGACATCAGCCTCCGTAACGTTAACAGATGAAGGTATCAATCCGGATGGACAATTATTCTTCTCGAACACCTCACTATAATGACCGGTGTACTTAGGAGCCTCATGGCAAGTACCACGCTCATCGGCAACCCTCTGTCCTTGATTCATGACAGCGGCCATAGCCACCAAGTTAGCCTCATCCTGCGATACGCAAGACTGGAACGGATGACCATCGACCATATCCTGTGTCACGGTGAACGGATCTCCTATCTGATTAGCTCCACAATTGCTCTTAGTGAACTCGAAGCTAGCCCTACCGGTATACATAGTAGCGTCAGAACAAGTACCCCTGGTGTTAGCCAAAGCCTGTCCTTGAGCCTGTACGGCGGTCATAGCCATAGCGTCAGCGGCGGTCTGGGAGTCGTTAGACTGGAATGGGTGTCCTTCTACCATATCTTGGGAGATCGTCACCTTAGATCCGATCTTACACTCACCACAGTTGTTTCTCGTGAACTCCAAGGAAGCACGGCCGGTGTACGTACAAAGGGCGTGGATATTGGCAAGGGCCTGTCCTTGGGCGTCAACGGCGGCCTTGGCCTTATTATTGGCATCCTCCTGAGATACGGTAGACGTGAACGGATAACCGTCAACCATCCTATCATTTACCGTATAAGTACCACCAGTGCCAGTACCACAATTGTTACGGGTAAACGTACGTGTATAAGTACCGGTATATACAGGCACCTTCTCGCACTTACCTTTCACGTTAGCCACATCCTGACCTTGAGCCTCGACGGCGGCCTTAGCCTTATTGTTGGCGTCTTCCTGAGATACGGTAGACCTGAAATCCCCTGTCACCATAGTCTCATCCACGGTAACCTTGGTTCCGTACTGAGTCTTATCGCAATTGTTTCTGGTAAATTCCTTGCTATACTTACCGTAGTAAATCGTCTTCTCCTTACACTCACCTTCTAGGTTGGCTTGTTGCTGGGCGTTAGCCTCAAGATCGGCCTTAGCCTTATTGTCGGCATCCTCCTGAGAGATAATAGAGAAGTACTTACCAGCGGCTACAACATAAGTGTAAGGTTGACCGATATGGAACTCATCACAATTATTTCTCGTGACTATCTTCTCCATCCTAACGTTATAGTAGACGTTAGTCTGACAGTCGCCACGCTCGTTGGTGATAGCCTGACCTTGCGCCTCCACAGCGTCCTGCGCCAGCTTATTGGCGGCATCCTGCGATACCGTAGAAGTGAACGGATATCCAGAACACATCTTCTCGTCCACAGTGAAGTCAACAGGAGTAGAACCCTCAGGGCAGTTGGTTCTCTGGAATACCTTGGAGTACGATCCGGTAAATACCGGTATCTTCTCACAGTTACCCTTGATATTCGCTATATCCTGACCTTGAGCCTCGACAGCAGCCCTTGCTAGGCTATTAGCGTCTTCCTGAGACACGATGGATCTGAAGTCCCCTGTAACCATCGTCTCATCGACAACCACATCAGTACCGTATTGGGTGGAATCACAATTGTTACGGGTAAAGGTCTTGCTAAACTTACCATAATAGATATTCTCCTTAGGCTTACACTCACCCTCCAAATTGGCTTGTTGTTGACCGTTCTTCTCAATATCCTCAAGAGCCTTCCTATCGGCGTCCTCCTGAGAGATGGAAGATACGTACTTGCCCTCAGGAATGATATAAACATATTCCTGACCGTCACTGAACTTATCGCAATTATTACGTATAAACGTCTTCCTCTGCTCCTCGTTATACCAGATATCGGTTATACACTCACCATGCTCGTTGGCGTATTTCTGACCGTTCAGGGCTATATCCTCCATAGCCTTGGCGTCTGCGTCCTCCTGCGAGATAAACGACTTGTAAGTCCTTTCCTCGACCGTATACAACACCACCGATCCATGTTGGTTGGCCAGACAGTCATCCTTGGTGAACGGCTGAACCATCTTGATATTATAATAAACGGGCTTAGCGTCTTGAGCTATCATATACTCCTTAACAACACTGCCATCCTTTGACGTTATACGGAACTTAGCCGTACAGATCTGACCGGTGTAATTGGCCTTGTATACGATGTTAAGCTTATTATCGCCTATCCCATGGCTCTTGTCGTTAATGGCAAAGCAATTACCCTCAACGCAATTCTTATCTACTTCCCTCGCCATATCAATCCTCCTCTATTCTCCATGAAACATCATCTCCGGCCTCTACCCTCACGATTTGGGTACCACCATCCTTATTAAGCGTCAACCTTTGCGGATCCACGTTAAAGGGTGGTTCCGGATCAGGTTCCTCGCTGCCATCACCGCAAGTGCAACATACCAGCTCGATATCATACTCGGTATTGGACTTGATATCAATAATAACCTGACCGTTCTCGCTGGTCACATTATCGAAGTCATGATCAAGTATAATATAAGGTATATCATTAGGTTGTTGATTGATATTAACAACCTTACCGTTCAAGACGAACATCTCATGATGCTGTTCGTTATCCATATTCTTAGGCATAGCTATGACAAAGCTAGCCTCATACAAATCAGTGGCTCCGGGATCCTCAGGATCGGCATACACTATATATCTGCTATCCTCTTCCGGGACCTTCATGGATAAGCCGTTCACGTTCATGGAGACTATATAAGACTTGCTCACCGAGCCACCAAGGGTAAGACAGGAGGCCTTGACCGAGGCGGAGTTAAGCTTGGCGTTGATGACCGCCGTCCCGCCCTCCATATCGAACATGATATTGGTCGGATCCACGCTTACCCGCTCCATGCCCTTCTGGGTTATGGTAGCGAGCTTCGTAACCTTGCCTTTCTCGACCGCTACGTAAGTCTCCCTAGGCAACCTACCCATCCATCCCGGCTCTACCTTAATAGCCACCTTGTCGGGGCCGGTACCGGAAATCTTGTCGTAGGACACCCATGAGGAGCCTTGCTCGATCTTGGCAAGAATATCTTTTAAATTACTAGCCATATCAATCCGCTTGCGTTATAGTCCATTTATCACTCTTGCCGACAATAATCTCAAGGATCTTCTCTCCACCCTCAGGAGGATACTCGAAGTTAGTAGGCTTAATCTCAAATACGCTGGCGCCTCCACAACCAAGATCACAGATCATATCCGGCAACCATCCCTCCTCAAAAAAACGCTCTATAAGCTCCCTTACGGCCTCTGATAAAGAATCAAGCTCTAACCTATCTACTGGGATAGATCCTTTCTTGAGGGTCTCACCACATACCCAGCCGTCACACTCGGAAGCCAAGACCGTATCGTACACTCTTTTAGCCATAACATGAGGTATTTAAAATATTACTATTCAATGTAGTATATACGATATTAACATCAGTGAACTCATCACCCATGCAATATTTCTTCTTAAACTTAACGGACCTGCCAGAAACGACATATCCGTCATTAGGGACGATAGTACCACAATAGGTAACACTGAGCACATTCAACGGCTCGTATCTTAACCTGACAGCCTGAACGCCCTTGAACGAGTCACGCTGGATGGACGCCGTGGCGCCAGATACGGCAACCAGCTTCCTTACCAGAGACTCGATTACGCTATTCATGCTATCACCGTTCCTGATATCTGCCTCAGGGAACGACTGACCGTCATATACGATCTGGGAACTGTAGATACTACACTCGTCCCCAGGTCTATATTCCGGCTTACATGGATTACAATTACTTCTCATATCAAATCAATTTGTTGATCATTCTTCTTAATTCAAGTATCTCGGCATCCCTATCCCGTATAGCCTTTATCATAGCGTTAAGGGTATCGGACATATCGCAATTAGGGGATAATCCCAATGATTCCACACGTACCTTATCACCGGGGTAAATACAATCGGTACTCATGTACGTAGAGCACGGTACTTTCGTGTCGTCTACAGTAGGTCTGTATTGTTTTTTGTTGCAACCGTTCATCACCAAACCTCCTCTTCAGTTCCGCTATCCCCGCCGCTACCACCGGCGTTGACAAGCTCGTTTATAATCCTCTTCAAATCCAGAACCTCACGATGGTATAAATCTATCTGCTTATCCCTAGACGCTATAATACGCCTCAATGAGTCTATAACGACAGAAATGTCAGTACCTTTCTCTATGCCATCCGCTACCAGCTCATCGCCTGAGTACAAGACGCATTTATCATACAAGGTTATAGGACATCCATAACCAACACAAGGTTCTTCCTGACAATCCCGATCGCAAGGATCACAAGGATCGTTAGGGCATTTGTTAAGAAATCTATCTATCTTAACGCCATGACAACACTCTTCGGGACGTTCCCGTGAATGATCATGACAACAACCACCTGTATTACACATATTAATAATATTAATGTTTTTAGCAAAGATACTTATTTGATTTGATAACAAGATAACATACATTATTAAACAATATAGGGAATACCCCATTTGTATCCCCTATACTCATAAACTATAATAATAAGATAGGATCAAGACTTCAATTTAAGAACAGGATTACCCCATCTATCTTTCCATTGCCTTCCCAAATCGTTTATAACGCCATTATAATCTTTTATATATCCAGCCTTAATAGCGTAAGATATATTTCTTTCTATTGATACTATCATATCCAGCTCCTCGAAGGAAGCCCTATTTCTTATTCCTTCCTCATGTACGCCAAAAACAACAAAATTTATACCCTTAGCAATTCTTGATAACGATTCCTTTAAGTTGCTTTTATCGCTTATAAGCGAAGATACGCTACTACACATCTCTATATAAGCGTCACCAGCGGCATTTCTTACCCCTACGATATTATCAACAAACCACATCACGACATCGGCGCAAACCTCAGGACTCATTTCCATGGCCACCACAAGGAAAAGGTAGGGGTTCATATACCACGTTTGACCATCTCCCTTACCCTTTCGGCATGCCAACCCTATTTTATTTAAATCACTAAGATTCAAGGCTTTATTTTGTAAGCCGATTTTTGTCTGCTTACATAAATCCCTGTTTTCCAGTCTACTAATTATTTCCCTACATTTCTCTTGAAAGCCATCATACTTAATAATATCATTAAGCTTCTTAGGAGATAAGCCCTTTTTAAGCCTATCATCAGACAAGACTTTCATAGCTAAAGTGATGTTAACAAAACCATTATCACTGAGCGCAGGTATAACAACGCCCATCAATCTCCTATCAGAAGATTTGATTTCAACCCGACTTTTCATAACTTTGAACAATATTTTAAATTAAACATAATACCTATCGGTTCGAGATGAATAGATAGGTATGCAAATATAAAATATATTCAACATATAAGCAAGTGTATTACAGTATATAAACTTATCACCATTGATATATATACAAAAAATGGAGGAGACATGCAATCTCCTCCAAACACTAAATCAACTATTATGGAAAACTAAACGCGCATCATCACCAATAACATTGATCCTCTTGATCAATATTCTCAATCCATTTCTCGCACTCAAGATTAAGATCAGCGTACTCCTGCCCCTCTACCATCAAAACCTCACGGGCTTTGGCGTTGGCGTCCTCAACGGATACCCATGACCTAAACCTGTTGGCTTTGATAGAATAATATACCTTACCTGATTTATATCCAAACGGGCATACCTTCTCAAACCAATCACCGATCGTAGTATTATAGAATACAGGGGAGCAACTACCTTCGGAGTTAGCCTTCTCCTGTCCTTCTTTCATGAACTTCCTATAAGCTAACGTATCAGCATCAATCTGGGATATATCGGATATGACGGCTCCGGCTGGCAATTCATACACAATACCTTCTTTACCTGATTTGCCAGACTCGCAATCGTTCTTATAAAATAAGCCACAAAGAGGCTGTGAGGCCCAGTCCTTACAGCATGTCCCAACGGCGTTGGCCTCCCCTTGCCCGATCCGCCCAAGCTCCACCCTAGCCTTATCATTGGCATCTTTCTTGGATACGTAAGAGACAAACCTGCCTTCCTCTACGCATATTTGCTCCTTGGACCCCTTGCCGCTTACGCAATCGTTCTTGATAAACTCATCGCATACCTGATCATTATACCATACGGACGGTATTATGTCGGCATATGTATTGGCGTAGTCCTGACCGTTAGCATTGACATCATCCTCAGCCTTACCATCAGCCTCCTCCTGCGTATCGCCAAAATAAACATCGGCCGGGACCCGGTAGTCAACAGAGCCGCCCACGTACCCGGCAGGCGGGTTGTTTTTGGTGAACGTCCGTACTATTTCTTTATTTCCATATATCATCGTAATTCACTTTGTCACAAAGATACAATTAAAATTCAAATCACAAAGGAAGAGCCTTTTTGCTTCTCAAAACCTTATACAGATAATCCCTTAACTGTTCCTCTGTGGTTATATACCCAAACTCAATCATCTTAGCTATATCAATCTCCAGCTCCATCAACTCCTTAGCCTTGGCCTCCTCGCCAACGGAATTTCTTATCATAGTCTCATGAAGACCGTAAACTATTATATTCAAAGATCTAGCTAAATCCTGTATTTTATCTTTAAACCTTGATGAGTCCACGATTTTAGATAAAGAGGAAGACATTCTCTTATAAGCATCACCGGCCTTATCCCTATAATCTATAAGCTGGTCATGAACAAATCTGATAACTTGAACCTCAAACCTCGGATTTATCCACATAGCGAACTTAATAAACAGAAATGGATGCATCCACACCTGTTTCTTAGGTCTTCCTGATTTACCTGGTTCTTTTACAGTAGATCTCTTAACTAATTGATTATCAATTTTTGGGCATTTTTGCCCAAAACTATCAACAGACAATTCCTCTAATAACGCATCAATAAATTCCTTCGTTTTAGATGATGACAAAAATACATCCATCTTCCTTTGTTCATTACCTTCTAAAGAGTTCCATTGTCTCACTAATTCATATGCTTCGAAATAACCATCACTAGTTCTTTGAAAAACGTTAAAATCGCCCATCTTTCTTGTTAAAACATTTACTGTCTTTATTTTTTAATCTAATTTTGAAGTTAATAATTAATTACTTTATGTCCGCTCCCTCGTGAGAGTCGGCGGACATACAAAAATAGCCAATTGGTGTGACAAACACAATCCAATTGGCTATTTTTAATATCCTAAAATCAGGACATTAATTACCCATTACAAATCTTATCCTCCAAAGCATAAAGAACTTTCGCTACGGTCTTATCGCCACTTACCTTCACGCAAGACTCTCCGAGGTCCCGGACATCTATAGCCTCCCTGATACGGGTAAGCTCCTCATAGATCTCCTCTATAACATCGGAGATCATAACACACTCATCAGAGTCCTTATACTTTGACCACTCTGGGAGATCGCCCTCGTAGGGTACGCAAGTAGACGGGGTTATATGTGAACAATTATACTTTTTCATACTAGCAACCTGTTAATATGTTCCTTTAACGATCTTATCTCATCCGGGCATAACCCGCAATCATTATCGCATAATGACCTTTGCAGACGAATTATCTTCCCCCAATAAGATACATCGGGCTTGTCCCCGATCCTGTACCTATGGTACCTCATGTATCTACCCCATTGGCAAGATAACCACTCATCTACGACCTTACATAGATCTATTCTATCAAGGCTTGATATACTTTGCGCGCCCATCTAGTATCTCCTTTCTCATTTCCTGTACCTCCTCGTCAGGCGGGCATCCATATGGCAGGTTCTTGATCCACTCACGGATCTTTTTCTGCATATTAAGATAAGATACGCCAACGCCATCACCCTTGGTACGAACTTGCTTATATATACTAACCACGTCACGCTCCATGGTCTGCAACGGATCTTGCATAACCATACATCCAGCGGTGCTTCTAGAAGCATATTCCCTATCGCTAACAACGGTAGAAGAAGGACGATTCATCATACTTCTCTCAATTCTTTCTCTCTCGGCCCTTAATGCCTTTTCCCTACAAGTATTACAACCCACGACTAAATATTTTTATGTTTAACAATCCACGCAATTGGTAGCCATCTCAAGAAGCTCTCCGACACGATCAATGATCTCATGAGCCGCCTCTATATTGTCCAACCTAACGTTAGCCTCCGCTACGACCATAAGTATCTCCATCTCCTGTATCTTATTTATAAGATCCTTATCCTTGTCCTCGCATAGGATATCAGTCTTAATCCATAGCCGATCAAGACGCCTGCGTATAAGATCCGTCTTAAGATACTTGCGACTGAAATTGTAAGTGGAAGGGCTGCCTATGATCTTAATATCATATATACCGTCTGGAAGATCAAGATACTTGACATTACAATCATCGTAATTAAAACAATTGAGACCTAGTGTTAGGCTGGTAAAGGTATTGACCTGATTCTTGCCAAGAAACAACGTAACGGGGTCGGACATCCCAGGGGTAGTGATCTCGATGATCGCCTTCCTATCCTCCAGCAGCCCCCACTCCGACTCATCCAGAACCTGCAACACCTTTGGATCACGTGTCTCCAGTACTTGAAACGACAAGCGGATATCGTTCATGTTAACCTTCTTGTCGTACCGGCACAAGCTATCGTCATAACGAGCCTGCATATCAAGATCAGGGACATCGGTATAATATGTCTTGACCTCATGCCCGTTGATAAATACCGATGTTATCTGGCAAACATGAGACCTGGCGACATCGAAAAACACCATCCTTACATTACCCTCATAATCGACTCCCGATGTCGGGTATGTCAATATCTGGGTATTATACTCACCATCGTTACGCCTAGCTACGACAGTAATTACGATAGGCTTCTCTATATCGTAATCATCCATGATAATCCTAGCGGCAAACTTATCATGAATTATCTTCGGTATGATATTGATCTGATTCATCTTAATATCTTTTTCACAAAGATACTAATTTGATCGATAAAACAAACGAGGCTATAAGATAAGAGCATCAAGAAGATCCTGCTCGCTTAGAATTATACCTCCATTGATAGCCATAGACATAGCTAAATAAAGACATAAGCATGTGAGATCATATCTAAGCATTCTACTCCTAAGAGATACAATAAACTTTTTAAGGTCAGGATTATCCCCAGCCAAAGACATATAGCCGCTAAAAAGGAACGTATTGTATATAGGATCGGATGTAGATGATTTGATATCGCTGTAAGACATACCACAAATATCTACCCACAATCTTATAGATTTGACGACTATCTCCTTTACAAGAGACTTATTCAACAAACATCCGAATCTGACCAAAGCCACTATATCTCCCCACTTCTGATCGGATATCTCTTTAATAACATACATCGACCCATTCAAAGGATCTTTTACGACAGATGACAGTATATTCTTACATCCAATGGAATCCGATAGCTCTTGGATATTAAACATATTATTATCGTGGTTAAATACGATGGACATATCTCCACCTCTTATGATACTAAAGCTACTCATCACGAATCCTCCACAAAAGAATTAATATCAAAACAGTCATCATAAGAGCATAGGCCAGGCTCATATCCTTCCTTGCCATCCTCTATGTCAGAAATAGCTCTATCAGCAATAGATCTTAACTCTAATAGACTTACACCTAAAAAATCTAAGGCCTCTTTCAAGTACTTATATAAGGACGAGGTTTTAACTTCCTTAAACCCCTCGTGAATCAAATGACTATTGAATATACTGAAAAGAACTTTATCATTCCTACCGTCAAACCTTTTACCATTGTTTTTAAGACTACCATCAGAGTCAATCATCTTCCTTATCTTACTCGCAGATCTGGTATTTATGATATTCACCATAATCATAACTTTGTAGTCAACAGCGGCTCTTCTAGCTTTATTAGCCCTCCCCTTTGAACTTACAGGTGCATTGTCCTCTCCGCCAATATACCTGAACTTAGCCTTGCCTACAAAGCATGATGGATAAACCTTGCGAATATTCCACTTATAATTATAATCACCGATTGATCTCATGATCGACAACTCGCTATCAACTACCATCGATATCATCTTATAAGCCTTCTCAAAACACTTAAACGATCCTACATACTCATAGATAAACCGGTACGTCATACCTAGCTTAAAATCTTTATCAGATATCCTATTAAACACTATAGCTCTATCAAAGTTGATGATAATAGCCATAATAATCTTAAGCCTAAAGTAGGGAGGTATATAAATATCATCAGGACTGATGTTCCTAGGATTAGCCGTGGTATAATCAGCGCCAGCGAAAGTATCTCTACGTTTCTTGAAATTACGCGGATATATAGGCTGACCTTTAGATAGCTTAATGCAAGTACGCCCCTCATCTACCTGCTTCTTCTCAGCCTCGGTATACACCGGAAATTCCTTTATCATAGAAGAGCATTTCCTTATATAATTCAAGTCGAAATTCATATTGTTCATATTTTGTCCACTTCAAATATAAGCAAAATATAAGACCTTTAAAAGAATAAGATGAATTAATTTTCCCATATATCACCATTATTATTTCATTAATAACATAACTTGCTGAAACACAGTTGTCCATTTTGTGACATGTGTAATAAGAAGCTTCGCCTCTTTCTGAAGCAAATCCCATTATAAAGCATTCCTTTATTTAATTCTTACCAATTTCTAATTAATAACCCTATTAATGAAATGATGTTAGCTAACGCCTTTTATTATCTAAAGTAAACATCCAAAAAACATTAATTTAAAAATGAGTAGTATGTTGGCAGATAAAGATCTTAATAATCCCACTCAAGACTCTTTATGATTGTATTGTTGAGATATTTACTATATCCTTACATTCGATCTTATTTGGCAGATGACTACTATCTTTAAACATAATGATCCTATATGTTTACTTCTTTTCTGCGCTAAAGCGTGAAGTGCCAAAGGGAATCGGCAGGGTGGGTCGTGAGTCGCTCCGCTCCTGGCCGGCCATGGAAGGCAACCACCAGCCCCACGCCATGACGCCGCCACCTTGTTCATTGGCTTCCAACAAGAGTCACCTAAAAACAATGCTTGTCTATACAATTATCTCTACGGTTCCAGAAGTTAAATAAGAACTATTTGGCTTTAAGGAAAGTTGTTAGTTAAAAAGATGGTTAATTAAGTCATCTGGTCAAATAAAATCTTTATATTCGCGTCACGGTCGGTTGGATGAGTAGGTTTAGTCGGTGGTCTGCAAAACCATATACCTCGGTTCGAATCCGAGACTGACCTCATATTTGCAATTCTTTTCTGGGGTGATAACCAATAGGTGTATGGGGTTTCTTGTACACCTATTATTTTATCAATCCGAATCTTTTCAACAACACGAATAATACAACCAATATACCTAAGATCGACATAAAGATAATAGCCATCGGCCACCTTGATTCCTCCTTATCGTCTATATCCTTATGCTTGATGTCTGTCTTCTTATCAATATCCTCAATACCAGTGATCGTCTTATCAACGCCAAGGGAATCGGTCGTCACCGTGCTATCCCGCCGGCCGATGACGATATGAGCGTCCGTCTGGGAGGACACGGGTCGCTCCCCAGTGGATGGATCCACCTCCTTCGTAGTATCGAATTTCCTCTCAGTTATGACAATATCAGCATTAAGATCAGATGTCCTGATCTCTACGATCTTCCGGTCCATGACCTCATCTATCATCGTCTCTATCCTGCTTATCAAACGATTATCTATAGACGTGTCGCTAACCTGCCTCCTGCTTCCACAAGAGGACAGGAATAGCGACAGACCTAAACAAAAAACAGCCTTAAGACTTATCCTTAACCTTATCATCAGCAATCTTCTTTATATCGTCAAACATCTCGTCAGGTATGTTTTTAGAGAAGCCAAACATCTTGAATACGTTTATCCTCTTGAATACGGCCTTGAACACCTTAACCAAATAAGCGTCAGCGAAAGCATCCCCTATCGTATTCAAGAAAAGCATCACATATCCAACAAGGGCTATATACACCCCGTATTTGGTAACGGTAAGTATCATGCTAGCATCCTCCTCGATCGGATATAACGTTTTATATATAACACATAATGTCATTACTACAAAACAAGACAAAGCGAACTCCTTAAGAATATCAGTAAACCTGACCTCCCTAAACCATCTCTTGAAACTAAACCTCCTCCTACGGCTTCTACGGAGCTTCCAGCCCCTTACGCTTTGCGCTAACCTAGCCAAAAAATTCGCTATTAATACTATAAGTAATACGGTCAATAAATGATGCACTGGCTGGAAGTAAGCCCAACAAGAGGCACCATACGCAAGCGCTATATTCCATAAGCCCCCCACTCGCTCTATCATGTCTTTGTCTTTCATTTTGTACCCTACTCGCAAAGTTAACTACTATACCATTAAGTACCTAAAACACCACGGCGTGTATACCGTTCCTCGCATCAAGGCTATCAAAATGCAACCAACCCACCTTCCCTTCAAGCCGGAAAGGATATGGTAACATATCTTGATGATCCAAGATCAAGCCTCTAGCCTGTTCCGCCGTCATTGACTTGACATCGAAATCCCCAGCCTTACCCAACACATGAGCGGATAGATAAACATCTTTCTTATCCTTGACTATCTGGCAGATGTTGCATCTAAGACCACGTTGGGAAAACTGCCCCTGCTTGTCCCAATTATTACAATACATAGGCTGTTTGATTATATCCCTCCGTAATATAAGAAGATTATGGAGAAACGCTGTATCAAGAAACTGCCACGATCTGTCCTTCCACTTATTATATGTATGAGGACATACCAATTCCACTATATCAAAATACGAACCTAGTTCTTTTATAATATCATTTCTATTCATGTTATCCATTTTTAAAATAATGTAAAATAATAATACCACGATAACCTGATCCTCCTCGACCGCTCGTAGCCCACTATTAGAAGCTTTAGAGGCTCCTCCACCACCACCATAATAAGTGGCATTACCTCCATTTTCGCCATTAATAATAACGCCCTCAACATCCTTAGCTCCAGCTCCATCACCTCCTCCGTGATTGCCACCTTTACCTCCGGATAAAAAGCCTGTATCCCATCCTCTTGTATAAGCTCCCGATCCACCACCAGCGCCCATAGGATAAGGGTATCGGTCAGGATATTTGTTGTTAAAAACATATGATCCATCTTGCCCTGGATTTCCCGGGGAAGGATCATGACCATCCCCTTCAACTCCATATCCGCCTCTTCCACCTTTACCGGCAATAGCCTGATATATACCGAATACACTATCCTGACCTACATCTCCAACAACCACCCTATATGTAACACCTGGATTTACGGATATAGTCCTAGTCAGTACACCACCTCCGTTACCACCACTCCCGGCATTATATATATCGGAATATCCTCCATTAAGACCTCCGGCGACCAACGCGAACTCAACCTCATAGACCCCATCAGGAACCGCCCAATATCCATTATCCTGAGGAGATAGTTCCTCGAATACCTCTATTATCTTCCTTTTGGGTAACATTCTTCTTCTCATCATAAGGCAAATAGGATTTTACCCCCCCCCCCCCCCCCCCCCCCCAATTTAGTTTTAAAATATTGATATTCATAATATTATTCTGGTTTAATCGTCCATCTCTGGGCGTAGTTATTTTTTAGCACATATATCTTCTCCATAGGTGTAGCGGGAGACCCGTTGGACGAGCCTTTCACGAATCCCTCTGGGGCCTGCTCCGTGCCGGAAGGACGCTGGTTTTCGGTTGGATAAACAGCAGTATACATGCTTACCGAAAGACTATAGAACTGGTTCCTCTTCCCATCCTTAGCCACGGATGTCATAGTAATCTGATCCCATCCTACAACAAGGTCGTAGAAAGAGTTCACGAAATCATCTGATCTTTTTTGGCTATGAGTGGATGCATTCACGTTAAACCATGTAATAGCCCTCATCTCATAAATATAATCCGGAAGCTTATCCATTCTAAGACTATTGCTATGAGCTGCAACGAAACTAGTAAGATGTTCCAATCCCCTTCCAGACATATTATCATCATTCCAACCCGTCCTCCTTTCTCCACTTACCCAGTCATCTAAAAAATAAAAATCAGTAATATTAGGATTTATCTTATCTACCTCGAAAAAAGGAAGGGTATTTATATCAAAATAATTCCACATATCAGAAGGACCAGGATGTATTTTCAACGAAGTTAATTTAGGAAGATCATTAAACTCCTTTATATACCTATCCAAATAACATGAAGACAATTCAAGGGTTTGAAGATTTTTCATATTCTTTATATTCCTTATCCCGCTAGATTCTATATCCCTAAGATCAAGCATATTAAACATATTTAAATAATATACCTCTGTCTTGCTGGTTATAGCCTCAGGAATTACGGTCATTCTTTGCCCTATATTTTGAAGATCGATATAAATTAACTTTTTGGATCTTGACAACTTGTCTACAGGTATACCGTCATTAACATACAGCGTATGGGATACGACCAAAAACTCAAGTCCTGGTATATCCACAATCGGGAAAGATGTCATCTTGCAAATTTGGATATTGGCATAATAAATATCACAAGTAAAATCTATCGACACAGCCCGTTGTACATCCCTCCTCCCATCAGCGTAAGCATGATTATCCACAGGTACGTATTGCGATCCATCCTCCTTCCTGAACCACCACGTAGTATTGGGATTTTTCTTATGTTGTATCGCTAAAGAACGGAATATAATACGATAATTATCCTCCCCTTGAACCTTGGTCATAGGAAACTGCTCCTTTATTCCATCCCCCCAATCCACATTAGCCATGCCGGGCTTTCTGGATCTAAACTCGACAAACGTATTATAAGGATTACCAACGACAGGATCAGGTACATAATTATAATCATCGGTATAATAATTTCTAAGTGCCCTATCCCATGTAGTGAACCACACGAACTTGTTGGATGATGCCTCGTATTTATATAATGTCTTAGCCATTACCTATCTTGTTAAAATATTCTACAATAACATTCCTGTCCAATCCCATAGAATCACATAAATACTCCCCTTCTGGTTGACCCCCAAACGATAATACCTTATCCGTATCATGAGCTAAAACATCTCCATTGCCTACAAAGGTACGCCCATCGTCAAATACGATAAGCTTATATGGCTTATACGACCTCGTATCAATATCAGAAGATCGTATTGACCTTAACACCGAAGCCTCTGGCGCCATACTAAACCTCCATCCATAATTATTCATAAGCACATAAACCATCTCCATAGGAGTCGATGGAGAGCCATTAGACTGACCCTTTATAAAACCAGAAGGTGCCTGTAATACGCCACTAGGCCTTTTATCAGAAGGATTGGAAGCCGAATACATAAGTAAATACAATCCATAAAACTGATTCCTTTCGCCATCAGAAGCAGAGGAGGACATAGTTAGATAATCAAACCCCATTACCTTATCATATAATGTTGATATAAACGTATCACATCGACTTTGGGTTGACAAGCAGAAATGCATATAAAAGCTATTCATAGACCTCATCTCATATATATAATCCGGGAGATTACTTACATCTATATTACTATAACTATGTGAAGCGTCGAGACTCTCAATGTTTTCCAACCCCTTACCACTCATATACGGATGCCAACTTACAACAGATCCATACCATCTGTTTATATGACTGAAAATTTTTAAACTAGAATTTATCCTATCCACCTCATCCATAGCCGGGCATGTATTAGGATCAAACGATGGCATAGCCACTCCCGGGGATATATATAATTCACTTAGCTTGCTAAAAGACAGCCATTCCCTTGGATATACCCTAACCCTTCCACCAGCTAAATGCAATATCTCCAAATTAGGCCACATGGAAGGGAATTTCCTTATATTGGAAGCTTCGGTATCACTAAAGTCAATAGACTTGGACAAATTCAGACCTTTCAATTTAGTTAGTCTATTCCAATCCTCCGGGATGGACGTCAACGTATCCACACCAAACTCACTTAATGTTATACGCTCTATATTTACCGATCTCATTATCCTATCCTTTGGTATATCTGTTATGGTACGATCCCCAGGAATACTTATAATTATATTGATAAGGCTAGGCATATCAAGTATAGGGAAACCTACCATCATAATCCTATAGGATTCCATCATCGTAACATCATTGGTAAAAGACATGGATATCACACGCTCCTTATCCATGCCATCATCATAAGTATGATTGGGGACAGGGATATACTCACTCCCGTCATCCTTATAAAACCACCATGGGTGACTGTCGGGATTCTTACGATAACTTATATCCCTTCTCCTGAACATCAACCTGTATTGACCATATATAGATCCACTCCTAGCCCTTACAAAAGGGAATTGCTCTTTACTCCCATCTCCCCAATCAACCTCGCACATGCCGGGAGCATTAGAATAAAATCCTATAGTCTCATTATAATTATTACCATCCAATATAGGATCAGGAACATCATCAGTAGTATCATTCCTGTTAACGCCCCTAAAAGCGTATTTACCCTTAGTAAAAAAGGTTATAGACCCTTTATTCGTATCCTTACATATCAACTTCATACCTCTCCCTCCTCTATTCTTCTAAAATACTCGACAACAGGTGAACTATCAAGCCCTAGATTACTACATATATCTATAGCCTCGTATTTATCGGCAAAACTGTACTTGGACATGCTTTCATCTAAAACATCTCCGCTGAACACGGATACATACCCATCCTTTACGCCAAGGACGAAAGGGGTGATCCTAGCCTTCCCAGCCCGCCTTGCCCTCGCAAGGGCAGCCTTGGAAGCTGGGGCAGGGGCCAAGACCCATGTCTGCCCGTAGTTATTGGTAAGCACATACACCTTCTCCATAGGCGTCGTAGGATTACCGTTGCTAACACCCTTAACAAACCCCTCAGGGGCTTGATAAACGCCAGATGGTCTCTTGTTGGTAGGAGCTGCGGAAGTATATAAATCTAAGGTGAGTTTATAAAACTGATTCCTATTACCGTCAGAAGCCGTCTGTGACATCGTTATATAACTCCACGACATTATCTTATCATAAAACGTATTTACGAATGTATCAGCCCTCTCCTGCGTATTTATAAATGTACCATCATCACGCAAAGTCCATATCCTAAATTCCCTTACCTCATACAACCAATCTGGGAGATCGTCTACCGGTACCGTGCCTGAATTACAATACGTGCCCTGAATCTTATTCAACTTACCTTCTACTAGATCTTGTTTCCATGAGCTACCACTACCCATAAAAGTAACGCCTGTCTTATCATCTCCAACCTTATCCACCTCATCAAATACAGGTATATTATTCCGATTGCTTATAATGCTTATACCTTTTGCTGGAATAGAATTAAAAGCCGGATCATAAGAAGGGATGTTACACCAGTTGAAGTTAAATTCAGTAAGATTCTTCCATTCAGAGAATCTTCTCCAATTAGAATCAGGATCATCCCCAAAGTTAAAAACGCTATTGCATCCGAAATACATCAGATCTTTCATATTTAAAAAACCTTCTGGCCAATTACTCCATACACCAGGATGAAAAAAAGACCCCATCTGTATATTACGAAGATTAACGCTCTTGCTTATCCTGTCATATGGGATATCGCCATTTTTTAAAACGGATCTAGTCACAGCAAAATAAGTTATATCAGGAAGATTAGTTATAGGGAACTCATGAAGGACAATACCATCCATATTGAACTCCCCATCGATTACGTTAGAGAACCTCATCGTAACCTCCCTACGCCTGATATCGCTATACTTATGTGGAGGAACCGGTATATACTGAGATCCATCCTCCTTCCTATACCACCATGTAGTATCGTCAGGATTCTTTTTGTACTCAATATCTAAAGACCTGAATACTATCCTATAACTACCGTCAGATATCTTGACCAAAGGGTATTGATCCTTTGTCCCGTCACCCCAATCGACGTCCACGAATCCTGGATTGTTTGCCGAGAACCTGAGATTACGATTAAAAGCATCATAACCTACTATCGGATCAGGCACATAATCAGCATCCTTCCCATTATAACAAGGGAACCTATCCTCGTTAACATAAAACGTCACCGAGGACAGGGCCGTATCATATCCTACTAAAAATCCCATATCAACTAATTGAGGTTATATCATAAGACACCCATTCCTTGTATCCGTTAACCATCTCATATACCTTGTTGATGGTCTTGCATACGACAGCGAATCCGATATCCACGTTAGGGAACTTCTCGTTAAGCTCATCTATTGTAAGCTCCTTGGTTATACTCTCATCCCACTTACGCATCTCCTTTACCTCCATAAGGATCGGTTTTCCGGTTATGCCTACGCTCATAACCCACTCTCCCTCACGATTGGCATCCGCCAGATCGGGGAAGATCGTAACGCCAAAAAGATCGGAGAGGGTGAAGTTCTCGCCGGTACGGGTAAAGGATGCCGCCGCCCCCGGTGTAAGAACCACCTCGTTCACGGCCAACAGGCTCGTAAGTTTCTTGGCTCCTCCTGATACCGTGGCGTTAAACACGACAGTAACATTACCGGTAGCGCTATTAACGAACTTGATCTCATCCTTATCGCTATTTATAGCTTGTAAACGTGATCCAGATACGATATTCACGATCTCATAGTTCTTGTCATAAGTGCTTTGCAACGTAACATTACCATATCTTGTATCAATCAACGTAATCCACTTAGCCTTACCACCTACTATCTCAACAAGCTTATAAAACACGTCATTGCCGTCAGCGTCAACCCATCTAGCTATAGCACCCGGAGCGAAATTAGTCACCTCCCGATCTTGAGTATAACTTATAGTGCTTTCCGTAGGCTTGTTAGCTAAAGTAACATAAAGACATTGCTGTACGTCAGCCTCTATCTTAACTATACCAGCTCCATCGTAATAATAATCAGGCACGTTTTTCTCTCGTATCAACAGGATGGTACCTTCCTTAAGCTTATCGGCGTTAGTTGGATCATCCACGAAAGACTTCATCTGGATATAAGTATCGAAGATAATAGACGTACTCTTATCCTCTATCTTCTGATTGATATCATTGACAATATTATTAATCTCGTCTTTCGTATAATAAGGAGATAAATCAACCTTCGGGCCTTCCTGCTCTAAAGCCTGAGTTCCATCCCACCAATAATCAGGTACCTCCTGCTCCCTGATCCAGAAGCTGTCCCCCACACGGAGCTTAGCCGTGTTCTCCGGAACCGCCAGCCACTCATTCATGGCATCGACCGTATCAAAGATATACGCCGCGTTCTTGCCCTCAGCTATACGTCTTACGACAGCCAACTCGCTCTCGACATCGCTAAGTCTTTCCTTTATATTATTGATCTCCCGCTCCAGCTTATCATAATTATCCTCCTGATCTATAGCATCGCCTATAGACATATAGACCTCATTGGTGAGCTTATTATAAGTAATACGGGCTACTTTCTGATAAGAAGTCTTATATGTACTCGCCCCCTTACTGGTATTGCAGATAAAATCATATGTATTTTGATATACGACAGATCCACCGGTATTGATGAAATTATATCCATCTTGGCTCATCGTACCTCCCTTGTATCCAACAAGTTCAAAAGAACATTTACCCGTACCTTTAGATCCAAACCATGTAGCGTAGGCCATGAAATACGTCTCTTCAGGTAGGATATCATAATATTTAGCCCTTAAATCCTTCACCGACATCCAAACACATTCCTTACCAGAACCGGTATTATCACCACCCCATTTAAGAACTTCTCTAACAGAGCTATCTCCATTTCCGGGGCCAGACCAACCTACAGCAAGATTATCTATGGTGGGAACATTAGAATTAAGGGCTTCCGTCATCGTGTCCAAGTCCCTTCCGGAACTTGATTCCCATAAATATCTGAACGTCACAAAATCAACATCCCCGATCTTAATGCCTCCGGTATTAATAGGATATGTTTTTGTGACTAACTCATAATACCATTTACCATCACGGAAAGTAACCCTTATCCTCTCTACTTGCTTGGGGGATATAGAGACATATGATCCGCCAACGGAAACGTTATCGCCATCAACCGCACGGGAAGTCCCATCCTTTGGGTCCTCAGGATCTACGGGGGTGTAGATCGTAGCCTGTTTATCTCCGGTATTGATAATAACTATATAATAGCTATCCCCGTCAAGACCCTCATCATGAGCCATGGTGACAAAACCTTGCTCGCTATCCGGTCTCCATTCAACGACAACCATATGCTTATCCATAGGTATACCGGAAACGCTGTTAACGTAATTGGTTGACGACATGAAAATGGCATAATCATCATAAGCCTCATCCACACGTTGATGCTTAGTAGCCAATCCGTCAAGACGTGATATCTCAATGGGGTCAGTTACCTCGACCCCATTATAATCATACCACTTATATCCGATCATCGTATTCTCACGACGATATTTCCTTTTCCTTATGACCTCACCGCCGGCTAGGGCGTCAATCATATAATAATCATTACATACCTTAACCATAGCCTTGATATTAACAGGTTTGACATAAACAAGCCACGATAGTAGCGCCATCGGGGATGGAGGTCAGCGTAGTCCCTACCGGGTAGGTCGGGGAGGATGACTCCATCACCATCAACGACATCCGCTCTACGACCATATCGTTATCCACCAACCTGCTTCCCTCTACATAGAACCGGCCATCGGCCACCTCATAGCACTCGCGCACCGGGACCATATGTCTTTGGCTCTTATCCGCGTAATCACAGATCGTGACCTTAGCCCCCTCTGGAATAGAGTTAAGCTCATCTCCAGCATGATAATCAGGATGATCAGAGTACACGACATACAATATGGACTTAATATCCTGTAACGCCGGATTGATCGTCCTGAATCCCTTTAAATGAATTTTATGACCACCAACCTCATAGCAGTCATCTACCTCCATGATATTAAGGTCACAGCTGATAACCGTCCAGCCGTTAATAACCGTCTGCGTAGGGGTAGTATTGATAGGATGATCGGGGTCGGTGGACTCAACGATCTTATAGTCGAAAGTCTTTACATCCAGATTTCCGTTCAACGACTCCTGTCTCCTGATCTTCACCGTACCCTTTCCGGTATCATAACAAGTCTCCGTGGTATCGATAAGTCGATCCATATAATCCGGCTCCTCGCATTCGATACGAGTGAAATTAGATGGCAAAGAGGTATATTGAGTACCAACATGGATATCATTGTCTGTAGAACTCAATACATGATGATTATACGACCTAACATGATTTAAAGGGTTGATAACGTAAGTGGATTTAATCCTTACCGATCCTCCCGGTGTCGAGTAACATTCTACCGCATTTCTGGTAATACGATCATCCAACCTTTCTAGAGCACACCTTTCACGGATAAAATCCGCAGGGATATCATTTATCCTATTTCCTAGCCCATACTTATTATCAGACGAGTCCACAATCTCCCAGAACTGGTTTCTTTTCCCAAGATCACCGTCATAAGACACCACATGTCTCATACGCACGCTTCCGGCTGATGTCTTGTAACACTCCTCGATATCAATAGGCATCCTATCTTCCATATCCGTGAAATCACAAGACACCAAAGAGAATCCGTCCGGGAGGGTAGCCAGTTCGGCCCCCGGAACGAAGCCGGCGTCATCCGATTCAAGCACCTCGAAGCGGACGTATCTTGCCTTTATCTTGGAGTCATAAGAAACCAGCCTACGAAGCTTGACATTGCCATTGCCTCCGTCATAACACTCGACATAAGACCTGATGTCACGCTCCTCCATATCGTCGAAATCACAGACAGTCCTTACCCACGTATCTGGCAAGGAACTGAAGCTGGCGCCCTCAGGTTGTGACGGGTCGGTAGTCTCCAGGACTTTATAGCTCTTATCCCTAACTCCTATATTCCCGTCCCATGACGTGAGAACCTCCAGCTTCACCTTACCGGCCGGTGTCTTATAACATTCTACAGTTACCTCAATATCCCGGTCCTCCATATCCGTGAAGTCACAAACGACCTCAACCCAGTCATCGCTTATGCTGGTGATAAACTTACCTACCGGATTATCAGGATCGGTACTTTGCTTGACGCGATACCATTCCTTTCTGGTACCCATCTCGTAATCAAATATCTTATACCCCTCTATCTGTACCCTTCCGGTTCCGGTATCAAAGCATTTAAGCACCGGTATTATCTCCCTTTGGGTCATGTCCGGGAAATCACATACTATACGACTCCATGTATCGGGTATCTTATCATACTCCGTACCGATAGGATTGCTATCGTCAGTCGTATTCACCACCTCATAATGGGATACCTCCGGGTTCAGGCGGGGGTCTACTGACTCAACGCCCTCGATCTGGACCTTGCCCCCTTCCGTGGCGTAACATTTACTTACGAATATCAACTCCCGATCGGTCATCTCCGCTATACCACAATCTATAGCCACCCACTCGGCAGGAATCTTATCCAATTCCGTGCCAATGGGAGTATCGATATCCGATGAGTTGATGATAAATATCTTCTCAGCCAGTATCTCTCCCTTATTATTCATATAGGTATGGATACGCGCCTCTACCTGACCACCCGGAGTACGATAACATTGGTTGACGATCGACACACGGGCGTCCTTGATGTTAATGAACTGATAGTCCTTTTTAGGAACCTCGCTTACAAGTCTCTTTACTCCTTTATCATCGAAGTACACGTAACACCCGTCATTCCTCATCATGACCGGATACGTCTTTCCGTCTATAACAACACCTGAGAAGTCATCTGGCGGAACGGAGAAACCCATGCTACCAAATATGGAAGCCAGTCTCTTTAAATACTCATTTATCGCAGACATAATATCATATTTTAATTCTACTGCCTCAAAGATAACAAAAAAAGGGAAGAGAATTGAATCTCTCCCCTTTAGGAAATATATGAACGCAAAAAAGGTTCTTTATTTCGGCTCAGTTACGATGGCCGGACCAAGACCAGCGGCAGCACCGATCATATTGATCATCTCCTGAACACCCTCATGAGCGCCATAGCGTACACGTAAGATCAGATTAACCGGATCATCGGCGATAACTTTTCCGAATCCCTGAGCGTATCTATGAGGATTAATCGTGATCTGGAAGTCCACGTATTGGGCTGTTTGTTCAACACGGCTGTATTCGTTCATGAATGTCCGTCCCATGAAATCCTGATGTTTCGGGAAACCGTTGAAATGAGCATAGCCCTTCAACTCGTCATCCATCATATTACCGCCGACATGAGTACGTGGTGCTTTGCTGGACAGTCTCTCGAAATTAAGTTGATCCCACCAGATAGGAGACCCCTCGTCAAGAGAATCAGGATAACCTCCGCTAGCGCCAACGATCTCAACGCTATCCTCTACATAAGTCATTTTATCCATCAAGCACTCTGACGGAGATAATAACATTTCCTTGCCACGGAAACGGATACCGCACTTGCAGTTAGTGCCAAGTTCCTGATCCGACTCCAATTTCTTCCACATACGGTTGCGGTAGGACGCCGGAGCCTCGCTGGTGAAGAATCCCTCGAACACCTTGTCGCATTCATCACACAACATGTTAGTATATACCGTTGTCTGGAAGCTATGCTGGCAAGCCGCAGGAGTACCGTAGTCAGTGATCTCCAGTTCCGGGAAAGCCTGTTTGATTTCCTCCAAAGCACTGTTCCCGCACTCATCATCCGGGATCGTGATATAATACTTCTCGGTGGATACCTTGCAAGAACCACAAGCTGACCAAGAAGCGGTACGAACCGTAGGATTCTCACACATATCGGATGTCTTAGCCACATAGTAGATAATAGCCGTAGGATTGGCCTCCACGAAAGTAGAGATCTCCTCATCCGTCAATTTCTTGGAAGTAGCGGCAATATACAAACCTGATCCCTTGATCTGACTCATTTTGTTAACCGTATCGGCTACAACGTTAGGCAATGACTCCACCGTAGTAGACATATCAACACCGTCATCCTCCAAGGAAATAGAATACAGATAGCCGCCCTTAACCTCGGTATAGTTAGGAGGACAATCCGTACATCCTTTCATGATAGAGATCAGACGTTGAGTATAATCAGCCGGTTTAGCGCCTTTCTTCATCACCTTATAACGTGACATGCTACCCTCGATAGTCTCACGTACGATCTTCAATCCTGGATATTGAGCGCGAACCTCAGCTAATGCCAGATCATCACCAGTATCGCATACCTCCATGCAATAGAAATTGACATCCTCCGTCTCAGGCTCAGTAGCCTCATTAGTACATCTTGTAACCGGAATGATATCAATATAATCGGATAATTTACCACCACCGGCAATAGGTTGGTTCTTCATCCGCTCGATACACTTCAATACGGCGGGTAACAAATCAACCTCCTCGCAAGGATCACATTCCTCGCATTGATTAGGGGTATTGTCGCAATCATCCAAGAGGATAGCGTCAAAGATCTCAACACGACCTCCCTCGTAGCCAAGAAGCTCGAAAGCCCTGCCGGCGAGAATCAAGCGGATAACGATACGGTCGCCCTTGGAAACGGAGAAAGCCGTGTCGTCAGAGACACCATTGTATCCTAAGATAACGTCATCGACATAAGCGTGATCCTTCTTCGGCCAGGAAGCGTAAATCTCGGTGATCTCATTCAACGAGAACAAAGGCGTGGAAAAATCCTTGTCATATATAGAGCGGGAAGCCGCTTGTTCATTACGACCGATACGGATCTCATAACGCTTATCATTACGAGGCTTACCGGTAAAATCAATCACGGCCTTACAACCGTTCTCGGAAGTATCTTTAGTATCGTAAATACCGATCTGTCCTTCCTTCAAGAAGATGGAATCAACATCCACCATCTTAGCGTGTGGGGATACGAAAAGTACCCGGTCTTGCGGTCTGTGCAACATATTATCAATATTTAGTTTAAAAAATCATTTACCTAACGCAAACATAATAATAAACGAGTTCACGACAATAAAACAAGATCACGAGTGTATAGGCATATAAATAAATTACATTTTTTGTAAAAACATTATTTAAACCACTTTTTCTTATACATCTTCCTCATCATATCAATAAGTTCATCGAAACTTTTTATATAACCCATATCTATAGCCCATATAAGATTGCCTTGTGTTTGCTCCAATTCCTTCAGCTCAGCTTCCGTGGCCTTATTCCTGATCATACTTTCATGGATATTAAAAACAATATAATTAAGACCCTTGGCGATCTTAACATAATCTACATCCTTAAATCTAGAAGCTGCTCTAGACAAAGCATTATACCTATCACCAGCCTCTATTCGATTAAGAATAAGCTTATCGGTCAACCACGTAACAACCTCGGCATACAACATAGGATTCAATTCCATAGCTACAAGAACCCATATATAAGGATTACACATAGTTCTCCTGTTCTCGCCCCTACCAACCGTCTTATAAGCACCAAACTTTTTCATTACTTTTATAAGAGACTCTTTTTCAACCATTTCCATAAAAACAGGAAATCCTGTTTCTATCATATATCCTTGTTTTTCAAGAATATAGTATATTCGCTCAGCACTTTCCTTGTTAGAAAGGATATTCTCTATCCTCTTATCATTCCATCCCTCCTGAATCCTTTTCCTGGTATAGGCTTCCTGTAAATCAGTCAACGACATGAAAGACGTTTTAGTGTCTTGCTTGATAGTAACACCAAAAAGATCCCTATCCTTGGAGATCATAACAACATTAGTTTTCATATTATATATATTTAATTATTTAATACGATGCAAACATATAAATAAAAGTTTTACCATAAAAATATATAGATAAAAAATATTCCAATATAAAATCATTATATTAAATATTTTGTAAAACACAAAAATCATACTTACGATTTCTGGAGTCGGAGAAATCTCCGATTCCAGAAAATATGCATAAGATGATAAAAAATAAGCCTACCCATTTCTGGGCAGGCTTATCAATCAAAACTAACGTTGTTTATTTAAAGGAAGCCACATTATCCTTATCCATTCTATATCTATACAATTCATTCTCATTAAGGTTGAATTGTTTAGCTACCATATCCAGAATCTCCTCCACAAGATAATCGGGCAGCTCCGGGTCGATGTCCGTGGATTGGATACCGGCGGCGTTGATATACCCCGATAGGTCCACCCTGACAGGACGGCGGTAGTACGTCATCTTAACCTCCTCGGTACGGAAGCCTGACTCGTAGACCACGACCTTCCCGTTCCCTATGGAGTAGAATGTCTCACGGTAGTCGTAAGAAGGACGGTTATTCTCGTCTCCAAGAAGCTCATGGATATTCTCGTTCTTAGCCTCCCACATAACGAAATCAGTGGCCTCACACCCTTTGTATGAGAAAACTCCTTTTATGTTAGAGAACCATAGATAGTCGTCAGGTAAGTTAAAGGACGTAGACTCAGGGTCATCCATCCTACCCGCATTATCCAACGACATCCAATAAACAAGAAGGTTTTGGATGGAGCGTATAGTCTCGTCATCCTTCCTATTTAGATAGTACTTAACCAACCGGTCTTGGGCCTCGTTGAACAACAGCACGAACCTTCCCGGATCCAGCTTAATCCCGCCATTGGCCAGATTCTGCTCGTTCTTCTGCAAAGACCTTAGATACGCTTCTTGGATTGTCATCGCTATTCCTCCTTAACCTTATCACCTTCCTCTACGTCATCCTTCTTCTTAATATCCTTAACCTTCTTGGTCTTGGACTTATCATCGATATTAGACATAGATATGATCTCCTCATACTCATCCAATACATCAGCCTTTATGTTAATGAAGTCTTTCTTGGTAGCCAAGAACTCAGCGGATGTCCGAACGTCAGGTCCTATGATCTGGCCATTATATTGTAATCCGGATGGAGTCATATTGATACGACCATTTCGTTGAAGGACGTTTACGATACGGTAAAACTCAAGAACTTCCTTGAAATCACCTTCCAATGACCGATCCCAGATATCAAGCAGATAATCGACATTGGTCTTCTTCTCATTCATCCAGTTTGATAGAGATCCTGTATAATACTCATCCTCCGTGAAATCCGGGCGAGTTACGATACCGATGTAAAGAAGAAGATCGATGACAGCCTGACGATCGTCGCCGCCTTTCTTAAGAGCGCTGATAAACTTATAGCTGATGTTCATCTTATTGATCTCACGCTGCTGAACGAAATCCTTCATATTGTCTTTCTCCACGAAACAGAACATGGAGTTCATGAAGACAGGATCGCCATCCATTTCCTGAGGAGTCAACATGCCGGAAAATACAGCCAGATATAAATAAAATAGATCTACAGTATTAGCCGTATTATAAACCTTACCCATGAAGATCTTATCTTTAGCGTCATCCCAAAATTCTAAATTGGTTTGAGATAGATCCATCTGCGACATTTCCTCGAAAGGCTTCATGATATTATCTACCCGCTGTTTGACGAGCTTATCGATCTCATTCTTGTCAAGACCATTATAGCATCTTGATCTTGGATAAAAACCGGTGTTATAGGCCTTGGAGAAATCATCCCAAGGGCAACATACGTGAGTGGCGTTCTCCGGGAACGGAGCTTTAGCTATATTAGCGTCTTGAAAGGCCTGAGGAGCGCTTCCATCGTGTTTGCCTACAACCTCATATAAGGTATCTGACATGATATTGAAACCGTTTACCTCGGCCAACACCTTCCTTGATTTTAAAATTTCTTTCATTTCCTTTTTTTGCGTTACTTAAAAAAAGAGGAGAGGACACCCTCCCCTCTAAAAACCAAATTACATATATGAAAAAACTTAGCCGAAGTAGTTCGGTTGAAGCTCGATAATCAAGAACTTACTGTTATCCATAACCCAAGCCGCTGAAGCTGAGTGGCACCAGAATTGCTCTTTCATGCCCGGCAAGGATGATACGATCTCATTACCGTTGGCTTTGTGCGCCCAACGACCGTACTCATAGCCCCACCACATACTTACACCTTCTGGCTTGATATAGAATACGTTGTTATTCATATTACCTAACTTAGCGTTAGCCGTATTAGGAATAGCGGAATATGCGTTAGTTGATCCAGCGTCAGTGATATTCTCGATAATACAAGAATAAGAGGATCTAGGATACATACCATTCACTAACTCGCTACGATCTGTCATGTCAGCGTAATCCAAAGAAGGATCGTGCTCGAACTCAACATTACCGATGCCCGGGATGAAAGCTCCCTTAACCTGAACCGGACCTAAGATCATGGCGTCATTAGTACCAGAGATAGGGTTAGAAGGCAACATCCTATCGCTTCCCATACCCCAGCTTAAGTTCTGCAAGGTAGTGAAGAACGATTCCCTGATCAACTTCTCTAAATTGATCATAGCCATAGCTCCTACCTTGAACTTAATCTTACGTTCCGTAATAGGAAGATCCTGACGTCCACGGAAAATATAAGATGCGGCAGCCATAAGCGTGTCCTTAGTAATACCCATCGGACGGCTATAGTAGATAGTGTAACCACGGCGAAGCTGACGGTAGACACCCTCATTCAAATGGATAGGACCATTTTGATCCATGATAATACCACCTTCTTGCCACATCAACTGTCTAGCTTCCAGCTTAACCAACTCAGCCATACAGAACACCTCCAACGTAGAGGCTACCTTAGCCGTACGCAAATCAAGTCTACCATTAACAGTCTTACCGATAATAGCCAAATCAGGAATATTACCCTCATACTCACTTCTCATGGCATTCATACGACGAAGAGCGGTCTCCACAAACTCTGAAGTGCTGTTCTGGGCAGCCTGCATGGACTTCATACCAGCGTACATAGTTGTCTCGCCCTCAACACCACGGTGGTTCCCTAAACGGAACTCACAAGTCATAGAACCGGACTTGTCAGCTCCAGATACCTTAGAGAACTGAGTGCTGTACTCACCAAGAGCATGACCGATCTTCCAGTAGCGGATACCCGGACGTAATTTCTCTTTGGGGAAGTATTTAGCCTTACCACCAATAACACGACACCAATAACGTGTCAAGTCACCTTCTGTCTTAGACGGGATCTCACCTGAGATAAGGATATTACAACCGTTAGCAGCATCGTAGGTAATAACATCATAAGCCGTAAACTCAGATGTGTTCAAAACGATATCAAACAAGCTACCATCAATACCAGGTTTCAGGTGGTGACCTGATGTATCCTCTGCCGTAACGACAGCGAATGTTTTTGTAACAGGTAAATCATAACGGAAAGAGGCTCCAATACCGTTAACGGAGATCGTAGCGCCGTTATTGATCATACCCATATACATCGGTACAGGGTAATTAGCGATATTAGAGAACAGATTCAAAAGACCCAGATGATTCTTATCAGGATCCTCATAATACCAGCTCGCCAATGAGCCTAAGTTATGCTCTACGAGCGAAGTCTTATAGTTCTTGGCATCGGTAAAGGCAATAACGTTATCGCCATTCACGGTAGCCGGGAAACTTTTTGTAAGAAACGGATTCATTTTCAATATATTTAAACGTTATACACTCTTTGATCCACTCAGATCAAGGAAGTTAGCTTCTATAGTATCGTTATCGATATTAGTCTTATTCTGCTTTCCTCCCTTATTGCCAGAAAGAAGAGTGATGGTCTTCTTATTGACCTCCATCTTAGCCTTGTTAGTCTTCTGTTTAAGGAACTCGTCCTTATTCATCAAGAACAAAGCCAGATCAGCGGCCATGTCCGGATTCTTGATAGCCTCCGAATAAGCTTTATCTATAGCCGTATGACCTTGATTGTCTATCGGCTTGGTAACGAAATCGACAGCCTTACCTATCATCGTGTCAGTCAACTGGAACCCTGAGCTTATAGACGTCTTAAGACCTTTCTTATAGATCTTCATCTGCTCAATCAACTCCTGTTTCCTTTTCTCGGATTTTTTCTTCTCCTCCTCGATAAGGTTATCCATCTCCTTTTTCAGAATATCATGGAACTTATTGGCCTTGGACTCAATGAACTCATCGCCCTTACCAATCATCATCTCCATATTATCCTTTATCTCGTCTTCCGGCATACCCAACATCTTATAATAATGCTGGATGACCGCAAGCTGATCATTCTTGTTGCTCATATCAAGGTTGTCCAACGGCGCCTGAATGTTCTGATATTGGTTTAGAAGCTGACCTACGTTACCTCCAGCCTTATCCACCTCTATCATCTTCTTCATGAAGTCAGACATAGAACCGGTATCAACCTTATCCTTCAACAACTCATCAGCCTTGTCCTTGATCAATCCCTCCACTATATCGAGTAAATCATCCTCTTTCGTGATAGTAGAAAGATCAACCGGTTTATCATCTACCATAATATCAAGGTTATCGATACTGTCTATGATACCTCTGGCAGCCATCTTCTCCAAGAAAGATTTTCCGTTAAATCCTGATACCACACTATTGTTATCAGTACCGCCTTCGCCAACAGGATCCGGATCTGGGGTGGTAGCGTCGCCGCCCTTATCCCCGCCACCGTCAGCCGCTCCGCCGTCGGCAGGCTCTTCCTTGGAATCACCTATAGGATTACCATCCTTATCATATTTACCCTCGATATTATTCTTATCGCCATCACCGTCACCACGGTAAAAAAGTTCCTCGACACTCATGGTCTTAAAACCCTTAGCGAAATCACCCATGTCATTCATACAATTTCCTTTTTTGCTTTTTACAAAAGTATTATTAATCCAATTACCAATTAAATCAAGCCCATTATAGTATATGACAGAATTTTACGCCAAAATGATTACATATCTTGTAAAAATATTTACAAAAATTGTAATCAATTCTTGTTTATTATAGACGTAAACCTATCTGTATCAGAACGTTTATTCCTAGAATCTATCTCCTTTTCTTTTAATTCTAACTTCCTTTTTTCTATTTCTTCACGAGACCTTCGCTCAGCCTCTATATTAGCCTGTCTGGTTCTCATCTCTTCTTCCTTAAGATCCATATCTCTTTCCTTCAAGGCTCTATCAGCCATAGCCTCAACATAATCCATACCTTCTGAGTTGTTCTCGGTTCTAGCGGCTTGACCGGCGGCCATTATGCTCTTACCCCTTAAGTCGAAGTTGCCCTTGATATAAGCCAGCTCCTTATCCTTCTCATGCTCATCATTACGTGCCTGTTGTTCAGCCTCGGCTTGTTGCTGGACAAGTAGCTGTTTGTTTCGGTATTCCTCTTGCCTTACACGATCAGCATAAGATCTAGCATCCCTTCCGATCTGATTCATCTCAGCCGTTGAGTTGGCGCTCATCATCCTAGTAATATCAAGCAAATCGTTACCAAGCGTATTAGTCTGCAATATATATTGCTTCAGATTCTCCAACTCAAGACGCTTCTTAGAATTAGAAACAGCCATAACATTAAGATGACGTAACGATAGGCTATTATCCGTAAGACTAACATAAGCCAAGGATAGATCACTATTCCTGTACATCACAGTCCAATCATATCCCTCTTTCTGACATATTTGAGCTACGGCAAGATGGATATCCAACGTCCGCTTCTTAAAATCATCGAAGTCATTAAAATAAGTCTGGGTCTGTAACATCGTGGCATTAACGCCCTGTTTTACGCCCGTAGAACTCTCGTATCTCGTTGACTGACCCATAGCCTGCTCGGATATACCTATCATCCTATAAGCCATCATATAGGCGTAAGAAGCCATTTCCATACGGGATCTTATCTGATCTGTGTTAGTAAGATCATATACACCAAACTGGTTATATATGCTACTCATCTGCGGATTCTGGTAAGGATTATTCGTATCATTGCCACCTACGCCCATAAACGAGACGGACTTCACAATCTGCATGAAAGTAGCCAAAGCCCCTTTCTTGTCCATCATATCCTTATATTCCGTAGGCAGGAATCCTAAGTCGCCTAAGAAGAACTTACCGATCTCCTTCTCTGCGTTATTGTATAGCTGATTCATAGCAAGATTATACATCATCTGGAACGGTTGTATACGATCAGCAAGGCTTGATCCTATGAATCCAGACACCGGAATGACATAATCATATAGACTGCTGTCACCATGTATCTGATGAGGTATTGGATCTCCCCCTATATATATAGGTTTATCCATTAAATTACCTCCAGTAATCTTAACTCCAAACCTAACCTCAGGCACATACTCCAAGATATAGGTATTAACCTCAGGATCACCAACGGCTTCTGCCATCACCCTCTTCACCTTCTTTATCCCGTTCTTCTCCAAAAACTCAGGTAATAACTCGTCGGTAACAAGCTCCTGATCTACCATACCGGTCTCCGTCATGTAAGTTATTAGAAATACCGGTTTCATGGACACCCAATATCCTTCCATGACTCTAAAAAGACGGGAATCTATCTCATATCTCTTTCCATTGGACATATCAGAGTTAAAATAGCCAAAGGGATGGAAGCGGGGCAAGAAACGGGGCTGGGTGTGTTCCTCCCCGTCCGGCCCGAAGGTGTGGTACTCGCCCATCGGAACACCATAATAGTCCTCAGCGGCAACTATAGACTCATAGTCATGGTATCCTTTCCATGGAATAACCTCATTCTCATACATACCGGTAATAGACGGCTTCTTTTTCTTCCAGTCATACCTAGTACCGTCATTAGATACCCATCCCTCATAATCATCATCACCTCCCATAATCCGACGCTTATCCTTAGCCGTCATCTTATGGCCGTATCTTGATATCAACTCAACACCCTCGTAATAATGAATACGACCCACATAAGACCCATATTGCGGGTATTTCACATCAGGATGGAAAACCTCCATCGGACTCCATACCTCCGGACGATAGTAGTCGAAGCCAACGAAATGATTCCGGAACATCTTTCCGCTAAGAAGACGATCCCGGAAATTCTCCCTGTCAAGCTCATCCATATAAAACCGGCTACGGTCAGCCTCGATCGTATGATCCCCCCATACCGCCGCCTGCGTCTTCCATCTTGTACTCATGAACCTCTGGATATCATCAGGGGTCATAGACGCCTTGGCCTGTTGTATTTGCTGAACATAAGCCTGACGTTCCTCCTCGGAGTTGAACTCATTATACGTCGGATCAAGTCCTGCCTCCACAAGACGCTGATTAACGATAATATCCCACTGTTCTTGTATATGACGATGAAGTAAGTTTGACATCGTATCCTCATACTCACTTATAGCCATATCCCCTACCTCGTTAACAGTATACTTATCCTGTAGGTTTGTAAGCCATCCCTCAAAAGCGTTTACGATACCACCTATGATATCATAATGCTTCAAGAAAGAAGGGATTCTTATATCACTCCTTAGCTTCTGCACGTTCCTTAGCTGAGGAATGACATCCGCCATCTCCATAAAAGATAACTTACCATCCGCCATCAGATAATAGTCACGGTACATCTGGTTGCGATCATACTGTTTCAACCCTATCGCCTCAAGAGCGTCCATACAATCCTCCTTCCATTTCCTGTTCTTTTTCTTCGTGGAAATAGCCTGAGGAGGTAATCCTAATAACGCTCCTTTTGCTGGAAAAGAATGATCTCTATTAAACACTTCCATGATTATTCAATTTTATTTACAACAAAGATAGGCGTTTAATTGACATTCATTTACCTAAAAGCTCCTATAGATACCGATCCAAAGGCAGAGGCATATACCTCATGGTGTTTATAAGCGTCTTCCTTACGGGCGTTATTCATCTCATCTATCTTCGATTTAGGCATATAATTATTATCATCAAAATATCTGGCTAGCACAAGAGCATGCCCGAAGGCTATTATCCTATCGACATTCAATCCGGGCTTATACTGTATTATCTCATCCAATAGGGCTATATCATCGATCAGCTCAATACCCTTGACCGTTATATCAAGACCAGTGCTATCATCATATCCGATAACGAAATCCTGCCAACAGTAATCCACGACACACGAGAATAGCAGGTTCTGGTTACCGGGGGTAGGGTATAGCCCCAGCTTGCTGTTCTGCCGGGAGCCGGCCTTCACATACTTATTGGCTATCGCCTCGCCAGCAAACAGGAAGAAAGACGCTGGCATACCACTTTTACGGTTAAGGTACTGCTCATACATCTGGTCAGCGTTCTCCATAAGACATATAGCACCATATCCCTTCTGAAGCACCTCACAAGTACGGCAAAACTGATCTATGGATGATGGGCGGGATACGTATGAAGCCACTATTCTATAGGCATAAGGATCTCGAATACCAACACGCCTTTTGAATACATAAAAAGCTCCTAATGAAGGGGTATCAGACTTGGCCTGTTTGTAGGGGTCACAATTTGATACTAACATATTCATACACATATAGTTATGACAATCATCAGTAAAATTGTATACTTGACCTGTATATTTTTTATCCGTTATCCTCTTTATCTTTAAGTATATCTTATCACCATCTTTCGATATAAAGCAGCCTGTATTCTTTCTTCTCCTTCTTATCCCATTGATTATCTTTTCCAGCTTAAAGGATGATATATCATACTTAAGGATAGAATCCTTTGCCAGCATTGTATCCATGTTACCAAGACGAAGATGATAAGTATCATGCGTATTCACATCCCTTCCGGCTATACTCATCACCCTAGATTTCCTCATCTTTGATATTCCTGATACTACTCCAAGAGAGAAAAGGATATGCTGGAAACCCTCCATAAGTCCAAGATTCACACTTACAAACTCCATCGTGTAATATCCTCTCTTATCCCTAGTAACGGATCCGTCTGAATCCAGATAACCATGTACAAGCGCCCATTTATTCGCTATTGGCATATATTTTATCCACTCCGGTATCCATTTACCAAGGCTTCCTGATCCTAGATTAGATCTTATCCATTCCATCAAATCCACATTATTCGCACTATAACGGTAACACCCGTCTCCATAGCTATAACTATGGACGCAAGGAATAATATCCGTAAATATACGATCAAGTCTATCTACTATACACTTCTCGGTCTTATTTACGGAGAATATTACATGGTAATCATCAAGACATCCATCTCCAATCCATAAACCAATCATCCACCAAAAATCGATATTATCGTATAATCCATGGAAGCATTTATCCTCGTTTCTTATCTCTTCCCTATATACATTAGGGATAGCCGTCCAATATCCCTCTCTAACATCTCGTGCCTCCACGAACTCGAACTCAAATTTACCCTCATCTATGGCATATCCATGCCTAGATACACCCTTCGACACCCATAACGGATGTTCTTTCGTAAATGTCAATTCCCTGAACGTATTACTAAGCTTGAATGTATATACATCATAATCCTCCTTATCAAGAATCATGATACACTCTATATCATGATAGCCTCCATCCATACAAACTAGCCTATCTCCCATCCTTACGTCTTCTACCTTCTTCCATCCGCTATCCGTAAGAACAACTTCCCCAGGAGGCATACATCCTGCCACATAAATAAAATCATCAAACCTATTAGATTGAGGCATCTCGAATATCTGGACAGGAGCGTCAATAACACCGCCGCTAAACGGGAAACCAGCTAGCTGTTTATTAGATTTCGTAGTACCAAGCTTATTTCCCGATTCAAGAAAAACATCACACAGCATGCCACTATATTGACCCGACTCAAGAAGATCGTTCTTATGCTTGATAGCGTACTCAACCGGGAACAGATTTTGAGAAGAACTTAAAAAACAGTCATCGATAGTAAAAGGATAGAACATGGTATGTGAGGTATATGCCACCCTGTCCTTTGTAGACAGTTTCTTCCGCTCCTCATTAAGTTTATTGGTGCTAGCCTCGAAGTCTGTGGCGTCAATCTTGATCTTATTAAGCTTCTTATCATCAGGTTTCCCTAAATAATCACCCAAACCTATAGTTACCTTGACACCGGAGTTTGCCATTTGTCCCGGAACAAACATCGCCCATTTCCGTTCTTTCCATGTTTTTCCTTTCATGGCTCTACGGTTTAGGATATCCCAGTCCATGACCAGAAGGTTATATGTCTCGGGATCGGAGAACATCTCTTGAGCGTCCTTGGATAATTCTACCTCACCACCGGTACCGGCCAAAATAGGGCTGAGACGCCAGCCATAAGGCGTGTCGTAGGATGGCATGGCGGCCGTGTAAGGTTTCTTGATAGGTCCCTTACCAACCTCGTCGAAAATAGCCGTAGCCGGTGTCAAACCAGCCGTCTTCTGAGTGGAGGTCTTCCTACCCATGTTGATGTTGGCTATGGATATTATGGCATGAACATCACGAACCCCGTTGGACATACGCTTGCCTAAGGTGACACCAGAACTCCAATCGGTCTTGGTTCTGTTGATCCTGAAAAAAGGATGCACATGATCAAGACCATACTCACAATACTCGCCGATATTGGATAAGTCACTGTCGCTGAATCCTACTACAGAATGACTAAGACCGATAGTCATCGTAGCGTTCATCTGGAGAAGTGATGACATGATGGTCGTATTATGGGATACGACAAAATTAGTAGTAAGAAACTGATGCGATTTATTATCGACCTCAATACAAGTAGCCTTATATCTACCGTAATAATCTATATCAGATATCCTAAGCCTATCGTGGGTCTTAGATATATACATATCATCGCCATCCATGACGCAATAATATCCCATAGACCAGAATATTCTTCTTACGAAGGATATAATATACTCACTTTTGTAAACGACCTTAAAACGATCGTCACCGGTACTTATACCGCAAGATATCTTCATGAATGAGCTTATAAACAACTCCTTCTGTTTTTTGGATGAATAAATAATATCATCCATCTCCTTATTGCTTAACTCGAAGATCCTGTCGGTAGATCCACAAAGGAAAGAGGCGGTCAGAGACCCAAGGAGCTGGGGCGACATCAGCCACCGCCGCTCAGGAAAATCAACCGCCTCCCCCATATCTATAGTCATTTTAGAGAAGTCAGAGTGGATAATACCCATAGTACTCATGACTTTATAATCACCATGATACTTGACCTTCCACTGGTGCTGCCCGCAACACACCACGCTGCGACCGTCCTCAAAGGTCACTTTGTACGTATCAACGAATCCCTGAGGATATACGCCCACTATGGTAGTAAGATTCCCGTCATCACCGTATATGATATCTCCTATGTCGGCGAATCCTATTTTCTTGGAACCATAAGGAGTGTATATAAGCTCCGAGTCCAGAAGGGCCTTCCCAAAACGACGGGTACCGAACATCCCCAGCCCTTTCTTCTCCTGACGGGCACGTTGGTACATCTCGGCGAAAAACCATTCATTATCACGTAACCGGCTGATAGCCGGAACACGCTCTCCATTTGGAAGGTCTTGAAATACGGGAAAGAAATTAACATGCCAATAAAGCCATGGCGGTATGAATGTACCGTTGATAGTTATCCCGTTCTTGACCTTATAAGCCTCCTCTGTAAAGAACTGCTTAACATCGTCATCCTGATCCTCCCAACCGAACAGATCGTTCCATACAGGAGGATTTTTCATGTTTACATAAAATTCTGGACTCGTGCTTAACCCCATCACTTCATACTTTTTAATACGGACTCTATACCTCCAGATACTTGACCCTTACGTTCCTTCTTCTGGACATCATTTATAGACCTATATACATCCATGATCCCGCTTTTTTCCATATACGAGTCATTCCATGTATTGATCTTATCGATCAGCTTGGATATGAAATCGAACGCCCTAGCCATATCCTCAGGCTTCTCCTTATCCCATGGATGCTTGGCGATATACGTCTTGGCGTCATCCACGGCCTTGGATATGACCTCAAGATTATCGTTTACCCGATCGACGTCCTTACTCGTCGGCTTTCGTCTTCCCTGTGGCATTGGCTTTCATATTTAAAAATATATTAAACATGTTTATATACATTTATTTACTTTAATATAATCGGATGCCTCTTTCCTCTAATGAGTTTAAGCTTTTTGTATGAAACATCCTTTGGATTTTCTCCATTGAAATCCCTGATATTGAAATTTCCCGATTTTCTTCTTCCATAAATAAAATTTATTTCATTGTTATACAATACTTTATCAAACAATCTAAATCCGAAAACCTCAAAAGGAGCTTGATTATTTTTCTTCTTCCCTCCTTTTAAAATTTTCATTTTATGTATTTGCCTGTTATGCCTACGAACTAAACGTTTCAAGTATTGATACTCAATTCGTTTCGCATTGAAGTTCTTAGAAATTACAAACGCATCGGATGTATGTGATTTTTCTATTCCGTATTTAATCCGATTATATTTTGTAATGTAACCGAACGTCATTGAAACGTTTGAATATCTTGACTTCAACTCATCGTATAATCTCCATTTCATGATTCCCATTATGGCTGCGCCGCAAAGCGACTTGCCTCGCCTTACCTTTAAATCAATATTGCCTTTGTGATATTCCTTATGACAAGTTTCACACAAGGTAATGAGATTGGAAGGGGAATCACCTCCTGTTTTTCGAGACTCGATATGATGAATATTCAGGATCAGATCTTTTGATTTCCCTTTACAATAACTACATTTATGTCCGTCTCTGAACAAAACGTACTCTCTGACATTCCAAAATCCAAGTTGTTCTCCGTTTTGATAATCAATTCCTGAAATATTAGGATTTTTCATTTTATGAGTATCGAACTGAGCGGCCTCAATTACTATTTTAGTAATCGGAAGGATTTTATGAATTTCATTCACTTCGTTTAAATGGGAATCAATTCTTTGTTTTACAGAAGGGGCTACCCAGCCTTTCTTTTTAGAGAAAACTCTGTTGTTAAATTTAGGCTTCCTATATCTGAGCCTTGATCTTCTTGTCCTTCTGTTTTGAGATCTCGTTGAAAGTAAATCTACGATATCTGTTCTTAAGATTGTTTCACAAGCAAATAACTCTTCTTTTTCAGTTGTTGCAGAAAAACCGATATGTTTAGCTCCTGCATCAATGCCCAGAGTAACCGGCTGTTTATGATCGGTTGATTTGTAAGTTAACTGAATCGTAAACGGACAAAGATTCACTATGGTTGCTTTATTTGCCTTAAGCAACCTCCTAACCTTACCATGCCTTGTCGTAGGCATCATCGGTTTACCATCTATGTCCTGTACATAAACCATTTACAATAAATAATTTAATAAAATGTTTATTCAACATAAGTCAGGGTAAAAACCCTGTTAGTACCCATCGCCAATGTTATTGAAGGTTTTATATAGGCAACACTGGAACCCAAATACAATCCCTGTTTAATCACCTACCTTAGAGCTACGGACTTGGATAAACATCCGTAGGTAACTATATATTCTCCAATAACGTAGCCTCTGTTTCAAGACTTAGGCTAATAATCAGATCCTTATAGATATATTAAAACCCTATAATGAAATTATATGGAATTAATATTATTTTTGATTATGTCTTTAAACTCGTTATACTGTTTCATAAGAAGCTCATAAGATTGAACAACCCCTATCTTACTTACTTCCGTCACGCTCATGTCATGGAACATATCCTCAAGCTCCTTGTCAGCATATCTAAGACGTTCCTTGTCATCATAAAACACGAATCCAGACGTTCTGTCTTCTATAATGCTCTTGGCGGTGGACGCATATGTCGTATCTAAATCCAGATCCATACCGAAGCTGGTAGCCAACTGGATTATGAACATCAACCTAGAATTGACTTTTACAGCCTCTATATTCAACATCTGTATCTTATGGGTCATCTCATGAAGAACGACAAAATCCTCCTCTTTTATCAACGAAGATGATTTAAGGGCTATCTTCTTAGTCCTATCCTCAATATCGCTATACAGACGCTTGCTCTCACGTTTTATGGCTATCCAATGCCTTATATGGGTATCCGCCTCTTCTTTAAGATAATCTCTAATCTCTGTTTTTATATCTTTATCTTCCATATTACGCATTATAATCATTGTTGTTTAACTCAATCTCATCACTGATACTCTGATCTATTATTCTTAATAAATCTCTGGTGCTAATATCCCGCAAGAAGCGTACGTTACCACCATTAGCCTTAGCAACTCTCCTTAAAGCGGAGTAAAGTATATCACCCAGCGAATATTCGGGTAACTCGCGGCAACCGACTTCCATGACAATAAGAGCATGGATACGATCATCTATCTTACTTCTTACAGGACTTCGCATAGTATTTACTTATAAGCTTCCCCTATAATACGTAGCGGGAAATGTTTGAAATTACGTTCAGGATCATCCTTCGTATAACCCATAAGAGATAGATGTTTCTCAAAATGACCTTCCGTATATTTTGAGGTATCTAACGTCATCCTAAATATAGTTCTATTCTCATTGTCAGGATGTTTGTTATATGACACGTCTCCCATACATCCACATCCAAGATGATGCTCCTTGACATGGAAACCATCTTTATGGGTGATAAATAACACGATTTCTATCTTATCACCTATTTTCTGATCAAAAATATTTAGATAAAACTCGCTCTCGTCATCCGTAAGTCCTATATCAAAGGAATCGTTAGGGCACTCGATATTAAAATCGTTATGATCGGCCGTTATCACCTCCATAGCATTCCATTTGGCTTTCTCTCCTTCCACGAACTTCAACGGACATACCTCGGTCTTCATCCAAGCCTTTTCCTTGATAAAGCAACCGCACAACGAGCATGCCTGTCTTCCCATCAATCTTTGCAGCAATACCTTAGCTGGTAACTTAAAGAAAGCTATATTAGAAGAGTTCTTAGGACATTTCTTGCATAAATCAAGACGATTCTTGTACCACTCCGGATAATCCTTCTCATCCTTAGGAATCCTACCCAATAAACTGTCTTCCCAAGCTTGGGCTATTACTTGGGCCTTACCGATTGTTTGCATATTATTTCTTAAATTGTTTTTGTTGAAAATCCTGTAATTGTTCCCATGTCATTCCATACCGACATTGATACATGGCCTCATGGTTATCACGTATAAGAGGATCTCCGTTCTTCAACCCCTCCATATCCTCTATCGCCTTAATCTTCTTATCCAGACAATCAAGCTCAATAGGCATCCTTTCATCCGGATAACGATTACCTTCCTTGACAAATATCCGGCGTATCTTATCACGCCTTACCCGCATCTCTCGGAGATTGCATATAACGTATCCGATAAACGGGATTCTGATAGATATATTGTCAGTATACCTAGCTAGGTGATGGATGTAAGATACGGATGCTTTCATGCACCACTCTACCTGTTGTTTGGTAAACTTCCCATCAGATCTTCTTACCACCTCATCCACGATATCCCTATCGAATGAAATAAGATTCCTACCCATCAATATCCAATTTGTTTCTCTTGAACACAAACCCCATTACACGGGTATCATCACCCTCCCCGTCAAGAATAAAATAGTTACGTAAGCTTCTCATCTCAATAGACAGCTCACGGGTACGGAAGTTCCCGTTCTTCTTGTCCACCAGAAAACCCCCACGTTTAAGCTCGTTGTTCAGGACAGCGACGTAAGATTCCTTCTGTCCATGACAATCCATGTACTTAGCCCTGGTATCATCAGAGTATCCGTAGTTGATGTAGAAAGAAAGTAAGTTTATCGTCCTTTCAGTAATCAAGCTCCTACCCCTAGAATCCAGATAGCCGTTGTATATCCTTAAGAACTGCTGGATCATATCCAACCTAGTATCGTAAGGCAACGCAAATACGAAAGCTTTCCTCTGTTCCGGCATATGAAATTAGTTTTCAGCAAAACTACTTAAAAAAAATATCGTTGTCAAGAAATTATGCCATAATCAACATAATATATGCTGATTAACATGTATTTAAGAACATCCAAATAGGAAAAGGCGGTGGAAGTGGCGGAGGAAAGCCAGATAAGTCCACCGTAAGCCACGGCAATGAGGCCAGTGGAGCACAGACCATACATGCCTCCGAGCGGCGGTGGAAGTGGCGGAGGAAAGCCAGATAAGTCCACCGTAAGCCACGGCAATGAGGCCAGTGGAGCACAGACCATACATGCCTCCGAGCGGCGGTGGACAGCCCTATCCTGCCTCAAGGGACATGACCACCCCTTTTCTCTTTGGATTCCTTCTTGCTATGTTATGGGATATAAAACCAAGGGGAAATGGGAGGCCTTAGGGCATGGGGCCTGCCGTAGAAGATACGGACGGCCGGAGCGTGAGCGATCGTACAAGACCTCGCTTTTTCTTCTTTGGCTTTTGCTCCACCCGATCCCCCTACCGGGGTACCGGCTTCCGGTATAGGATACGGCTTCTACCAGGTTTAGCCTGCGGTATCCTGCCTGACGGCACCATACCTTGGCGGTAAAAAGCAATGTTTTATTAAATAGAGACTTTTAATGGAGTACACAGGAACTCGACGTCAGGAGAGGTTCTGTGTACGGATAGAGATATTAGTAAGTAGAATATATTTATAGAGTTAATTATATTTAATAAATATACCTATTAACGCGCGCGTAACAAGTAGGTTGAGAAAAAACCATCGTTCACGCGCTCAGCGTTTTACGGACATAACCTACCCTCCTTAAACAACAAATGGGCGACCTTCACAGGCTACCCATCCATCCGAATAACTTGTTTCGTATTGATGAAACTTGTATATTCGCAGCAAAAACTTTAAAAAAAAATGATGGGAACAAAGATATCACTTTTACAGAAAATGAAATCAAATTTCGATAAGATTCTTACCGAAGCATATATCCCAAAAGATATACAAGCAAAAAAAGATGAGCTTGGATGCCTAAGGCTTCCGGCAGGATCACTTGTCTGCCCAGTAGATTACAAACCTGTAACTAATAAGGACGGGAAGAAGGTTACGGCTGTAAAATACTCGAACAAGAAAGATAATATAAGAGGTTCCGGCATGGTTATAGAAAAGAAGTGTAAGCAGGTAACGGCTTATCTTTCTATCATAAATGTCCAGAAGCATGTATTTTTAAGAAATAGGATGAGAGATGGTTACCGTGACCGTATCGAGATCAATACCGATGATTTTATAGATATCCTATCCGATGGCATAGCTTATTTCTGCTACAGACATGCTATAGAGGATTGCCATGAGGATATAGACTATCAGCTAAAGACGCTTAAGGCTTACGCCGAGGGCGAGATAAGAATAGCTTTATCTGATATCATGATCTACTCGTATAAGGCTAAGAAGAATGAGGATACGAAAGACATATTCGTAGGCAAGAAAACATCCGTATACAAATGTCTGAATAAGAATTTAAGCTCAGACGAAAGACGGAATATGGCTAACAAAAGCCGGAAACTTGATCGGGTAAGAATCCTTTCCAAGATAATATTCAGAGCCAGAACCAGAAACGTACATCATATATACAAAGTAACTAAAAGAAAGACAGTTAAGTTCAATGTAGCATACCTTCTTAATGAGTTGAATAAGAAGCTCATAGGCATAGGTATGCGTGAAATATCTCAATCCACTATATACAGATACATAAGCATGTTCTTAGACATGTGTAAGAAGAGTATATCCGATTTGTATGACGAGGTAAAAAAAAACAATGGAGTGGTGAATACCAAAGACAGAAAGAACGTAACTATCGGATGCTTAAGACTATTATACAAGGGGAAATATATGCATATCCTTATATCGACAGAATACATAAGAGATGTATTTTTAGGAGAAAAATCTTCCGAGATGAGTAAAGCTGGATGATTTGAGTATCAGATATGAAATTTAATATTTATATATTATTTACATTTATTTCAATTAGTTAATTATAACTATTCGTATCTTTGTACCATAAACCTAAAAAGATATGGTAAAAGAAGATTTTAAAAATGAAAACGACCTCCTTCGTCATATTATGACGGTGGATAAAAACGTGGAGCAAGGTCGTGCCTTGAAAAAGATTTTCACCACTAGGGAGAATCTATTTATTACCGGTAGGGCTGGTAGTGGTAAAAGTACGTTCATGAGACGTATCGTAAAGTTCTTGGGTAAGTGCGTTATCGTAGCCCCGACTGGAGTAGCGGCGTTGAATGCCGGTGGACAGACCATTCATTCGTTCTTCTCTATAAAGAACGATCCTTATATCCCTTCTATCGAGAGAGGTATGTTGTCGAATAAGGTGGATGTAAGTCCGTTTATGAAGAAGAAGATCAAGAATCTTGATACTATTGTCATTGACGAGATCAGTATGGTAAGACCTGATTTGCTTGATGAGGTGGCTGACATACTTAGACAATGCAGGCGTAGCAAGGAGCCTTTCGGTGGAGTTAGGTTGATTATGTTTGGAGATCTATCACAACTACCGCCTGTGGTGACGGCGGATGATTTTATCGACAAATATTATGAGAGCCGGTTCTTTTTCTCATCAAAGGCATTAAGAGCGTCAGGATTCTCGGTCATTACCTTCGAGAACGTATTCCGTCAAAAAGATCCTCAGCTTCTTTCCGTACTTGAGGATATAAGATGTGGGGTTATTACCGACGAGTCAAGACAGATATTGGATAGTAGGGTCAAGTATCCAGATAATATGGATAATACTATAATTATATGCTCAACTAACAAAGAAGCTTATGAGATAAATAAGACTAATCTTGATAAGATCAATAATAAGGTATTTAAGTTCGATGCTACTGTATTCGGGGAGAAGCCTGTAGCGCCTTGCGAGGATGAGCTTATAGTAAAGGTAGGGGCTAAGGTCATAATAACCAGAAACGGCAACGGGTATGTCAATGGCTCGATGGGTATCATAACCAGCATAGATACTGTTGATGAGACGATATATGTTCATCTAGATAACGATACTGAGGTGGAGATAACCAAAGAGAAGTGGGAGAAGATGAAGTATAAGCAGGTAGATGATTCCCTTGAAGGCATTTCTTGCGGCTATATAATACAATATCCATTGAGGTTAGGATACGCTATAACCGTTCATAAATCTCAGGGAATGACTTTAGATAATATATTCGTAGACATCAGCAGAGCCTTCGAAATAGGACAGATATATACCGCTCTTTCAAGATGTAGGTCTATAGACGGGCTTTATCTGAAATCAGTGCCTAAGGAAGATATGGTACTGCTAAGCGATAAGATATCTGACTTTATAGAGAAGGTGGATGAGAATGAGGGTGTTTTGAATCCGGAAAAGATATCTGATATCGGTAAGGATATGATCAAGAAACAACAGGATTTGTTTAATTTCGATGAATACGGATTATAATGGCTAAGAAAGAACTTTTTTCAGACGTAGATGAGTTAGTATCATCTTTAAATAAAGAGCTTGGAGAAGGCTCGATAATGAACTTCGGTGACGATAAGCCTATAATATCCATACCAAGGGAAAGCACTGGTTCTCTGGTGGTGGACAAGGCCCTCGGCGGCGGATGGGCGGTAGGTCGGATCCATGAGCTGGTCGGGATGGAATCTTGTGGCAAGACTATGATATGTACGTTAAGTATGATCGAGTTCCAGAAAAAACATCCAGATAAGCTGGTAGCTATAATAGACGTGGAGAACGCTTTCGATATTGAGTACGCTAGGAAAATGGGATTAGATATAAACCGGTTTTTGATCTCCCAACCAAGCTACGGTGAGCTGGCTATTGACATCACGGCCAAGCTGGTGGAGTCCGGCAGGGTAGGATTTATTGTCGTGGATTCCGTGGCAAATCTAGTCCCGAAGAAGGAGATCGAGGGTGATATGGAGGATAGTAACATGGGATTGCAAGCTCGATTGATGTCAAAGGCTATGAGAGTTCTTACAGGGATCGTAAACAAAAGCGACTGTGTTCTGGTATTCATCAATCAGTATCGGGAGAAGATCGGTGTTATATACGGAGATCCTAAGGTAACGACCGGAGGTAACGCCCTTAAGTTCTATGCCTCTATCCGTATGGAAATGGCGAGAAAGAAGGTTATATTAGGAGAGGACGGATCTTCAGTAGGTCATGAGGTTAGGATAAAGGTTCTGAAGAACAAGACAGCCGTTCCGTTCCAAATAGCAGAGACAGCCTTGTATTATGGCGTGGGGTTTGATAAGGAACTTGAACTTTTGAAGTTATGCGAGGAAACCGGTATCTTTATCCGTAAAGGATCATGGTACTGGTACGGGGATGTTCGGGTCGGTAATGGCGTTGAGAATACGTTAAGTATCATGAGAGATAATCAAGAATTGTGTCAAGAGTTAAGAACTAAATTGAATTTGTAATCATGGCAATAGGAGTAAAATTTGTAGACGTAATACCATCCAGCGTAGAGAACGCTGTCGAGGTTAAGAAGGGGGATGTAAAGAACTATCTGTTCGTAGGTATTCCTATGAGCGAGTTTATTGGAAAGAGATATGAGTATGAGGGATTCATATACATGTGCCTACAAGGTGTTACCGGTGGTACGGAACTTGGCGGTGATATAGCCATAGCCGTATTGAGACCTGTTAGGCCCGCCGTTGGTCAGGCTTCTTACCATTTGGTATCATATACGCCTCTCACATATACGAGATCTGATGTAGCTATATTACTTAGAAATGGAGATTTTAAGGTTGTTAAGCGTGATGATTGTAATCTTATTTGATCATGAGTACGTATATATCAATAAAATCAACGGTAAACGCATTCAGGTACGGTATTGATCCTGTACCTGAATGGTTCGACAAGATATCCCATAAAACCAATGAAGTCGATATTATGGTTGATGGGAACAAGGTAAAGGCATTGGATATAAGGCTAGAAAATGGCATTTTACGGGCTTTTTATGGTTATTACATAGGTCTGTATCCAGATAACTCTATACAGGTGTTTAGACCGGAGGATTTTCACTCATTATATACCTTAAGAATATGAATGTAGCGATAGGGATAGATCCGGGTATAGATACCGGAGGATTGGCGATGATCCCGGAGAATGGGGAGATTAAGGTAATCATGACTCCAAGGATATCTGCTAAGGGGGATATAGATCTTAGGGCCATATCAAGTTTCTTCCTTGACGCAGCGGATAAAATCCAAGAAGAAGGCGGAGGAATGCTGGCGATCGCCGTAGAGGACGTCCACAGCATCCACAACAGCTCAGCCGCCAGTAACTTCACCTTCGGCGGACGGCGCCGGGAACCGAACGCGCTCTTCGCTATGATGGTGGAGATGATGGAACGATACGAATCGCATCCAGATGTCAGGTTCATGTTCGAGGAAGTACAGCCAAAGACATGGCAGAAGGAGATCCATACGACTGCCGATCGGGTGTATTCGGCGGCTAAGTTAGACACGAAGGCTACATCCATCCGATGCGCCATCCGCCTTTTCCCTTTGGTTTCTTTCGTGAAAGAATGGTCAGGGAAAGGGATTAAACCAACCAAGATACAAGATGGAATGTGTGACGCTATACTTATAGCCGAATATATTAGACGTAAGTTTAAATTATTTTAATACTATTAAGTATTTATTGTATTTGAATTAATGTAATTATGATTACATTTGCAATGTAGTTCAAAAGTTGTTTATTATGTTGTTGAAGTGCTTGTCGAAATCATTAAATGAGAAGTTGAGTAAATTGGAGCTGGTTGTTAAGAATTCCGGATCTAATTCACTTTATAAGAATATTAAGATAGATGTTGTCAATAATCTGGCTTATATCACTTCCGTAAACGCCAAGGTATGTGTTATAGAGAGGCTGGAAGTGGAGTCTGATTCTAACTTCTCTTTCTTGGTCGAGGCAAGCTCTTTCATCAGGTTTGTAAAAAAACAGAAGAATGGTGAGATTAAGATCGTGCTTTCCGATAAGAAGGACAGTATTACCATATACTACGCTTCTGGGGAGTATAGTTGTCCGGCATTTGACGTAAATACCTTTCCTGTGGTATATAAGATTCCTGATGGAGGTATTAATGTTAAGATGAATGATTATGTATCGGTCCTTAACAAAGCCAGTAATTATACGGAGATCAACGAGCTTTATCCTTGCATAGAGAATGTGGTCATTGATATTGATGAGATTAATATTAATATAGTAAGTACTGACAGGAATACTATTTACAGGTATTTTGTTCCTAATCAGGATAAGGTAGAGAAGGTATTTATCCCGGTATCAAACGCCTCCTCTTTATTACTTGATAAGCATATAAGTAAGTCTTTAGATACGTTGTCTATCAAAGTAGATGATACTAGGACTTACTTCTCTACCCCTGATATGGATATGTATGAGATTCACTTTGACGGTAATTATCCTAACTGGAGGTTCGTGGACGAGCATTTTGTCAAAATAAGTACCTATGTCTTTGATAAGGATCTACTTGTCCAGGCCCTCCAGAATAATATCAAGGTAAATGAGTTCGATCATTGTAGATTGATATTTACGGAAAAAGGATGCGGTATTATGTCAGAGAACCCTATGTCGGGGAGATCTTGTAAGGAACGGCTTACGGCTTTATCGCATAACGGTAATGATATTATATGCGACGTATTATGCGGCAGATATCTTGGTATAGTTAAAAGCATATCATGTAATAGGATCGTTATCGAGCATGACCATAAATCTCATTTTAATAAGATTTATGGGGAAAATAATAAGAATGAGTATTTTTTGTCATCATCAGTTATTGTTTAATGTTTTAAAATATATAATATGGGAGTTCGTGAAAATTCGCTAGGATCTAATAATCACTACTTTAAGATAAGTGGTGGTGGAGTTCTTTATCAATCATCCAAGGAGCCTAAAGAAGGTTATGAGGAACATGTGAATGATAAGACCGGGGCTGTATCTTACTGGAAAGTATTTTGGAATGGTATAGAGGGATATTTATCAGATATTGAGATAAGGGAGGTTGACTATAACGGGGCAAAAACTAAATACGTAGCTATAAAAATAAGCGATGATGAAGGAAACTATATTATCAATGTTCCTTTGATGACTCAAAAGGGAGGTATTAATAATTATGTTAAGTCATTGGTGAGATACTTGCCTAATATTGATCTAAAGCGTAAGGTGGTAATCAATCCAGCTCACGCTAGAAAAGGAGATCAATATGCCCCAGGTAATTTTTTTATCTCATATGCTAGGGAAACTCCTGATGGAAGGGATGAGCTTATCCAGCAATATTATAAGAATGGACAGAATGGATGGCCTGACAGAGTTGAGAGTACTGATATAATGGGGAATAAGAAGTTTGATTATACTGCCCAAGATGCTTTCGCCTATCAGGTACTTAATAAATACATTCAAAGCATTAAGACAGATGGGGTGAAACCCGCTCAGTCGGCAAGCCAAAACAACGTTGGTGAGGCTACAACGCAAACGCCCCCACCGTCATATCAGCCGCAAGCCCAGCCGCAGACGCCTCCTCCATCATGCCAGCAGGCTCCGCCTCAGACAGCCCAAGCACCTTCTTTTGGAAGTCAACAGCAACCTCCTCAATATCCTCCTTTTGGAGATGACAATGATCTTCCATTTTAATTAACTAATTAAAAATCAGAAAGTTGATGGAAAGTAATTTTAATATATCTACTAAAGTGAACCGTGTCTCGATGCCTACCCAAAATAAGGTAGATACGGTTATGAAGAACTTAGGGCATCGACCTTGTGTAGCGTATTCCGAGGAAAAGGATATGTATTATAAGGATGGAGAATGGGTAGCGTCAGATCTTGACGCTACCATCTTACCTCTTAGGGAGATGTTCGAAAAGACATCTGATTTGAAGTTAGGATTGAAGATAGTTTATTTAATAATCAAATTATAATGACCAGCATTGAGGATATTAAAAAACTTCTGGAGAGTAAGTCGTTTACATCAGCCAGAGATCTTGACGAGTTTGAGGAAAAGCCGGATGATAAACAAAACGAGGTTAGACTGAATTGCGAACCTATGGTGGGGATGGTGGAGAAAGAGGGAAAGATCTTCCTTAACTCCGTAAGATTCTCGAAAGCATGGAACTCATTGGGTAAGGATATTCCTATCAAACAGGGTAATGCCTTCCCATTAGGACAGGGTGATGTCCTTGATATAGACACAGGGGTATGGGCATCGTTCCCGGATAATACCATAGGGGTGTTGATGATGCTGCCGTCGTTTATCGGCGATACGGGACTTACTTTGGTAGGATCACCGTTCGTATCGTCTAATAACGGGAATATCATGATCAGGGTCACTAATGTCCGTAAGGATATGGCTATAGTAGAGAAAGACAAACATATAGCTGAGTTAATTATAGTCGGTAAGATAAATGCAGATATTCGTAAAACTTATAACAGCGAGAAAGATGTTCGGATTGAAGATAGTAAAGAGTAGTTATATAGATACTCTAAATCAGGATCTTGATGAGGCTATTAGCTATTCAAGTAGATTAAAAAGAGATTATGAGGATTCCCGCAAGAAGATAACGGAATTAGAAGAGAAAGTAAGCTATCTTGAAACTCTTTCCGATTCACTTGATATGGATATAGAATCCAAGGATTCTCATATAGTTAAGATGGGAAATGAGCTTAGTAAATCAAGAGAGCTATATAATGAGTCGGTAAAAGAGAAAGAAACTCTTAAACGGGCTTATATGGATATCGAGAAGAAACATAAACTATCATCTAAATTACTCGATGAGGCTAGAAGAAGATATAAGGAACTTGAGGACCAGAATAAAATTATGTCAGATCGTATCAAGTATCTGGAGGCAGAGATTTTAGACATCGATGTTCCTAATGAGGTTGTTGTTGATGAGGATAAGATGGATCCTAACTCAGGTCATATTGATATACCTGAAAATAACGCCTCTGAGGTCGCTGATGCCGGTATTGACGTAAATGTCGAGAATAAGGCGGAGGATAAGAAGAAATCTAAGAAACGTAAAAAATCTAAGAAAAGTGAATAAGATCTTGTTTTTCTTGTTAACGTTATTTACCTTAGCGGTTGTCGGATGCAGTACGTCAAGAACCTATTATACGGAATATGATACTACTGACATATCTTATGTAGTGGATTCTATAGTGTCTTCCGGGACCGTGATGGGCCAATGGAAGGAGTGGCGGTTTACGCTGGACGACGGCCGGGTCGATAACTTTGGCTTCACCGCCCTATACGACGCCAAGGGAAAGGCTAGAGGGTCTATACAGGTAAGGCAAAGATCCGATACGTTTAATATCAAGATAATTGATTACCATAAAAAAGATAAGTAATGGAATACGGACTAGGTTACATACCATCGCCAGCAGATGATAGGGACGCTATTATGAACATGCAGCATGAGGCTGTCCCTGATGAGTATAAGGTCAATAACGTTGATAGCGTAGTGGATCAAGGATCTTCTCCTATTTGCGCTGCGGTAAGCTTATCTGAGATACTTAACTGGAGAAAGAGTATAAGGGCTATTAAAAGACCGGCTAAGATCTCTCCCTACGATATATATGATCTGAGAGAGGATAAGGATCAAGACGGGATGGTTCTTCGTGACGCTATCAAGTCTATCAAGAACGTAGGCGTAGATGGGGAGAAAATAAACAGTTACGCTAGGATCATAGATCCGGTATCGGCTAAGGTAGCTTTGATGCTGAATGGGCCTTTGGTTATAGGTCTGTATTGCTATAATTATGGTAATCGATTCTGGCAAGGCCAAGGGCAGAACTTGGGAGGTCATGCCGTTATCCTCACCGGCTGGGACAAGGCCGGCTTCGTCCTACAGAACAGTTGGGGGACGGGATGGGGTAGGTCTGGTATAGAGACGTTCCCGTTCGAGGATTGGTGCTATATGCTAGAATGTTGGACAATAGTTTCATAAAGTTACTATATAAACTTCGAGAAATTCCTATCCACATCCTCTTGTGAAAGCCGATGTGGTGTATTTAGGACCCGTAGCTCAATCGGTAAGAGCAATTGGCTCATAACCAGCAGGTTGTCGGTTCAAGTCCGGTCGGGTCCACAGTTGGATTAATATAATTTGTCATTAGATTTAGAGTTTAGATTTTGTTTGATACCCTTGTCCGTGAGGATCAGGGTATACGCCCCAATAGCTCAAGAGGAAAGTAGCACATCTCCCCTAAAGATGGGATCCACGTTCGAGTCGTGGTTGGGGTACATGGTGTTTTCTTAAACATATTCCTGTAGGTCGGTAATTAATAACCTCAAATAATATATAAGGTGTTGAAATTCATTTAATATTTTATATATATCTATATAGGATCAGGTTATTAGCTTAAGTCTTGAAATAAAGACTACGTTATTGGAGAATATATAGTTACCTACGGATGTTTATCCAAGTCCGTAGCTCTAAGGTAGGTGATTAAACAGGGATTGTATTTGGGTTCCAGTGTTGCCTATATAAAACCTTCAATAACATTGGCGATGGGTACTAACAGGGTTTTGCCCTGACTTATGTTGAATAAACATTGAATTAGTTTGTAAAATGGTGTATGTACAGGACATAGATGGAAAACCGATGATGCCTACGACAAGGCATGGAAAGGTTAGGCGATTGCTAAAAGACAACAAAGCGGTCGTTGTGAACACATGTCCTTTTACCATCAAATTAACGTACAAGACATCCGATTACAAACAAGAGATTGTGTTAGGCGTCGACTCGGGAACCAAGCATGTTGGTTTGTCAGCTACGACGAAAAGCAAGGAGCTTTACGCAAGTGAGGTTATTCTAAGGAGTGATGTTGTTGATCTTCTATCAACAAGAAGGGGATTAAGGAGGACTAGAAGAAGCAGGCTTAGGTATAGAAAGCAAAGATTCAATAATAGGGTAAAATCCAAGAAGGATGGATGGATTGCTCCATCTGTCCGCCATAAGATTGATTCTCATATTAGAATTATCAGTTTTGTATATTCTATACTACCTGTCTCAAAATTGATTGTTGAGGTAGCCCAATTTGATACTCAAAAGATCAAGAATCCAGAGATATCAGGTAAAGAGTATCAGGAAGGTGAGCAATTAGGATTTTGGAATGTTAGGGAGTATGTCTTAGCAAGAGACGGGCATAAATGCCAGCATTGTAAGGGTAAGTCAAAAGATCCTATCCTTAATATCCATCATATTGAGTCAAGGAAGATAGGAGGAGATTCACCATCCAATTTAATTACTCTTTGTGAGACTTGTCATAAGGAATTTCATAAAGGAAATATCAAATTGAAAGTAAGCAGAGGCAAGTCACTTCGTGACGCAGCCGTCATGGGAATCATGAAATGGAAGTTGTACGAGGAGTTAAAATCCAGATACGATAACGTTTCGATGACGTTCGGATACATAACAAAATATAATCGTATAAACCATGGAATTGAAAAATCCCATGTATCCGACGCTTTTGTGATTTCAAGGAATTTTAATTCATGTAGGCTTGGATATTATTACAAACGTAAATTAGTTCGTCGCCATAACCGTCAGATTCATAAGATGAAAATATTGAAAGGAGGAATTAGAAAGCGAAACCAGGCTCCTTTTAAAGTTTTTGGATTTAGGTTATTTGATAAAGTGATGTTTCAAGGAGAAGAGCATTTTATTTACGCAAGAAGGCTTTCTGGGCAATTTAATATTCGGGATATTAATGGAGAGAATAAGAAAGATGTATCTTGCAAGAAATTAAAATATGTCAGCCATGGCTTGGTATCTGTTAAAACGAATTTATTTTTATCACAATGAATATTGTATTTAATAAATCGCTCATATATGAATGAGCGATAATAAATGTATAAAATATATTTATACAAAATTTAATAATTTAATCATATGGATATAAATCAAATAAAAAAGTATCTACCAGCAGGATGGGATGTGGTTGATCTAATAGATCACGGTATAATCGATCTTGATATTATGAACGGGAAGATGATGGGGGAATATGTGGCTGTGTTGATGATAAAGTCTTATGATAAGACCAATGGTCATATCTTAACCACTTTCTCGTTCCATGATAAAGATATGGATAAGTTGAGGATGTTGATAGGTAATGCTATAATGGCGGTAGGATATAGGAATAATCCTCTTACTGGAGATGGGAACACGGCGATCAAATAAAGGTGCTGAATATACTGAGAGAGGGATATTGGATATCCTTAACAGACAGTTCTTGGTGTCTCCCAGATGGATTATAAACAACTTATATGTCTATAACTGGGAGTCTGATTATTTGGCTATAACCAGATCCATGTACGCCTATGAGGTTGAGGTGAAGATCTCGTTGGCTGACTATAACAAGGATTTCGAGAAAGAGGGTAAGCACCAAGTAATGCAAGGATGGTTCGAGGCCCGGAAGCAAGCCCTATACGAGACCGGGGACTGGGTCAGGTACGGTCGCCCAAATTACTTCTACTACTGCGTGCCAGATGGGTTGGTTGATCCTAAGGACATACCTCCGTACGCCGGGCTTGCTTATGTTTGTGGCAGGAATTTGAGAAAGATCAAGGACGCACCTATCCTGCATCGTGATAAATTTGACCCAGAAGCTTATAAGATGGCGGACAAATTCTACTACAATTGGTGGAACGAGAGACGTAAAGCCAGACAGATAGAAGGGAAGGATATGAAAGATGAGTTCAGGAAGAGCATGAAAAAGGTGAAGGAGAAGATAACCGTCGATGCCAAGATCAAGGCGATGGAGGCGTTCTGGAGCGTCTGCGATTATGCCTACTGGCCGTACGGGGGAAGAGGGGTGCCCGGAATGAGACCCAACTGTTCCGCTTGTGGCGAGGAATGTAAATTACAATGTCCGAAAGGAAAGGAATTTAAAAACAAGATACGATGAGTAAGATTAAAAATGTATTGGCAAGAGCCATTTCATTGGCGTCAGAACAACCAATGAGTTATAATGAGGTAAAATCATTACTTGAAGATATAGATACTTGTAAGGTCAAGATATGGCTGGAAGAAGGAGCGATATTGCCTAAGTACGCCCATAAGGAGGACGCTTGCATGGATCTGTTCGTCAAGGATGTAGAACTTGACGGAGGCAGGACCATATATCATACCGGTGTACATGTAGCATTGCCGGAGGATTATGAGATGGAAATACGCCCTCGTAGTAGCATCACCAAAACAAAGTCTGTTATCCAAAACGCCCCGGGAACCGTTGACGAAGGATATAGAGGCGAGATTATGGTAGTATGTAGACGTGTGGATTGTTATGATGATCCTTCTTATTCGGTTGGGGACAAGGTAGCTCAATTGCTTATCCGTAGGAGGGAACGTATCGTATGGGATCAGGTGAAGTCGTTGGATGACCTCGGATATACCGATAGAGGCGATGGTGGATTCGGAAGCACGGGGAGGTGATCATGAGCGGAAGGGTTAAGATAAAGATCAAGGATAAGAAACCTAAGATCGATGTATTTAAGGTGATAGAGAACCGGTTTAAGAACATGAACGAGCTTCGGGATCTGATCGACATGGATCCAAGGAAAGGGCTGGTCAGGATCCGGGACGGGGCCGGCTTTAGGGAGGTGGAGCGGGGCGGATGCCTGCACCGGAACTACCTTAACCTGTTGGAGGAAGAGCTGGGCGCTAAATTATCCATAGATCTTATAGAAAGGTATATCAAAAGATAATAATATATTAAATCGTAAAATTATGAATAGATATGTAAAGAAACCAATTGCGATAGAAGCCGTAAAATGGAAAGGCTTTAATAATGATGAGATCAAGGATTTCGCTGGTGATAGCGTTAAAATAGAAGTTATTAGGGAAGGTGACGCTGATAATTGGATACCTCCTTCTGTTGATTGTAGTATAGAAACCCTTGAAGGTGTTATGAAAGCCAATGTAGGTGATTACATCATCAAGGGAGTAAACGGGGAGTTTTATCCTTGCAAGCAGGACATTTTTGAGAAAACATATTTACATGAAGATGATATGATGAGTAATATATCCGATGGGTATCATACATTTAACGAACTATATAGATATCGAATGCTTTACAATGCCGCTTTCTTCAATGAGCTTGCTAAGAAAGGCGATATAAAGATCTGTAAATCACATAAGCATTATGATGGAGAGGAATGCTTCGGCGGATTGTGGTTTATCGTAATGGCAGAACTGCCAACGGGACAGATATCCAATCATTATGAGAACCGGTATTGGGAGTTGTTTAATATCCCTGAACTTGATACGGCATGGGAATGGGATGGACATACGCCTAAAGAGGTCGCTGATAGAATAGAATCGTATTTGAAGTCAAATTGATATTAATATCTGCCCTAGGAATTAACTAGGGCAGGTTCGTTTTATATACCGAAGTATCTACCACGATCTGATTATCCATATCCTCAATCAACTCAATGATCTCATCCCTTATATCATAAGAAAGCAAGATCGGTATTATGGTTAACATAAAAGATAGTATTATCCCTGATCCTATTATAATAGTAATATCATCACACTCTATATCTAACATCGGCATGACAAACATCAACCCGGCCGTGAATATCATCACGAATAACGCTGATATCTCATTTATCATATCCCGCTCCATCGTATCCTTAATCATATCTCCTCAACTTTAGTATGGTTTATTATCCTGCTGATATGACGGATACTTAATCCCGTCCTGTCCTTTATCTTACCATATACGTAGTGCCTTGATACGACCGTAGCCAAATCACCTAGCTCGTTAAGTATCTCGTCATACATCTTATGTATCTCGTTGTTGCGGATAACCGTACTATCCCTTACATATATCTTCTCGATATCGTCATCGCAGAAGAAGATCTTGATTTTATGTAGTGTGTCTCTAAACATGATTGTAGTTTTGTTCCAAAGATATGAATTTTTGATATCCGGTCAAAGACAATACATGGAGAAGCCAAAAAGAACGGGAGGCGGTGGTAGGACGGGGGAGGCCCGGAAGGACGAGGTCTCCCTCCTTCCCTTGGGATTACACTATCCTTACCGTTACTCGATAGTTACCACGAGAACTTTTCCCATAGGCATAAGATTCACATCCCGAACAAAGATCAGTTACTATACAATTATCGTTTAATACATAATCACCATCCCAACTTACATAACTTTCATCTAAAACCTGAGTCTGTAATTCAGATCTGTAAGTGAAATTAATGATCTTCCCAGGATCTTTTATCACCGTTACAGGAACAAAATTAGTTATCCTATTCCCGTATATCACCTTATTAGCCAACTCGCAATGCATACCCGAATTATATTGATACGTAAGGGCTCCCTCTATAATACCTCCACTTATGCCCAAAATAACATTGTATTCATTTTTCGGATTTAGATATGATATCTGGCCACTTATGCTTATAGTTTTTATCTTCTTATCGCGATATATATCAAGATAAGATCCGCTAAAACCACGTTGATATGTATCTCCATCAATATATATATCTACAACGCCAAGACACATATTCTTGTTTATATTAACACGGTAGTGGATCTTACCGGTAGAAGAAGTCCTGCGCCTAAACATACCCCCTCCTTATCTGAGGGTTAAAATACCCCCCCCCCCCCATGTATTTAACTTTTTTATTCATAATATGTTATGTTTTAATTATATCGCAAATATAATAAAGTAAATGAGACGCTGGAAGTGGGGATAGGAGATGGGTTGTGTCGATAGAATGAGACGTAAGAAGATAATGGGAGGGAACCAACGAAAGGGGCGGAGTGAGGGTGACGGAACCAACCCTACGAGGATCGGGCATCCCCCTTCCCGTTTGGCCGGTACCGTCATCCATGTGGTGATAATATCGTTATACTATCGTAAAGTCCCCTACACCAGTACGCAACTCATTATCCAGCATATAGGCGTAATAGGCTTGACCGGGCAATTTGTCCTCCACGAACCCTGTCATTATATTGTTAGCTGTATCATAATACTCATATATCTTGCTAGATCTCACTACTGTCGTTCCATATCGATTTATAAGGGATTGTATGTCGGTCACGTTAAGAGACGTAAGAATAAGAACCCTTACCGCATTCTGCCTGTTGTTAGTAACCGTCACGTAAGTAGATGATTGAGATGGAGGAGAAGCCGGAGTAGACCCATAGATATAACCATACCCCATAAGTGTTCGACTTTCCGAATGACCTTCCCATGTGGGGGTGAAGAAGTTCACATATATTTTATATGTAGTATTTATTATCGGAATTATAAACGCTCCTTGGATAATTCGATAAAATCCATCGTATCCTGGATATACCTGAATCCCGCTATTGATTAACTCCTTCTTTGACGTGGACACAAAATCCCCAAGCTTGTAATTCATGACTATATCGGTCATCGTTGATTGTACCCTAGCGTTAGTGACAGGAATAGTCTCATATATCTCAGCGTCGAATATGGCGGTATATTTGGCATCGGTAGTAGAACCCTGATAAATAGCCAACGAATCGGTGATTATACCATTCGTATAATTATAGACTTGATCCGGTAGGCTGATACCTACCAAACTTATATTTATATAATTCCTGCTCGTTGAGTACGTGAACTCAGTGATACCCGTGCCAAGATATCTCCCTACATATACGCCATCCGCATAAATGTCGCATGATCCTTGGTTGGTGGAGAAGAAATATCTCCTCTCTGTTTTTGGGGATGAAAACCATCTTCTTCTAAACATATTTTACTCCCCCCCCCCCCCCTCTTTTTCTATGTACTCTATCATTAAACTCATAATCTTATTCATGTTTTTATTTACGCCCTAAATATAATACAATTATAATTATATCTATTAAATGGGTTTGAGAAGATATCCTATTGGGAGATGGTTGCCTTTTATTGGATATGGGGTGCGGGACGGACCACCTCCCCGAAATCGGCCCGGCCGGGCTGCCGTTTTTGGACCAGCCCCCCCCAATCCACAAAGGACGGGAAACAGGAACGGCAAACGATCTGCTAACCGAAAAAAGAATGCCTATTTTGTATTCAACTTGTTGATTGTCAATCATATAAATCAATATTTTAATATACGTTTACATTTGATTAGATTTATTACATATAATCGTCGAATTTTTATTGCAAAATATTTGTTTGAAAATAAAACATGTAGTATATTTGCCTATGTAAAAATAACATTAACAAACAGGCGCACCAGATGCCATTATAAGTCCTAAAGGTATAGGCGAATCTAATGATAAACAAAGAGTTAAACAAAGTTCAGAATGAAGTTAAAAAGTCGAACGAAAAGACATTAACAGGTGCAGTAAAAAATTGGTGCAACCTGTTTAAATCTGGTAAAGAAATAAACGACATACTAAAAGAAAATGATATTAAAGTATCAAAGGAAGTCGTTCCCGCTTTGGTTGCTTTAGCTAAAGACAAAGAAGTAGTAATACAACTTTGTAAAGAAATACTACCACGTGTAAATAACACGTTCTGCGCATACAAAGAAGTAGAACGTGAATACTATGATAAAAATGATCAGGATAAAAACAAAAAGCTTAAAATGAACGAAATAGAGGATATAGCAATACTAGGCTCTTCTCATAAACGTTTTGGATACAATGAGCCTATAGAGTTTGATTTTGGTATATATTACGAAACGTTTAATGGAGCAGACAAACGTATCATAAAGTGCGCTGTACCTATCAAACGGTATACGTTTAATCTTATTGCAAAGTGTGTCACTTACTATTTGACGCACCCTAAGAATGATAGATAAAACGATTTGCCCCCTATTTAATCACATAGGGGGCGTTATGGTAGCATACCTATGCGTTCTCGTCGCGCTACTGATTTAGACTAAATAGGTAAGGATATTTAACATTTTGGTATAGACATATCGCTAGTCGTTAGAGTATCGAGAGCTTGCGATAGATAGACCGTCGCTTAACAATGTGGTTTAGGCGCTATCCTAGTCCAGGATAGTGCTATTATCTTTAGGTCTGTATCAATTCGGTAAAATACACTGGGTCAAACTAGTAGGCCGTGTAAAAGCACGGGGTACGTTGGTGTATATACGCATGTATAGGGTGTATGTCTATGCGTTGCGAGAGTAGCACGTATGGAGTGTATTACGGGGTTATAGCCGTGCCAATGTATCAAAGCAATAACGTTTAGGGTTGCTTAAATACTTATGCGTTATATGTAGTAGTAAAATAACAACCCTTACAAGGGTATTTCGTGCGGTTAAATTGACGGACAAAATGCGCCTTGTCGGTACGTATCACGGGCAACGTATGTACGTATTTGGCTTCGTTCGTTCGGGGCAAAGGGACAAATCCAAAGGAAATATGGAGGGAGTGGTGTGTCCGGCCGGATGTATTGATAACGGCGGCCGTGTCGTCCCCGGCCTCCCGTTTCTTATTGGTGCCATTAAAAAGAATAGATTATGTACAAAAAAAAGTTTGATAATTTAAATAAGAAATTATCCATTCAAAAAGAAAAGGTTTTAAAGCCTATCAAAAAAGCCCAGATGGAATTTTATGTTGAGCTTACCAAAGAGCTATACAAGTCTAATAAATTAGATTGTAGTAGAGATTCTGATAAATGTAGGCGGAAACGTGTTAGTTATATGGCAAACAAATTACGACAATAGATCGTTTGTTTTTATTTGATTTTAAAGTTTGTGCCCTTCTGTACTGTAGTGATATAGGACGGAAGGGCTTTTTTGTGTCTAATTTTACAAAATGACAGCATAATCATATGTTTTGCTTACACATAAAAGTGTTGAGGCGGTAAATTTTAAGCCTTAATTATAAATATGTAAGTAAAATACTTTATTATGTATCATTTTGTATATGTCTATATCCATACGGGCGGGTGAATTGTATCCTTATGCATGGATTTGCGCTTGAATCGATCCTAAAAGGTATATAATAGGCGGTACTTATTGTATATTTTTTATCTATATCTAGGCTTATCTTTCCTTAGAGGTAGCTCTAGGGATTGATATATATTATATTATTGATACCCAATTAATTATGTTATTTGTGTTCAATTTTAAAGTCACGGTTACTTATTGTATATTTTTATGGGAATATTGATATATTTTGTGCTTGCCTTGTTTTGTTGGTATATGGCGTTTGAGTTGGGGCTGTATGTTATAGCTACGGGCGACGCTCTGCCTTTAATCATAGTTATTTTATTGGCTTTATTATCAATACATTGTATTAGGCAAGTATATAAGGCAATCAAGAACAATGACCTCGATATCCTAGACTGAACGGGCGTTCCACGTGGAACAATCGGGAGGAAGGTCTCGGGTTTTATGCTGGTAGTTGGTGGGGTTGGTTTGTTTTGCGGGCGGGGACACCTCCAGACAAGGCAAATCAAGGGGGAATAAGGCAAATCAAGGGGGAATAAGGCAAATCAAGGGGGAATAAGGTAAATCAAGGGGAATAAGGTAAATCAAGAGAGATCAAGGTGAACCGAGGGGAATAAGGTAAATCAAGGAAAACCAAGAGAGATCAAGGTGAGCCGAGGGAAAACGATGTGAAATAAGGAATCCAAGAATCCCAAATGAAATAAGGGGAATAAGTGGGATACGGATAACCTCCAAACAATGGTGCTCTCCAATACAGATAGGGATCTTATGGGTATGGAGGTATGTCTATGTATGGGTGTGTGTTTCTTTGGGTGATGGAAGGAGTGTAGGAAGCCAAGGGAAACGGGCGGCGGCGATGGCGTGGGGTCGGCCCCGCTGGTCGTCCGTCCCTGTTTTCCTTTGGCGGTAGTGTAATATTAAAAATCTGATAGTGATATGACGAGAGAAGAAGCAAGGAACGTATTTGGCGGTAGTATAGTAAATAATCTGCTGTCGCTAGGGGCTGAGCCTACCAACGTGGTAAGGCAAGACGGGTTGATAGAATGGGAGAGTGATGGATATATAGAGGTAGGAGGCGTACAGGTATGGGCTTACTATTATTTCGAGGATGGTGAGGATGTTGATAGATGTGATTGGGAGGATCATATGGAGATAGAGGTAGAGGAATGTTGGATTTAAAACCGGTTGATGGTGGTGGAATAACACCAAGGGGAACGGGCGGCAGTGTCACGGCGTGGTAGGTCACGGGTGTCGGCTGCCGTTCTTTTCTTTGGCGTGGTAATATAAAATACTAATAACATGGACGAGATTATGAAATTACAAGATGAAGCGCTGCTTTATCTGCGTGATAATATTACAAAGGATGAGGCGTATTATATCCTTACGACTGACAAGGATATGATAGAGATTCTTATATCAGATAAGAAGGACGGGAGCAAACGTATCAAGATTCTTGATGCGGAATATACTATAGAGAAGGATGATATGTTATTGTTATTCGATACTGATGGGGTGATAGATGAGTGTCTTTTGGTTGCCAGCTACATAGGGATAAATATGTATTTCCGCAGGCAAGATGTCAACGCTATTTTGAATAATATCAATAGAGAGAAAGTTATGAAATATCCTTACATAGCTATTCAGTTAGATAATATACAGACTATAGAAAAGCGTAGGGTTATATTCGAGATAACCGGTCATAGGGTGGATTATGATAAGGTGGATTTTATGTTTGTTTATTTTATGGCTAGAATATTATGAGAGCGAGAAGGACTGTGAAGGAAAGAGATATTGTGAAGATATTGGTGTTCGGGTATGATAGGACGCTTATAAAATCCATTAAGGATTCCGGATTCAGAAGTATGTCGGATGTAATATCGTACGCCAATAATATGGTCGGGGATAAGCCCATTGATCATATTAGGGTGTCGAATGAGGCTCGTGGGTGGTGTGGATCATATACTAATTATGGTAAAATGATAGATTAGTTTGATAGGAGGATATGATATGAGAAGGATTATAAAAGAGAAAGACGATATCAAGGTATCTATATTTAGTGGGGATAGATTGGCTCGTGTTTTCATTGATTCTGGGTATAGGAATATAGCTATGGTGATAGCCGATTGCGGCAGAATAGCTAATGGTTGTTATCATATACATCATATTGAGGTGGTAAATATGGATAGGGGATGGTATGGTACATACACCTTATATGGAAGGAAAATAGATTAGTCGGATAGTGAACAACAAAGGAGGTATATATGGATAATATTATAACAAATGTGGATGGCGTGAAAGTAAAAGTAAGAGTATATGATTTTGGCGATGAAGTGGCTGATAGATATACCATAGTATATGTAAATAAAAATATAAAGGATGGTTATGGGGTGGTGTATTATCCTGTTTTCTCATGTAGTGAGGATCCATTCCATCCATTAGGAGTGGGGATGTATGCGGGAGATTATTATCCGCATAGAAGTCATATGTACAATTTTGGTAAAAGAGTGAAGGATATAGATTCACTGCCAAAGAAAGTGATTGAATTTATAAAATATATTACACGATGAACGAAATAACTTACAACAATTACGATTTGGTTGCTTTTGAGCAGAATGGAGAAGTGGTAGTAGCCGTAACATTCTACAGGTATTATAAGAAGAAAGCTAAAGGTGAGGTTAATTATAGGTGGAGAACCAGATGCCCGGAGCTGGTGGATAAGATCGTAAAACACCGTACCAAGGTGTTTACCGGTCAACTTATCCAGTTAGCGAAAGCGTATGGGGAGAAAAAGGTTATAAAATATCAAAAGGAGGAGGAAGAAGTATGTCAAAATACGATAGAGACGCTATAGAGATATATATACTGGATCATATAGATACAGATAATTATGGTAAGCAGTTTAAATACGATAGGGAATATATGTCTTTTATGCTTAGTGTATTCAAGAATGAGTATAAAGAACATATCAAAAGGGATGGAATTAAGAAGGCTTTTGAGGATTACATAATGAGCGTTCCGTCTATATTCAGGATTCATATAGCGGATTGTGATATTAGATATTTATTACGTTCATGGGGAGTGGAGTTTGATGAGGATGATGATGAGATATACATCTTATACAAGAAGATCATAAGAGAGGTCTTTTTTAAGATGTGTGAGGACATGAAAGTTTGTTAATGTTGAACCAAACCTTGGCGGGGCGGAAGGATATATCATGATCGTACGTGTACGGATATGATCCGGGGTCGGTTCCCGGCGCCTTGACACAACTTAATTAAATATAGATAATATGGACAATGTTTTAAAAAGAGCGGCAGCGGAACTGAAAGAAGCCGGTTGCAGGGTTTTTGCGTGGCAGGATGATACTTATAATAGAGGTTGGAGTAAGGGTGATTATATAATGTTGTATTACGCCTTCCCTGATTCGCCTAACATCGGGTATCTGAGTCATGGGGAATATGGAATGAGCGTAGCATATAGCAGAGCCTATATACCGAGCTGTGGAAGTGGATCGGGGTGTTGTGTCAAGGAGGAAGCTACGTTCGATCTTGCGACGGCGTTAGACGTGCTGAACGGGCCGTTACCTAGGTGGTGTAGGTCTTATGGGGTTTATCCAAAGCAGTACGATAATATTGATAAATGGTATAATAGCGATAATCATAACAAAAAATTATTTAAGGAGATTTGATATGGAGGTAAAAGATTGGGAAAATCTGGTTTTGAATACAGAAGTAGGATCACATTGTTTTGTTACGCTGATTGATGATAAGGATATCAGTAGAGGTTATGCGCAAATCAGACGTGCGGAGCATTTCGGGTATAACATCTGTTTTACAAGGTTATATGGGAATAAGTTTTATTTCGAGAAGATAGAGGAAGGTCGTACGCAACAATATATCAATAGGAGGAAATAAAATGGTAATAGAGTTTGATTTCGAGATATACAAAAACGGAGATTACGATAAGGTATATCTACGTAACGGAAAAGAGGCAAGAGTATTATGTGATAATGGGAAGGGTAATAGTCCTATGGTCGTGATGATTGAGGATGATAAAGCGGATGATTATATTATTCTTCGTTATAACGAAACTGGCAGGAGGAATATCAATGGTCAATCGGGTCTCGATCTTATGTTATCGGTAAAAGAACGGGAACCAGAATTATGGGTTGTTGTCATATCTTATATGGATAATAAGGATAAGAGACAAAAGATGGTCTTACCTAATTTTTTCTCAAGGAATATAAGAGGGAATATATATCTTCAAGGAAGCTCTAAATCAAGTGTATCATATTATGTTGATAAGCTAGAAGAAGATGGGTGCTTCGATGAGCTATGCGAGAAGATAAGGGTAAAGAGAGATCGCATTTATAACATGGAAATAATATCACTATCAGATGACGAGACGGCAGTTTAACCAGTTGATAAATGATCTGGACGGTAAAAACCCGTTTATCGTGTTGCATAGGGATGCCGTTGCGCCTAAATACGTAGGCGTGGAGGTCTCGAAAGAAGGCGTGGTATACAACTACTCGGTTATAAGCATAAACGACGAATATAAGCCTAAAAAGGCTCTTATTTCGAAGATATTGGGTATAGCTGATAATCTTAATGGCGATAGCGGCTTGAAAAAGGAATGATTGAGTGTATTTATGACCATAATAATAAAAGTTGTGTACTGATACGAATGATATTGGACGGAGGATAAATATGGCAGTATGGTAATAGACAGGTTTATGTCTTAATATCATAATATTCTGCTATTATATCCTCTTTTTGGGTAAGGAGTATAATAAATAATATAAATATCTTGGATATGGATGAAATTAATATAGGTGATAAAATTATGTTTCACATAACCGGTAACCATAATATAGGGTATGCCAAAGGAGAAAGATATATCGGAACAGTATTAAGTAGGGATCACCGATCACGCCTTCATGTGAGGGCGGAAGGCATGCCTAGAGCTTGTATTGATGAGCGGGATGTGGATAAGCTTATCGATGAGAGTATGGATTTTGATATGGATGAGGTAATACCTAATCCAGTGGCGAGGAAGTTGTATAAGCTAATGAGTAAATATATTTGCGCATTCGGATGGTTTCATGAGAGTATCAACGGCTATATCATATATGATTGTGTGATGATGAGCCGGGCTTTAAATCACAATGTTATGTATGTGTTGCATGATCATGGATTCGAGACACGGTATATTGATGGTTGTTCTTGGTGGATGACTAATGAGAGGCTGATGTCCGAGGTAACATATGCGGAGGGGGATATTCATATAGTTGTTCATGAGTGTATGGAGGATTATGTGGATAATGTGAGATTTGGAGAGGAGTTTTATAAAAACAAGGAAGTATGATAAGATACTTACTCGTAACGATGATGATAATGTTGACACCGCCAAAAGGGAGCGGTGGCTTGCCCCACGCCCCAAGGCCTGCCGTGGTAGAGGCACGGGTATGGGATAAGCTGGCGGCCGCCCTGTCTTTCGTGGAGTCAAGGGATGATGATCGAGCGTATAACGCCTCATCCGGGGCTTTAGGGAGGTGGCAAATGAAAAGGATATACGTTGATGAGGTTAATAGGATATTACGCCTTAAACGGGAGAAAAGGAGATATAGATACGAAGATCGAACGAACCCTGTCAAGGCTAGGGAAATGTTCGAGATATATCAATCTCATCATAATCCTAAAAAGGATATAGATTGGGCTATAAGATTGCATAGGGGACTACATTCCCCTAAATATGTTAAGGAGGTTAAGAACAAATTGAGAGAATAAAAATATAGGAGGATTAACATGGACGAGGATAAAGTGATACGACCAATGGATTTTGTTAGGCTTACGAGTATTGACAAATCAAATGTGATTAAGGATACTAAGAATCATATAGGGCTGGTGAAGGAGGTTAGTCCTCTGAAACGTGTAAGTGTGATATGGATAGGCAACACCTACAGTAAGGTAGAGTGGTTTAGCCGCAGGGAGGTGGAGACGGTAGATAATCTGGCGAACCTTCTGGCACGAGAAATGGCTATCTTCCGTGAAGATGGGAAAGATAATGCGGATAAATTTTATCCGATTGGCTAGAAATAAGGATAATTAATTAGAGGAGAAAATCATATGGATCGTGAGACATTAGTAAATATCGTTTATAGCGGTAAAGTAAGATTTATACCAGTAAGAAGATGTTCTTTATGTGATAGATATGTGGGGTATAAATTTGTCAAAATGTGTGCTGGGAACATAATACCAGTATTTTCCAGTGGATGTGAATGTTGTGGAGTGAATAATGGGCAGTTGTTAGAAAGGACATGGAATGAGGTGCTTAATTTTATCAATGAAGCTCAAAACAAGCCTATGGATAAAAGGACAGAAGCGGATGAATTAATATAATAAAATGGCTATGAAATCTTATAAAGGATTCGACAAAAAATTAAAATGTCGGGATTTTCAATATGAAATAGGCAAGGAATATGAGATGGATGGAGAGATCAAGGTGTGTAGCAGAGGGTTTCACGCTTGCGAAAGCCCGTTTGATGTTTTTGATCACTATACTATGATAGACTCTAGGTTTTGCGAAGTAGAACAAGACGGGAATATATCCAAGGAGGATAGAGGGACAAAAATTTGCTCATCGAAGATTAAAATAAAAGCAGAGTTAAAATTGGCTGACATGATCAATCTTGGAGTTGAGTGGCTAAAAGAGATCACATCGCCTGAAAAAATAAAAACGAGCATAAAGGATAATTCGTCCGGCAACGGTGCCCAGATAGGATCATCCGGCTACGATGCCAAGATTGGCTCGTCCGGCAACGATGCCCAGATAGGATCATCCGGCTACGATGCCAAGATTGGTTCGTCCGGCAACGATGCCCAGATAGGATCATCCGGCTACGATGCCAAGATTGGCTCGTCCGGCAACGGTGCCAAGATTGGCTCGTCCGGCAACGGTGCCAAGATTGGTTCGTCCGGCAACGATGCCCAGATTGGCTCGTCCGGCTACGATGCCCAGATTGGCTCGTCCGGCAACGGTGCCAAGATTGGCTCGTCCGGCAACGGTGCCAAGATTGGTTCGTCCGGCTACGGTGCCAAGATTGGCTCGTCCGGCAACGATGCCCAGATTGGTTCGTCCGGCAACGGTGCCCAGATTGGCTCGTCCGGCAACGGTGCCAAGATTGGTTCGTCCGGCTACGGTGCCAA